GCACCAACTACATCGAGGCGGCAGTGCACTATGGGGTTGGTCAGAACAACGCCATGGTTGTGTCACTTGACCCAGCTGCCAACCCGATTGTGGAGCACCCATTTGTGAAGGCGTTTCTCAAGAAGCGCAAGATCAAGCTCACAGGGAAGTGTCCGTTGGCAGAGGCAATGGACAGTGGCAAGATGTCAGAGGCAGAGGCTGACGAGTCGCGCAGGCAGCAACGCTTCCTGTGGGGCATCACCCCGCTCAAGCATCGGGGCAGCAAGGCTGAGGAATGGCGCAAGCTGCCAGGGAAGCCATCTGTCGCAATGGTCGGCAAGACCATCTATGACGGCATCATGGAGTTGTTCATCGAAGCTGGCGACATCACCGATATGGATGGGGCGATCTTGGCCATGGTCCACAGAGAGGGCAAGGGCAAGAATGACACCCGCTACAAGGTGACGGCTGACGTTGAAACGCTCAGAAAGCCATTCAAGTTGCCGCCAAAATTGCGCAAGCGCATCGAGGCGGCCATGGTCGAGGGCGGTGACTGCGATCTGTTCAAGGTCATGGCTAACCTCATCAAAGCGCCATCGGAGATCGAGGCAATCCTCAGCGGTGTGAAGGTTGAGGAAAGTGACGATGATGAAGAGGGCGATTGGGATGAGGATGACGACACCGAAGGCACTGACGACAGCGACGATGAAGATGAGCTGGAGGAAGATGACGACGGTGACGACAGCGACGATGACGACGACAGCGACGATGACGATGAAGAGGATGATGACGACGCTGACGACGATGACGACGCTGACGACGATGACGACGATGACGACAGCGATGACGAGGATGAAGAGGGCGATGACGAGGATGAAGATGATGAGCCACCTCCACCGCCCAAGAAAAACAAAAAGCCTGCAGACAAGCCCAAGGTGGTGAAGGCCAAGAAACCCAAGCCCAGCGACGATGACGATGACGAGCTGGGGTTGGATGCTCTTGACGATGAGCTGACCAAAATCTCCAAGGGCAAGAAGGGCAAGGCGAAAGCAAAAGGTTGAGAGTGATGGCCAAGACCAACCAAGTGAAGGTCAAGGCCAAGGCCAAGGCCAGCGAGCACCCACCCTCACCGATCAAGCAGTCCAATTATGCACAAGGTGTTCTTGAAGGCATATTGGAAGCTGTCGGCGAGGGTGGTGCTCAGCTGCTTGGGTCTGACGGTCTGGCCATCAAAATCAAGGGCGTGATTTCCACGCAATGCCCCACGATTGACGCAGCAATTGGTCGTGGGGGCATCCCAAGAAGCAGGTTGACGATCATCCACGGGGCTGAAGGCAGCGGCAAGACAACGCTTGCGCTCCACATCGTGGCTGAGACTCAAAGGCTTGGTGGGGTGGCGGTGTACCTGGACAAAGAGTACAAACTGGATCCAGAATATGCTGCGAACATCGGCGTTGACACAAGCAGCCTGGTGATAGCACAACCACCATATCTGGAGCGAGCATTCCAGACGTTTGAAGGCGTCATTGATCGGGCGGCCAAATTGAGGGAGGGAGGCAAGCGTGTCCCCATCCTCATCGTCTTGGACTCGATGAACGCAGCGATCACCAAAGCGCAATATGAGGGCGAGTGGGAAGACAAACACATGGCACCCCAGGCGAGGGTGTATTCAGAATTGTTGCCCAAGCTCATGCCCAAAATATCCAAGGAGGATGTTGCGCTGTTGTGGATCAGCCAGGTGCGCAAGAAGATGAACGTGATGTTTGGCGATGACAACGAGATCGCTGGGGGCAACGCTCCCAAGTTCTATGCCAGCCTGATCATGGACGTGGGCAGGCGAGCGTCAAATGTCAAGGACGGCCAGAAGATTGGCAACAAGATCGAGGTGCATTGCAAAAAGAACCAGATCGCACCGCCATTCAGAAAGGCGCAGTGCGAGATCATCTATGGCAAGGGCATCGACAAGGAGGCAGCGCTCATAGAGCAGGCAACGGCTGATGGGATTGTAACAAGATCAGGCTCCTGGTATGCCTGGGGAGATGACAGGCTGGGCCAGGGCTTGGCATCGGCGGCAGACAACTTGAGAAGCAACGAGGCGCTTGCCCAGAAGCTGCTCAAGGAGGTCGAGCAGGCGAACAAGTGGGAAAGATGAGTGATCAAAGAACGGCTGAAGAGTGGTGCGAGGATGTCAGGGGCAAGATTGGCGATTATCACGATGCTGACCTTGTCAAACGTCTTGCACTTGAGATATTGGATAGGTGGCGCAGGGAAGCTGGGAAGATGGAAGATCCTGCGCTTGGATTCAGGGAGATGTATCTGAACAACAAAGTAAAAGCACAAGGAGCGATTGTGGCAATTGTCGAGCTTGTCCAGGCAGTGGGGCAGGGGAAGGCGTTGCCCAAGACGTTTGAAGGATTGTTGAACTAATGGGCAAATTGAGCAAATTCAGGGCGCTATTTGCGGCAGACATCCACATGAGCAATCGGCTGCCGTTTGCAAAGCCAGGCGCTGAGGATGTGTCTGACAGACTGAGAGACCAGATCAACCTGATTGCTCACATCAACGAGGTAGCAACAGCGGCCAAGGTGGACGCCACTTTCATCTTGGGCGATCTGTTTGATCAGAGTCGGGTTGACGCGGTGACGTTGACTCACACCATACAAGCGCTCACCGCCACGACTGTGCCGATGTACATCATGGCGGGAAACCATGACGCAAACAGCATCAGAGGCGGCAGGTTCACTGTCGAGGCGTTTGGCGTCATGGAGCACGAGCGCATCAGATTCCTTGACAGCGAGGTTGCACCCAGGAAATGGTTGCAATTCTTGCCTGTGCCATTCATGCCGATCAAGGAAACTGAAGAGAAGATTGCAGAGGCAAGGAAGTTGTGCGCCAAGGACGTCACAAACGTCTTGCTGTTCCATAACAGCGTGTTGGGATGCGATCACCTTGAGTGGACGTGTGACGACGGGCTTGATCCAGATGAGCTGTGCGATGGATTTGACTGGGTGATTGGCGGTCACTTCCACACGTCGCAGGAATTTGGCAAGGACAAGCGTGGCATGTACCTTGGCGCTCCAATGCACCACCACTTTGGGGACAGGGGGCGCACGGCAGGCTTCTGGATCATCGAGTTCACAGAGGGAGGCAAGAGGGCCACCAAATACATCGAGAGTGAAACGCCACGCTTTCACGTCACACAAGACATGGTGGTCAATCCAGGTTGGAAAGCTGGCGACTATGTGCGCATCGAGGTGGAAGCAACGCATGCCGAATGGCCCAAGATCAAGCCAAAGGCAAAGGCGTTTTGCGAGGCGCTGAAGGATGAGGCCATCAGGGCGTCATACAAACACAAGCCAATCTATCATCACAAAAAGCGGCTGACAGGCGATGCAAAGACCAAAGACGCAGCTGTGAAGTTGACGCTTGGCCAGGCCATCACAGAGTATGTGGATGCCAGTGCCGTGGTGACCAAGGGGCTGGACAAGAAGCAGCTCAAAAAGATCGGCAAAGAGGCGCTTGAAGCCGTGAGGGGAGAACATGGAGCTGTATGACATCACGGCAAAGGACTTTGGGCCATACAAGGAGTTCACGCTGCCACTGTACAAGCAAGGGCTTGTATGGGTCGGTGGTGTGAATCGAGACACGGCGGCGGCTGACTCCAACGGATCGGGCAAAACATCGATCTTCAGGGCGCTGACGTGGTGTCTGTATGGCGAGACAATTGACGGCGAAAAGGGTGACAAGATCATCCACAACGGCGCAAAGAAGGCGCTGGTTGAAACGCGGTTGGTTGATGGCAAAGGCGAGTATTGGACAATCAGGCGTTCACGCATCAAAGGCTCACCCAGCATTGAGCTGGTCAAGCCAGACGGCGAGCCATACAAGGGCAGCAAAGAGGATGTCCAGGCCAAGGTCATCGAGATGATCGGGCTTGACTTCAGGGCATTCAAGAACACAGTGTTGTATGGCCAGAATGACTCAGCCAGGTTTGCTCACCCGCGCACCAAAGATGCAGAACGCAAAGACATGCTTCACAGGATCATGAGGACAGAGATCCTGGCGAAGTGCCATGAATACATCAAGGACGTTGCCAGAAAGATGCGCAACGAGGTCAAGGCCATCGAGGATGACATGGCCACGTTCCAAACGCGCATCGATGAGCACGACATCGAGGCGATGCAAGCAGACCACGATGAGTGGGAGGATGATCGCCAAGGTGTGATTGCGCAGCACAAACTCCAAGCAAAAGAGTTCAAGGAGGCGGCGCAAGCGGCAATCGCACAGGCAGACGATGAGCCAGAGCTTCCAGATGTCGAGGCGCTGAAGGCTGAGTTGAAGGTCGTTGAGGACAGCGCAGCACGTGCTGGGAAGGCATGGAAGGAAGCTGAGAAGCTGTCCAATGACGTTGACACGCTTGAGGAAGGGGCGGCAGAGTCTGGCAAGAGGGCGGCAGAGTTCAGCACAACGCTGAAGATTGCCAACAAGCAGCTTGACGAGCTGGACGGCGACACGTGCCCAGTTTGCACAACACCGCTAAACGAGGGCGCAGCACACGATCACATCGAGGCGTTGAAGGCAAACAGGGACAAGATCAAGGAAGCGCTGGACAAAGCAAACAAAGAAGTGGCTGTCCAGGAGGCAGCAGTTGCCAAAGTCAGCAAGGTGTATCAGGCCAAGCGCAAAGAAGGCGCAAAGCAGGCAGCGTTGCTCAGAGAGGTCGGTGACCTCAAAGAACAGATCGCAGAGGCTGAAGCAGAGATCGCGGCAGCTGAACACAGGGTCGATGAGCTGAGAGAGAAGGCAAAGCAGTACATTGAGCTTGCCCGAAAAGAGATGGCGGCGGCCAAGCGAGAGGCGACAAAAGCCAACCCCTATGAAGCGCAACTGGTTGAGGCCAAGGGGAAGGTTGCACAGTACAAAGAACGCATCAGAGAGCTGACGAGAGAGGCAAAGGAGAAAAACAACCACCTGGCTCACTATGAATTCTGGTCCAAGGGATTCTCAAATCAGGGGTTGCCATCTTTCGTCTTGGACAGCGTGATGCCGTACATCACAGAGCGCTCCAACCATTACCTGGAGACACTGGCAGACGGCGACATCACGATGAATTTCAGCACACAGCGTGAGTTGAAGAGCACCAAGGGCGAGTTCAGGGATGAGATCGACATCCAATGGGAGGTCGAGGGGCTTGAAGACTCATATCCACCCAGCGGCGGGCAGCTCAAGAAAATGGAGATTGCAACCGATTTGGGGTTGATGGATTTGGTCGCCACGAGGGAAGGCGGCCACCTTGACATATTGATGCTCGATGAGGTCTTGGACGGGCTGGACGGCGAGGGGTGTTCACGCGTCCTATTGTTGCTCCAGAATCTCAGGGCGCATCGTGGAAGCATCTTTGTGATCAGCCATGAAGCACAGGTTGCAGAGGTGTTTGAAAAGGCCATCTTTGCCGTGAAGCATGGAGGGCACACGGTGTTGGAGGCGACATAATGGGGTGGGGGTATTGTGAAAATTGTGGCTGTATTGAGGAACCAAAGCCGCAGGTCAGGATCGTTATGAAGTTGGAGTTGGATGGCGTGATCAGCGGCGATGAACGCACAAGCGGGAAGGTGCCACACAAAGAAGTGCAAAAGAATGTGTATGTCTGCGTTGATTGCGGGCAGGAAGTTGAGTACAACGATGGCTAGGGCAGAAACGATGGTTGGTCTGGAATTGCTCCACTACAAGGACGATTCCAGAGATTGCTTCAAGATGTCAAGAGCCACTGATGATCCTCGTTGGCAGGAATTTGCTTCAGAGTTGGACACAGCTCTGCTGCAGAATGGTGGGCAAGACAAGTTGAGGGATGGCACTGTATGGTCTGTCAAGTATGAGTTTGACGACCAACCTGTGAACGCTTGCGGTGATGTCGCAAAGATTTGCAAGCGATACGAGATGTCATTCAGGTCAAATGTGTACACCGTGAAGCAATACATGCCCAGCCCAGTCAAGGTGCCAAAACAGGTGCACATGGAGCCGCACCCAGAGCGATTCCCCAAGCAGCCTGAGAGACCAGCAGAAGATCCTGCAGCATCTGAGCACGTGATTTTGGCAATGCAGCGCGCATTCAACGACGCCATCAAGGAGTTGAAAGAGATCCGCAAGTCAGTCGAGTTGAAGGAAGCAGATTTGGAGGTTGCAAAGGGCCATGCAGATGGCGCAGAGAGGCGCTTGAACGAGGTCATCTGCTACCTGGAGAAATACAGCAATGACACAGACTGGAGGGCAGAGGCTCAAGCATTTTTACAGGTGGAGGATGAAGGATGACCAAAGTGATCGGCATGGACGTGTCCATGAACCACGGGGCGATGGTTGAGCTCACCGATGGCGAGCTGACCAACTTCTGGTACTACACAGACCTGGCAGGATCGGCGGGCAAGTCCAAGCGTGGTCACAGGATGGACCCTGAAATTTTCAAGATCAAAGACAAGCACGTGAAGGGGATGCGGCGGCTGGCATGGATTGAGCACTTCATCGACAAGCAGGTGCTCATGCCCAGCATGCCTGAATATGTGGGCATCGAGGATTATGCCATCAGGGCAGAGCAAGGTGCGCACTATTTGGGCGAGGTCGGCGGCATTGCGCGCATCCTGTGTTGGTTCAGAGGGATCAACATGCGGCTGCACGACCCAACTTCAGTCAAGATGTTTGCAGCCCATGATGGGACGTGCCAGAAGGATGCCGTCATCAGGGCTGTGGACAAGCGATGGGACATCGACTTCAGTTCACTCGATCAACCACCGGCGCAGCCCACAAAGAAGACACCAGCGCCCAAGCAAAACATGCAGACCAGCGAGGATTTGGCAGACGCATACGCAATTGCCCAGTTGGTCTGGACAGAGGTCCAATTGAGGTTGGGCTTGATAAAGTTGTCAGATCTCCATGAAAAGGAGGTCAGAGTGTTCAACCGGACAACCAAAACCTACCCAATCAACCTGTTGGATAGGGAATGGATTGTCAATCCAGATGGGGTGCCAACCCCGCATAATGAGCCAGTCTGTGACGTGTGCGGATCGCGCAAGTGCTGCCTGGCAAAAAAGAAAAAGTGAGGATGAGATGGCCATCGACAGAGAGAAGATGAGGCGCGGCAAGAAGAACAGCGACAGACGTGCCAAGGACGGCGGCAGGAGAGAAGACAGAGGCAATGGGCGGCCAAAACGTGAGTGGGCTGTCGATGACATCATCGGATATGACGGCAACCCCGATCCCAAGACAGCGTCATTCCCATACGAGGGGATTGAGCACGTTACAGAGAAGGGGGCGCTGCTCATCATCGATGGCGACAAGCACTGGGTGCCAAGAAGCCAGATTGTTGACGCTGATTCTGAAAGGGTCATTGTCACACAATGGTGGGCAGACAAACAGTCAGAGATCGCTTGTGACTGGTGAGGGGCGAGGAATGCCCCATTTGCGGGCTGAGATATGACGATTTCAGGACAGACCTCACATTCAGGGAGGTCTGGATGCAGTTCTGGTCTGGTGACCCAGACCCAACAACGTGGGTGAACAAGAGGCGGCGCACAGTGTTGGGACGTTGGCATCAGATCAAAGAGAGTATGTGGAGAGAACATTTGGAAATGTGCGAGATGCAAGCAGAGTGGGAGGCCAACCAGGAGCGTGAAGCACTCCTTGAACAGTTGGACTATGATGATGATGATGTCCCATTCTGACGCACAGGAGGATGTGATGAGCATAACGCAAGAGCAATTGCAGAATTGGTTCACCTACCACTCACCGCAGGCAGACCAGCCCAGGATGTATCAAGAGATCCGTGAGGCAGGTCTGAAGCTGGCAGAGGCGATTGTAGCAAACACGCCATCGTGCGCAGACCAGACGGCGGCTGTCAGGAAAGTCAGGGAAGCGGTCATGACGGCCAATGCGGCAATAGCGTGCCAAGGGGGCTGACATGAAGGCAAACACGCTCATCTTTGATGGGCGTCACCTGCTGTGGCGCACATCTGATGCATTCAAGATGCTGTCCGCAGAGGTCGGTGACGAAACCATCGGCACTGGGGGCATGTATGGCTTCCTGAGCGTGGCAATCAAGATCCACCAGAGATATGGCGGCGAGTCGATGGTTGCTTGGGAGGGGCACGGCAATTTCAGGCGTGACCTGTACCCAGACTACAAGCGCAAAGATGAGCCTGATGAGGAAACGTTGGCACTCATCCAGGATATGGCTGGGCAAGAAAAGAGGCTCAAGGCGATGCTGCGCTTGATGGGCGTGCGTCAATACTATGGCGATGGCTGTGAGGCTGATGACGTCATCGGCAGGCTTGCGAGAGAGTCAGAAGTTGAAGGCAACGTTGTCGTGATTTACTCAGGCGACAGCGACTTGCGACAACTCATCACCGAGCAGGTATATACAGCATCACCAGGCTTCAGAGGCGCACAAGATACCTTGTATGACCAAGAGCGTGTTTTGGAGAAGCACGGCGTGCCACCAGGGTATATAGCAGACCTGAAAGCGCTGTCAGGCGACAATTCTGACAACATCCCAGGCATCAGAGGGATTGGGCCGGTCACAGCAGCAAAGCTCATCCAGGCATTTGGGCCTGTCAAGAAGGTGATCAAGGGCGCAAAGGAGTCGAGCAAGGATGAGTGGCCAGTCGCAGAGCGGTTCAGGGCATCGATCATCGAGGGCGCTGACGACATCCTGCTGTTCAAGAAGTTGACTACAATCCGCACAGATATGCCCATGAAAGCAATCAAGCCCAAGCGAGACAAAGGGCTGTTGATCAAGCACTTGATGGCGTACAAGTTCAGATCGCTGATTGCGTCATCTGAGATGTTTGAGTTGATGAGGTTGGCGGGATGATGCACAGGATCAAGATGCTGGATGCGCTGTGCTCAAAGTGGAGCGATTGTTCAAGGTGCCAATTGCACCAAATGCGCAAACAGGTCGTCAACTGGAGGGGAAGTCCAGGTGCAAAGCTGGCGCTCATCGGCGAGGGGCCAGGGGCTGACGAGGACAAATTGGGCATCCCATTTGTAGGGGCGGCTGGGAGGCGTCTTGACCAACTGCTCATCGAGGCGGGGCTGAAACCAGAGAAAGATGTGTTTGTGGCCAATATCGTAGGCTGCAGACCGCCAAATAACAGAGAGCCATCCATTGAAGAGGCAAAGGCGTGCCGAGATCGGCTGACGGCGTTGCTCGCAATTGTGATGCCCAAGGTGCTGCTCTTGATGGGCGGCACAGCAGCCAAGAGGCTTGCGGGCATCCAGGCAATCAGCAAGTGGAGGGGCGAGGTCACCGATGTGGTGTTGCTCGCTGACCATGGTGCTGTATTCGAGTTCACGGCCATCCCAACTTTCCACCCTTCATACCTGAACAGAATGGGTGGCAAAGAGAGCATCAAGAGCCAGATGTTGAGCGACATCAAAAAGGCTTGGGAGGTGGCCAATGGCAACTAAGAAAAAGAGCAAGCGGGCCAAGAAATATGTGCCCAAGAAACAGAAAACAGGCAAAACGTTGCCACCAGCGCCAACAGCTAATGCAAAAGTCATACGTGACTTGATGTTGGCAAACAAGGTAAAAGGGCGATTCAAGGACTATGTGGTCATCGCAGGCACAAGATTGATGGATTGGTTGGGCTCATACGACATCCTGCACGAGTCTGAAGAAGGGCTCAAGGCGGCAGGTATCAACGGCATGGCCCTCATCCACAAAAGCAAACTGGTCAACATCATCGGGGCTGAGATGGCTGCCCAGTTTTGGCGCAATGGAAGGCGCACCAATTTTGGAGTCGAGTCAAGGAGGCGAAGCTGTGCGACCAAGCAAGGATGAATACTTCATGGCGATTGCTCAGGCGGTTGCTTCAAGAGCTACTTGCAAGCGCAGGAAGGTCGGGGCTGTCTTGGTCAGGGACGGCCACATTGTCTCCACAGGGTACAACGGATCACCAGAGGGACTTGTCCATTGTTTGGACGCTGGATGTGAAATGGAAGGTGGACATTGCATCCGATGCGTCCACGCAGAAATCAACGCGATCATCCAAGCAGGCGTGATGGGCGCTTCCACGGCAGACACAACGATGTACACATCAGCAAGCCCATGTCGCAACTGTATGGGCGTTATCATCAATGCCAGAATCAAGCGGGTTGTGTATGCGGAGCAATACAAAGACCCACAGCACGACGGAGACAAGGCGAGGTGGGCATTGGAGTCAGCGGCCAAATTGGGCATCGCCATGGTGCATCTTGAGAACGCGCCAAAGATCTGCTACATGGGGGTGGATTGGGCGGCAAAGGAGGGCAGTTGATGGGATTGAAGCAGACAACGCTGTGGCGGTTTGACCCCAAGAAAGAATACATGACCACAGCAGAGAGGTCTGCATTCAGTGAGCTGTTGAAGGCAGGTGCGATCTCATTTTTCAGGCTTGGACGATGCGTCAGGTGCGGCGCTGACGTGCCCAAAACCAAAAAATTTTGCAGCATTGACTGCGCAGAACCACAGGAGGCAAAAAATGGCGAACAAGAGCGAGACAGGGAAATGGATTGACGAGCTGGTCAACTCAGTTGGCGAGTTTGTGCGATTGGAGACTTCAGAAGGCATCCAGCGTGAGGGGCGGATCAGCGGGTTTGAGATGCGACACATCGTGTTCAACGAGATTGGCATTGACATCCCGACAGAGATCGAGTTGAACGGCGATCCGAATGACAGGGTGCCCATTGAGAGGCTCAAGAAAATCAACATCGGATGAGGGGCCAAAAAAAATTGCCTCCAAGGCAACTTTTTTCTTGACTTCTGGATTGGCTTCAACTATAATTGAAGAATAGGGCAAAGGAGAACGGGAATGAAGCCAATCAGAAAAGAACGCATCGCAGAAGTCAAAGCAACGGGTCGCAAGTACATCGTTCAGGCCATCGACTTTCGCGCCAAGCCAGAAGCCATCGTGCGGTGTTGGGGCGAGGTAAGCAGCGCCAAGGAAGCGCGCAACGGCGGGGCCAGCACCCGACACGGCGAAAGCAAGGCGTTTGTCAAGTCGGCAGTCGAGATCACCGAGGTCACTTTCACTTGGGCCATCGCAAAGGAGCTTTGGGAGCAGGCCCAGCAAATCAAGCGCGCAAAGGGCTACCAGGTTTGGACGCGCACCACCTACGCAGGCAACCGTCGCAGCACCAGCTACGGCAAGGTCACCGTCCACATCGTTCAAGAGGCGCTTCAGGTCATCGAGCGGGCGCTCAACGGTCACGAGTTCACGACGGCCAAAGAGTACACCGACAAGGCGCTTCAAGTCGCGCAAACGCAGCAGTTCAGTTACGACAGGGACAGCGCCATCGAGCGCACCCTCAGTCTCGCAGAGGTCGCAGAGGTCAAGGGGCGCAGCGAAATCAGCGAGGCACTTTTCAACCTAGCAACCGTCATCGAGCGGGCATAACAGGAGGCTACCATGGCAGGCAGACCAAAACAGCCACCTTGTCCCGCGTGCGGCAAGATTCTCTTCAAGCACATGCCAGACCCAGAGCTTCAGGCGGCAGGCAAGTACAGGTCAGTCAAGAAGTCTGACCCATACGCATTCTGTCGCAATCCAGATTGCGAAGCTCACGGCGACATCAGAGAGAAAGGCTACACGGCACCAGAGGCACCCAGCGAGGGCCAGCACGCAGAAACACAGCAAGGAGGCAAAAAGCAGACCAAGCCCAAGGGGAAGGTCAAGATCAAATCGAAAACACGAGAGGCGGCAGGGGAGGCAGCGAGGGAGGCCAAGAAGGCACCCAGCAAATCGGAAAAGCCAGCCCCACGCCCACTTTGTGAGATCTGCGGCAGGGTCGAGTGCATCTGCGACAAGGTGCCGGACAACGAGCCAGAAGCAGTCACCAAGGCGAGATCGCGCATCAGGCGAGCACTCCAACAGAATGGCAACTACACGCACAACATCATCGGGTTGGTGCTGACGATGCTTGCCCAAGAGCTGGGCAACAAGGACATCGCAGATCAGCTCATCGATGAATACAAGCTCACGCAGCGCTTTGGGATCTTGAAGACAGATCAGCGCTGACCAGATCGTCATCCGTTCTCCATTTGCCCAAGGAGTGCCCCGTTGTGGGGCACTCCTACTTTTCTGTTCAGGGCATTGCTCAGTGGAAGTGGTGGGTCAAAAAAAGTTGGCTCCAAGGTCGTTTTTTTCTTGACTTCTGGAAGCAAGCCAACTATAATTGAAGAATAGGGCAAAGGAGAACGGACATGGCAAAGAGAGTATCAGTTGAAACCGCAGCATTCTTCCGCAGTCACATGAAGCAACCCAAGGGTTTTGGGGCGTGGATGTTCGCTCTGGGCGACGATCCAGACAACATGGATAATTGGGTCAGCTTCACCGGCACCTTCACCGAGGCACGCCAGCAGGCCAAGGCCACGGCGCAGTCGAGAGGCTTCACCGTGGTCCACGTTCTGCCGTAGGAGCAGGTGGAAGCACATCCAGGACAGTACTGGTACCTACCAGCACCGCTGGGGAGGAAGGGGGAGATCTGCCTTGCTCTAACGCGGCGCGTTAGAAGGTTCAGGCAAACGGTAGCACGCGAATGCAGCATACACCCCGCAAGTATAGTATAACGCCAAAAGAAGTTGTAGTCAAGAAAAAAGAGACTTCAGAGCCAACTTTTTTTGACGTGGCTTTCCGCAATTGCAAGATCGGCAGAGCCAAGAAAACCCACATCGAGCGGCATGGGTGGAGCATATCCAAGCGGGGCTTGAGCGAGAGGCACGACGCAAACGAGCCAAGCGGGCGTGGGTTCTCCGCAATCTATTCAATAGACTTTGGAAATTGAGAAAATTGGGGAGCAGAAGTCAAGAGAAAAAGAACGTGGAGGCAAAAAAAAATTGGCTCTCAAAAAAAGTACGTGGAGACAAAAAAAATTGCCTCCAACCTGCAAAATGGACCAAAAATAGTCGGGGGTGTCAACTATAATTGAAGTATGGTTGGACGGCATACCAACTTGAAAGGAGAACGGATGATGAAGAAGAAAATCAAAGAGACCAAGAGAGCCATCGTTGCTGGGTTTTTCGTGGACGGCGATGGCGAGGGTGCCCACTATACGTGGGAGGTGGGCGAGGGCGAGACAGCTGCCCAGATTCTATTTGAGGAAGATGGGAAGATGGTGGAGATCGAGATCGCTGATGGCCGTTGGCTGATTCTCAACGGCGTTGTCTCGACAATCGGGGCGCGGTGTTTCGTGGAGGCGGTGCGGAGTCGGATCGAGGGTTGCTTGGACGCCAACGAGGTATTTGAGCGGCTGAACGGATACTTGGGGCTTGCCCCTGTCGATTGGTTTGTGAAAGGAGAGTGAGGGGAGATGGCGACCTTGGAGACAAAAAAAGTTGCCTCCAAGGTCGTTTTTTTCTTGACTTCTGGAAGCAAGCCAACTATAATTGAAGAATAGGGCAAACAAAAGGAGAACGGAAATGGGCGCATGTGAATTCTCAACGACGGCATTTGGCAAAGACATCGGGGCGGCTTTCCGCAACGCGCAAGACCAGGCGGCCAGCGAGAGGCGGGCGGATATGGCTTGCGACGGATACGACGCTTGCGATGAGGATCTCTACAGCTACAGCGGCGACATCGCTTCCAAGCACGGTTACACCCTCATCCAGCTTCCCAACAAGCAGGTCAAGGTCGGCAAGGCCATCGGTTGGATCGAGGCGGCGGCATTCTTCCAGGAGTCGGATTCAGACGACAAAGAGGCCAAGCGCAATTTCATCCGTCAGGTTCCCAAGCAGTATCGCACCTGGGCGCTCAGTCACGCCAGGCGCTACAACGACAAGTGGGGGCCAGCGCTCGCCATCGAGTTGGGCTACAGCGCAACGGTCGAGTACAAAAAGCGCTACGGGATGGCGGGGCGACACGGCAAAGTTTTTGTATTTTTTGGCTTGGCAAGCAGCTAAGGGAGAACGGGCAATGAAGACAAAACTACTGAAAAAAGTGGAATTTTGGGTGGACGGTCGGTGTACAGATCGGGATCTTTCCTGGCAGGAGGCAATGGAAGCGCTCAAGGAAATGGTCGATTTTGTTCACGAAAATCCTGAGAACGGATACGACATTGAGTTGAAATTCTCAGTCGAGGTCGAGGGGAAGCGAGAATGAAGGTCATCCACCAAAATCCGATCAAGGCTGGGTTCAGGCCCAGTCTAATGGTCAAAGCGGCAGCGAGAGGTCGCCAGCACGACCCATATCAGGTCATCGGAGCAGAGGTCACCGTGCTCGCAGACTCGCCAGCAGACTTCCAGGACATCAGGAAGGTCCAGGAGGTGGTTTTGAGGGCGCTCATCCGGCAACCCTACTTCCACCACCTCCACGGCGGTCAGCTACGGCAGGCGAGCGCACCCGTTCAATACACTCACGCCGCGCACGGTTCAGGCTGGGTCGTGCGCTTCACTTTGGATTGAAAGGAGAACGGACATGACGTTGGAGCAAGCAGAGAAAATCGTGGAGGCGTTGGAGTCAGACGGATACGAGGCGAGCGTGCGCCCAACATATTCGGGGCGTTGTATGTACGGTTCCACTTGTGTTGGGATCGTCTGCGACGATCCGCTGATGGTCGGGGTGTACGCAGGGAAGTTGGACGTGCCGGCAGAGGACATCCCACGACGCAGGGACAACATGGGGCGGGGTTGGATCGTCTATTGAGGGAGGTGTCACGCCTTGGGGTCAAAAAAAATTGGCCCCAAGGCAACTTTTTTCTTGACTTCTGGAAGCAAGCCAACTATAATTGAAGAATAGGGCAAAGGAGAACGGACATGACCAACAACGCAAATCAGATCTCCATCCGCAAGGCGCTTTTCATCGAGGTCGGCAGCTACAACGACCGCAACGACGGATTCTGCCGCACCCTTTTTTCCCGCTCAAAGGCCAACCACTCCCGCAACACCAAGGCGGGCAAGGTCAAGCGGGTCAAGCCGCCACACCGCCAGTAGGCACGGCGGCGGCAGCGGGGCGCGCAGGCGGCTGCCCAGCCAGGCGGCCACGGGCAGGTGTGTGTATAAAAAACACACATCGTCAAGGAGGTGGAGAACGATGGAGCCAAAAAAAGTTGCCTCCAAGGTCGTTTTTTTCTTGACTTCTGGAAGCAAGCCAACTATAATTGAAGAATAGGAGGTCACGATGAATTTCAACGAGGCGCAAAAAGACATTCTCATCAACATCCTCAACACCAACGGCGGCATCATCGAGTTGGGCACCAACTTTCGCAGCCCAGATTGGTTCCAGGCAGGATATGGCGAGGCGGTCAAGCAGCTCACCGAGGAAGGGCTCATCAAGGTTTTCAGCGAGCAGCGCACCCGCAAGGTCAAGCACTACTTCGCAGAAATCACCGAAAAAGGCGTCAGGGAGTTTGGGAAATTCAACGGAGCATCGGCAGAAGACATCGAGGCGGCAATTTCAGCGCTGTAAGTGGCAGCTCAGTAGAAAACAAAGAGGGTTGGCAACCCAACAAGGAGAACGGGCATGACAGATCTCAAAGCACTCAAGGTAGGTGACGCGGTCAGCATCATGTCGAAAGGCAAAAGGATCGATTGCGTCATCCAAAGCGCCAGGTACATCAGGCGGGGCAAATACGCAGGCAAGCGAGAGTACACGCTTGCGCCCATCGAGCGCACAGGCAAAACCTACGCTTGGACGGTCAAGGGCGAGGCGCTTTTGGGGCTGCCCAAGGGCACATACACCCAGGAGCAGCTCAACGAGGCGTTGGGACAGATGGAAGGCACGCAGCAGGAAGTCCAAGAACGGAAGCAGGCGCGGGCAGAGCGAGGCAGGGCGGCAATCGGCGATCTGGATTACAACGGGTCACAATTTTGGCGCAACGCACCCAGCGGCACAAAAATCAGCATCGGTGACGAGGTGTTGGTCAATTACAGGGACGGCAGCAAGTGGGAGCGGGTGGCAAAAGTCAACTTCCAGTCGGGCAAGGTCGGCATCGAGCGCAATCTCAGGGGCATCGAGTCGGATCTGGCGATGCTCAAGGCGATGGGGGCAGCGATGGGCAAACGGTTCAGAGGCCCAAGCGATGTCCGTTGGATCCACCCCGATCACATCCTCAAGGTCAGGCAGCCAGAGCGCAAATTGCCGTGCTCCATCAGCGACAACGCGCTGGAAGCGCTCTGCGACAAGGGCTGGACGCAGCTGCGATTCAGCAACGGCGAGTTCATCGTCAATTCCTACGTGGTGGCGTTTGAGCGGGAAGGGGCCAAGAAGGGGCAAACATACGAGTCACCGGACAACACCGTGTATTTCGACCCAGACCTCAAGGTGTACTGGCGAAACACGGGTTGCTTCGATTGAGAGGTGGATCATGGATCTCGAACAAATCAGAAAGGCGATGAGGGAGGGCACTTTTGGGCAGGGCGTGCTGAAAAGTGTCGAGGATGTGCGGAGGGAAGCGGCAGAGGCCAAGGCCATACCAGACGTCATAGCAGACGCGCTGGACACAAAGAACGCACACGGGGCGACAGAGGCAGCCAGGATCGTGACGACCAACTTGGCCTATCGCCAAGGGACATCGGACAAGGTGTACAACGTCCACTTGGACAGGCTTGCAGATGGCGACTTCCAGGTGACAATCGAGTGGGGGCGGCGCACGCATTCTCTCCAGAGGCAGATCAAGGGCAAGTATCCATCCCAAGGCAAGGCAGAACACGTGTTTGCCGATCTGGTGAAGGCCAAGCAGAAAAAGGGCTACACCAAGTTGTAGGACGTGGAGACAAAAAAAGTTGCCTCCAAGGTCGTTTTTTTCTTGACTTCTGGAAGCAAGCCAACTATAATTGTATTAGATGGTGAGGGCAAACACCAAACAAAGGAGAACGGACATGGAAATCAAGCAAAGCTATCTCATGTGGGTCGGGTCAGAGCACTACAAGTCCATCGAGGATTGGACGGGCGAGGCGGTCACGCAGGGCATTTCCAAGAGGCTACCCAACGCAGACGTAGGGCAGGCGCTCACGCAAGAGGGCACCGTCATTTTCGTCGCGCACGATGAGGGCAGCTTCCACGAGTGCGCGGATTGTCTCGGCACCATCGAAAATCCAGAAAAGCGCAAGGCCAAGCAAGCGCTCCAAAATCTCCAAAAGGAGATCCAGGATCTGGAAGACAACGCCAAGGGCGTCCAAGAGAGCATCGACAAGGGCGTTTGCGACGCAGAAGGCGGCCAGGCCGACATCGACCGCATCAACAAGCTCATCGAGCGCAGGGCGCAGAAGGCGCTCAAACTCCAAGGCGAGATCAGCGGCATGTCAGATCATGTCGAGGGCGGCACAGGCGGCCACGCTACAGTCGCAAACGGCGAGGGGCTCAAGTCAGAGCGTTGGGACTATCGCAAATACAACTACTGGCTTCATCAGCCGCAAAAATTCAACATCGCCAACGTTTTGGACAAGGAAATGTGCGAAACGTGCGGCGGCACGGGCAGACTTCCAGACGCCAAGGTGTTTGGTTTGTTTCTCCCTGACGCGGTTGAGTATATTCTGAAGGCAGAGGACACCGAGGTGGTCAAGGACCAGATGGAAAAAGAGCGAGGCTTCAGGACGGTTGAAGAGCGGTTGGTCAAGGTCGAGGCCAAGCGCAAGTGCGGCAAGCGCCACGCGGGCGGTGTTTACGTTGTGACAGACACCAAAGAGGGCGAGAGCAAGAGCGCCAAGGAGATCGTTGAGCAGCTGGTCACAGACGGTATCATCAGCCCAGAAGGTGTCGAGATCAACGGCAGCTTTGTTCGCTTCCTGAATCCGATTGACGTTGACGTCAAGCGCTTCAGGGGAATCAAGCGTTGGTCGTTGGATCCGAGGGCAGAGGATGAGGCTGAGATGATTTTGGAAGCCATCGCCTGACAGGGCGACAACATAGGAGCGAGAGGGGCACCCGTTGGGTGCCCTTTTCACTTCCACCAAGGAGAAAAAATGATTGGAATGGAGGGCACCATCAGGCGGCTCAGTTTGCTTGTGGTTGAAGATGATGAAACATTGGCGAGGGCGATTGAGAGGCAACTCAAGGACCACTGGAAGCAAGTCAAGGCAGTTTACACAGTACAACAGGGGCTGGTCGAGGCGGCAACAGGGAAGTATGACGTGGTGCTTAGTGATTGGGATGTGCCGTTGGGCGGGGGAAGGGTGATGATTGAAAGGTGCCCACTTCCAGTGGTCATTTACACAGGGGGATGGCTCGATGCGCTTGCGCAACACACAAACGGCACAAGGCTTGTCCAGAAACCGGCCAGGACGGCAACGTTGAACGTTGCGCTGTATCAGGCATACAAAAAAAGTTGTCTCTGAGGTCGTTTTTTCTTGACTTATGGAAGCAAGCCAACTATACTTGAAGAAAAGGTGGAAGGCAAACCACCTGAAAGGAGAACGGGCATGTCATACGAAACAGCACCAACCACCAAGATTCTCGCAACCCACTGCGCAGCCTGCGGCAAACCGTTGGTTGACGCGGCATCAGTCGAGGCGGGAATGGGCCCAGATTGTCGGGCAAGACTTCTCAACAAGGTCGAGGTCAGCGAGGCAGACCGCAAAGAGGCCAACCAGCTGGTCTACAAGATCGCCATCGTTCAGAACGGGATGGACGCGGTTGAGCCGCTTGCGAGACTCAGGGATCTGGGATTCCACAACTTGGCAGATCGCATCGAGAAAAGGTGCGTTGCGGTCAAGATTGTTGACCACGCAGGCACCTACATCGTCAAAACGCCATACAACGAGGATTCACTTCACGCTTGGCGGCGCATCCCAGGGCGGCATTGGGACGGCGAAAACGAGGTCAACGTGGTTCCACATGCACAAAGACAGGCGCTTTGGGGATTGCTCAAGCAATTCTACAGCGGGGCCATCGCCACAGGTCCAAAGGGGCCATTCGTCATCCAATAGCCACATCGAGGGTGCCGGAAACACACCAAGACGGCACCCCCAATTCCACCTCCATACAAAGTCACACGCACACCACAAAACACACCAGAAAACGCATTTTTGGACAAGCCAAAAACGCACCATATTTCAGCTAAACCTTGGCTGATCCTGTAAGGGGAAATAGAATCAACGATGGACACCACTTACAGGAGGCGATCATGGCGCGTCCAAACTATTACACAGTCACACTCGTCAACACCGACAACAAGGCGTATGAAGGCAGCGGGCCAACCATACCTGCTGCACGAGCAAAAGCACTCACCTTGGCAGTCCGTGAATATGTGGAAGCTGGGCTGCCACCGCCAACACCAGGCGATTTCACAGAATTCAACCGGCACATGACATCTGGGCCACATCCAAGATTTTGAGGTGTGTGATGGCTGGAGCAAGACAGAAGGTGAAGGATTGGGGCGGCTTGCTCGCTGGCATCGCTGCACTCGCAGGAGTTGGGCTGACATACATCCAGGCGTTGACCGCTGAAGATGCAACAACGAGACAGGTTGCCAAGCAAGAGGCGCAGCTTGAACAAGCGTATCAGCTCTTGGTCACGGCGGTGAACAGGCTATCAGATCAAGCATCGCAACGCGATCAGCTCATCGGTGACATGAGAGAGGCCATAGGGGAGATCAGAGGTGCGCTTGCTCTATTGAACAGGCGTGCTGAAAGGACGTTGAAGGATGCAGAAGCGCTTGACAGAGTCGCACCCAGGCACAGAGCTGGGCGCAGGCCAGCAAGCGCAACAAGTTCTTCAACGCCAAGTGATGTGGAGGCTGATGAGGCTGCCCCTATGGAGCCTGTCCAAGAACAGGTGCAGGTGCAGCTGGAGCTTCCCAAGATCGCTCCTGATGTTGTGGACCAAAAAGTGATGCAGATGAAAGGGAGAGCAGATTGAGCCAGTTGATTACAATGGAAATGATCGCACGCGCCACCATCGAGGATGAAGACATCGACGATGATGGCAATGACGTCAAGGTCATATCCATTGATGGTCAACACTTCCACCTCATCGAGGCACAATTGCCAGATCAGGAGGTGCTAGACTGGAATGGCGGGTTGAAAGAGGTGGAGTTCACGACAACCGAGTGGTTGCGCGATCACGGGTTTGACCTGAATCTCCCCATCGAAAAAGAGCGTGACACATTTGGCGGCTTCACATATTACTGCCAGGCAAAGCCCATGAAGGCAGAGAGAAAAGGGCCACCATTTGATACAGTGGAGGAAATGCGAGAATGGTTGAAGTCAAGGCAGACCTAGCCCAGCGCAGACGTGGAGTCAAGACGCTGGACTTGATTGTGTTTGGGGGGCTTTGCCTGCTGTACACGGCTGCTGGGGTCGGGGCGATCTTGACCAAGCAGGAGTGGACTGCGCCAAAAATTGTTGTGCTTGCGCTGTCGTGGGGATCTTTTGTTGGGCTCACGTTGCTGTACTTCTTCAAAAAGTGGATGGCGAGGCCTGACTACATCACAAAACACGGCACAGCAGTTTGGGCAGACAACATCGCAAGACTCACGCCAGGCCTGATGGAAAAGGCATTGGACAGATTCTTGGACGTGATGGAGGTCGAGCAAAAAGAGGCCACCAGGGATGAAATCGAGGCGATGCTGTGCCGCACAGGAGTTGAGTGGGAGGTCGGCAAGGTCAGCATTTGGGTGGGACGATATGAGCTCAAGAACAAGGCAGGCATCCAGTGGGGATACAGGTTGTTGGTACAGTGGAAGGGTACCATTGCCGAGTCAGCGCTGTATCACGAGCTGCTGCACGAGGTCAATGAGTGCATACGGCTGCCAAAAATTCCACCAGAGAAACAGATGGACTTCAGACTCAAGGACGTGAGGCATGAAGATCCAGAATGGTGGAGGCTGGAGGGAGTGCTTGCGGACACGTTCTGACAATACAGAGCCAATCCAGCACCCGCAATGTAGGTGCGTCATCATCATCGATGATCCGATTGGATATGACGCTCATGTCAGGCGAGAGATCCTGCCTGAAGAGAGGGCGGCGGTCAGGGCGGCGCGCACAGTAATGCACCAAGGGCCACAGAGAGTCGTGGTCAACAACAAAGGCGAGGCAGCATCACCTACAAGAACACCCAAAGAGGTGTTCAAGACGTTGAAATATGTGTTCATCCGTGATGACGGGTGGACGGTTGGTTGTTCAGAACAGCACAGGTGTATCACTGAAGAGCTGTGGAGGGGAGATTGGGTTGGCAGGTTGGAGTTGGTCAGGCCCAGCGAGGGTGTAACCTGTGCAATATTGCATGTGTATTCACAGCAAGGGTTTGAGTACAAAGTGGGCACGATTGATGCACAGGGGCGCTTCATCGGCGAGGTGTTGGAGCACAGCGAGGAAGTGGTGACAGACCACCTCAAACCAATGACGCTTGAAGAACGGCGAGAGTGGATGCGCAGGGGGTGCCCAACAAATGAAGAGAAATAGGCGATGGACAGACAAATTGAAAGATCCGATTGTTCCAGGGGATGGCTGGGACAAGATCGTGAGCAAATTCACACTCAGGGACGGCGAGGTGTTGCTCATCCAATACAATGAGGGTCATGAACCACCACCTGGCGTGGTTGAGAACCTGTCGCAGCAGATCAAGGGGATGGAGGTCAATGCGACGGTGTTGCTTATTCCAGCAGAATTGCGCGCAGAGCACATCCCGCTGGCAAAGGTGGGCGACCTATTGGACGTCATCATCGAGCTTGCGGAAAACGCACTGGGGGAGGGGCGCACAAATGGAAAACCAGACAAGAGAGCTGGCAGAAGCAATTCAGGAGCTGAAGGAAAATGTGGGATGGCTCAACGAGGCGGTCAGAGTGTTGACGATGGCAGTCAAGGAACAGACGCGGCTCAAAGTTGAGGACATCAGGAGCAGGAACAGGGAGAACGCACATGGAAATAACAGGCGATCTGGTGGGCGACATCAGAATGACAGGGTTGAAAGAAGATCAAGCTGACTTTTTGCACAAGCTCAAAGAGCTGATGGTGATTTACAGGGTTGACAAGGTCGATGTAGGATGGGCGCGGCCAGGACCATGCGTGAGATGCGGTGATCCAGGTGAGAGCGCACCAAAAGAGCCAGAAAGTGTGTTTGAGGAATTGCCTGACGGCGATCCCAGACTTGAGGGCGAGCTGAAACCAGGGCTGGACAAGAGCGAGGCGCTGGATCTGTTGGACGGCGTGGTGGACAAAATGCCAGGCCACGATATTGAGATGGATATACCACACAAAAAGGACAAGGAGCGATGAGAATCACCACAATTTTGGCCACGTGTGAAAATGGACACGAGCAGAGGTTCACGATCACACAGGAAGATGACATGAAAGATGTGAATTTGGAGCAATATTGGGGCCATTTCATCGAGATGTCAGAATATGCATCCAACGAATCACCAGTTGGGCCCAAGGGCTGTCTCGCCTGTGGCGCAAAAGTCACATTGAAAGTGGAATCAACACAAAAAGGGCCACCGCAATGACACTCATGGCAGCCGCACTCCAGAAAGCAGGCCTGATCACAGACCACGATTTTGCACGTGTGAAAAAACAGCAAGAGAGGGAGGGCAAGGAGGAACAAGAGCGCAGGAAAATGATGCTCAGGTGGGAGGGTGCCCTATCAGGGATGGTAGGATTGCGAACAGAGGTGGAACGCCATATCAGGGAGCACCCAGGATCGCTATCTCTGGAGCTTGTGGAAAAGTGGGTATCAGAGATCAAGAGGCAGAAGGGCTACCAGGACCAATACCGCACAGCAACCCGCCAATGGGCCATGTACCTGGAATGGTACAGACGCACCTACCCCAGCGACCTAGATTGACCCCCATTTACACGCCTGATTTCCAGGCGTTGATAGCCTGTTTTGTGAAACCCCATCAGATATGGGGCAAATTGCCCCTATATATGCATGCCCCTATGAATATGCCCTGAAGACAACAATACACCCATATCCAATAGGATTTTGAGAGATTCCACAGACCGACATCAGCCATAGAAAACAAGAATACATACCACCAATGATAGGATCTTGCCAATCCCAAAAATCCCCGCATGAGACAAACCATATAGCCAATCTGAGAACCGTGTGAAATGAAGGGGAACAGTGGAGTGTATCAGGCAGAGAAGATAGCACCCCAGCAGATACCTCGATCACCGTAGGGTAGGCAAGAGGACAAACAACATATAGCATTGTAGGTAGCATAGGCATAGATGTAGAGTCAGACGGTACAGAAAGCAGCAGAGAGAGAGCAGGCAAGCAAGGTGGGTGTCGTGGAATTGTGGAAACGTGGAAATGGTGGGGTGGCCCTGCCACATGCAGTGCAGCACAGCTGCACAGTCACACGCACACCCTGCAGCCATGCCGCCTGCAGAGCATTGCGCTGGGGGCCATGAGGCAATGTGGCCCTGGGGCTACAGAGTCTACAGCGCTGTCAACTATGCCAACCATGTCAGCCATGCGGCCATGAAGTCCAAGGATTCTTGGAGGTTTGGTACATCGTGCGCTCGCCTGTGGCCCCCACTGTGCATGAAACCGAGTGCGCGGTGCGCTGAGTGCTGCATGCCTGCACCGCGCCTACTGCACAACAAAAATTTTGCACACAGGCCACAACGTCAAGCGCTCATGCGCCCACGCCACCCACCAACCGGCCACACGGCCACACTCACTCATCACATGCACCGGCCAAGCGGCCATGCGTCCACACGGCCATCAAGTGTGGGGTTGCTGTCCCCATCGACACACGACGCGCACGAGGTCGTTTCAGCTTGACCCACTGCAGCAAACCACGTAGGACCAAACAGGCACATTCACACCCAGCCCACAGAAAGGGAGCACATAATGGAAGTCATCATCAAGTTTCACATGCCGGATGACGCAGAGGCACTGGACACAGTCATTCATGGGGCGGATTGGTTCAACGCGCTATGGGAAGTGCGGGACACGATACAGGCCCAGCTGGACAGCCCACTGCCAGGCGAGGCCCAGATCGCAACCGAGGCGCTGATGGTCCAATTTCAAGAGGTCATGAAGAAGTACAAGATTGAACTGCCCGATGAAGAGGGGGAAGATGATGATGATGTTGGCGATGAAGAGGATGATGAGGGCGAAAGTGACGAGGATCGTGAAGGTGATTTGGAAGGGGATGACGACAACGGGGGCGATGACGACAAGGAGGGAGCTGATGCTGGCAACACTTGAGTTCAAATTGCCACACGAGCAACACGAGTTTGACAAGGCGGTGAAAGGCATGGACGCACATTGCGTCCTACAGGCCATGGACAACTTCCTACGTGAAAAAATCAAGTATGCTGGCGATGACGTGAGCACGGACATGCTGGCGGCATACGGCATCGTGCGCGACCGATTGCACGAGGAATGTTCAGACGTCAACATCGACATCTGGGACTGACAATCCACCCAGCCCACCCTTGGCCAGCGGCACTTCCAGGCTTATGTTTAGCTCAGGGAGGGCGCGTCATGGGCGAGGACATCAAGAAGCGGTGCAGCAGATTCAGTAGCCATGCAGACGCAGCGACACGCTTTGCGGAGCACTTGCAACGCATAGCTACTGGGGCCACAATACACAAAGCGAACCAACACCGGCATGTGCTACAGTCGGTGTGGACGCTTTGCCGACAGTGCGACGGGGCGTTGTCGGAGCGTGGGCAGTGCCCTGTCGAGGCTGCGATTGACAGCGCGATGGCTTGGGCACTCGTCAATTCCAAGAATTGGTCAAGGTAGGGGGAGGTAGGACAAAAATCTTGGGAAAACCATGAAGCAAATTGTGCCCGTCAGAGGGAGATTCCCACCCCTTGACGACCAACGCCAACTAACGTTGGACTTGGTTCCAGTCCATACACAGGGTGTTGCCACCAAACTAGCTTGAAATTGGGCCTCCAGGTTATACTGTTGAGCGACAGGAGGTTGGCATATGAGCATGAAATTGACGAAAGAACAGGTCAAGGAGGCGGTGGCGACCATCTATGGGCTGCTGTGCTCTGGGAAGGAAGATTCAGAGATCCTGGATGAGATGGGCATTGGCGTTGAAGAGTTTGAGAAACTCAAGGCGGCCATGTTCGATGCCAAGGCTGATGAGGTGCGGGCGAGGCCCACTGAGCACACCTATGTCCAGTACATGATTGACCAACTGCGCAACCTACGTGACCTTGATGACATGGTTGGGACGTTCAAGACCACCAAGCAGTACAATGCGATGGTCGGGGCGGTGCGGGCGCGCAGTGAGATCCTGGACAAGCTCATCGCAAAGGGCCAGGAGTTTGGCCTCATCCACAAGATGCCTGACAAAAAGGAGATCGTGGCGGGTGTCCTCATTGCTGACCTGACCAACAAAGAGCTGAAGACCATGATCACAAAGGAGTTGACCAACCTCAACTCCATGATGCGGCGCTATGGCGACAAGAGCATCCTGGACATTGAGCCAGGGGCGTTGCATCGGGGCGAGGCGTTGCCTGCTGCTGTACTCAAAGATTCAGCGCCCACACCATCGGGCACAGTAGGAAAGAAAGCAACCAGCAAGACGGTGAAGGCAAACACAGCCAAGAGGTCTGCTGGACGCAAAGTGGTGAAGGCCAAGCCCAAAAAGTGATGTGTCTTGGCCCCACCTGGAGGCCAAGATGTCGAAAAGCAGCAAAAATTCCACGAAAATTCCAGGAAATACCGCAAAAAATCTCAAAATCAGACCACGCCGCACCAAAAAATCCCCAAAATCATCCGAAAATACACCACTTTTTGACACGATTCCCACCGAAAAGGTTGGGGTCAAGAGCCAAAAAGTGGCATCGGGCACAGTTAGCGAATACAAGAAAACTGTGAAGAAATGCGCCCATTGCGGCAAGGACGTGGTGCTGGATGAAGAGTGGGCCGCAGAGCTTGGTGACATGGACACCATCTGCGACATGTGCAGCACCCCAGATTGGACGGTTGAATGCATGGTTTGCGGGGCGAGGCCCACGCATCGAGTCACAGGAATGTGCGGGCCTTGCACATTTGGCGAGGCTGAAACCGTGGATGGGAATTGGTGATGGCTAAAAAGAAACACAAACGCAAGAAGAAACCACTCAAAGCAAAGATCCGATATGTGCGCATCCCATTCCACCCAAGCGAGTCGGTTGAGGCTGTGCTGGACAAGTTCAAAGATTATGTGGATGCTGGATGTTGGTGCCCGATGTGCGACAGGAAGGCAAAGGTGTACAAGCCATATTTCACAGATCGGATGCTGTATGCGTTGAAGTGGATGTGCGACAGATACAGGAAAAATGGAGGCAGGTGGATAGTCATGCCTCAGGCCAACCCAAATCTTGTCAAGCACATCCCTGAGTATGTGAAGATGCGTCATTGGGGGTTCATCGAAGCCAAACCAAGGCCATCAGGGCATCTGTCTCAGGGCAAGTGGAGGCCAACACCATTGGCGTATGACTTCATCGCAGGCAGGTACAAAATCAGGGCGAGATTCTTGGATTTTGGAGGGCGCAATTTGGGATTCTTGGGCGATGAAGTCAATGTCCACCAAGTGCGCAAAACTAGGTTTGACCCAAAACATCTTGAGGATTGATGATGGCCCATATCGCGCACATACTCATCCACGGGTTCACGTTCTGTCGGGTGTTCTGGCCAGAGATCCAGAAGCGAGGCGGTGGAGACTTGTGGGTGAGCTTCCACGATGCCGGCACCGATGAGAACAAGGAATTGCTGCACAGGAAGGGATACACCTATTGCAGCGAGTGTCTTCACAATTTCCAACTTTGGAAAGCCACAGCCAAAAAAAGTTGACCGCGATTCATCTGTCCATGTGGCTTCTGCATAGTAGTATGTAGGAGGCGAACATGTCCAAGCGCAGCAAACGCAGACGCAAACAAAAACATGACGCCACAGATGAGGCTGTCCAGCGTTTCAACGAAACGATGAAGGCGGCCATCAGAATTGAAGAGCTGTATGTTGAGGGCAGGACGGATGAGGGGTTGTTGGAACGATATGCAAGCCTGTTTCAAGACGTCATGGCTGAATATCGGCGGCAAGGCCACAAGATCCCTGATTATGGTTGGCGTGATGCGCTTGAGGCCAAGTTCTTCACATACCTCAATGAAGGCAACCCGCTGACCAGATACGCAAAGCCACCACCTACCATCGCCAGGGGAGGTGAGCTCAAGGTCTTGGCAGAGAGATTGCACGGCATCGAGTCGAGCAATGACGAGTCGAGGCAGCAAGAATACAACGAGCTGTGGAGAAAGTTTCAGGGCATCGCTCATGCACTCATTGAAAGAGGGACCATTGAGCGTGATTCATTGGTCAAAAGCATCTTGCGGGATGATCCACCGGCAATCAAGGAACGATTCATCACCACACAGATGTTCACAGGCCCAGAGGCGATCCGCACGACAACCCCGCAGGAAGTTCACCAAATGACCATCGACGGGTTTGTCAATTGCCAAATGACGTTGCAGAAGTTGGCCCAAAAGGACGTCAAGAGGCAGCTTGCATCAGATGACCAGGTCAATTTCCATGTGGAGCAAGCCAGAAAAGTGTGGCCGTTGCTCAGGATGGCACGTGTGTATGAGTTTCAACCACATCACGTGTTCAACATCGCCAATGAATTGTTGGAAGAAAAGTTGGCCATGAACGATGACGGGTCAAAGGTCATCACGCGGCAGATGGTCATCCATTTCAAAGGCGAGGGCAAGAATGTGTCTGTGGTCGAACACAGACTCAAGAAGTGGCACAAGACTTGGGAATGGCCAGAGCTTCCATTTGACGCTTGCTACATCGGATATGGCCCAGGGATCAGCGTGCCGAGGGATGTCTGGGAGGCATATGGGTATGGCGACAAGATGGAGCTTGCCGAGCAGACTGAGATCGACATCATTGCCCACCTAGTGCTTCATGACGGTCGTGTGTATGAGTTTGCCAAGATCATCGATGAACGCACATTTGAAGTGAAGGGGATGTCATACAACGAGGTGCGCACCAGGGACGGGGCGTGGGCCAACGTATTGGCTCCAACTCCGCAATTGCTCATGGAGTTGATCACAGAGATCAATCAGAACCAGCACATCATCATCGAGAAACGAGGGCTTGGACACAGGCGTGCATATGAGAAGGCAGTCAAGGCTCAGGGCTGGAAGATCAAGCGGCCCACGCCTCCACCATATTACATTGTGCCAGTTGTCCCCAAGGTCACAGAGCGCAAGGAGCGGTTGTTGCCACCCAAGGAGATCGAGTGGTCACACCGTTGGGATGTCGAGGGGCATTACAAGCACAGGGTCATGCGCGGTCCACTTCCAGTGCCAGATGAGATGCGGGTCAAATTCAGCAAGCCTACCAGCACAGGAGCGCAGTGGCAGGTTTGGACAACAGGTGGGATGCCGTATTGGGCCACGGTCGTGCTTGCCAAGAGAGGAATGCGGCCCAAGGAAGTTGGAGAGTGGGTTGCGATTCTCAGGTGGCGACAGTCAGCCCACATAAAGGGACCAGAAGACAAGCCATACATACCGGCGAGCAGGAAGGTGATTCAGGTGACGCCATGAGCAAAAAAGATTGGGAAGAATGGGAAGAAAACGGCAGGACATACAGACGGTACACCGGCAAAGGTCCACATCGCACATACGAAACCCACCCAGCCTATGGCACAGCTGTCTTCCACCGGATGACCGGCCACCCAGGGAAGTTGTTTGGCTCCAACATCGAGGAACACCACAGCTTCATCGGTCTGACGATCTGTCAGGGCGAGCGCATGCACGACTTGGGGCGGGATTGGATCCACGGCGGCAAGGAGCTTGTCGAGGTCTGGTTCAGCCCTGCCCAATTCGCAGAGCTTCTGACGACAATGAACGTTGGCTCTGGGGTGCCTTGCACCATCAAGCACCTTGGTGTCGCCAACAGGATGCCAGAGATCCCTGAAGATGAGAAGTCAGAGCCACAACGGGTCGTTGACGACTTCAAGGCAAAGGTCGATGAGATTGCATCGGTCATGGATGAGAAGATTGCCGTGTTGACCAAGATGCTGGAAGAGAAACCATCAATCAACAAGGGCGACAGAGCTGAAATCAAGCAGCTGTTGGAGTATGTACAGCGAGAGGTGCACGCCAACTTCCCGTTCCAGGTCCAATCGTTCAATGAGGCGGTTGAGAAAACCACCGTTCAGGCCAAGGCAGAGATCGATGCACTGGTGACGGGCGTTGTTCAGGCGGCGGGCATCGAGGCGTTGCGTGGCAAGGCCAAGGCGGTCAGCGACGGGTTGTCAGAGCGGGTCAAGGCCATCGAGGCGGGCAAGAAGGGGCATTGATATGAGAAACCCACCAGAGCTTTGCTATTGCGCCAAGTGTGGAGCGCAGCCAGGTGAGCCATGCCGCACGACGGGTGGCAATCGCACCACCTTCCACAACGCAAGGAAGGGCGAGGTGACGCGTGAGCAGGTTTGGAACGCCACAAGACTTGAATGCTGGCGCACAGGATTCAGATGCGGAGTCGGTGGGACGTTGCCCAAGATCGCTCAGGATTCAGCGCCCACATATGTCGCACCGCAAGACTTCCTTGATGGATATGACGAGGGGGTCAAGACGGCTGGCAAGGTGATGGAACGCGCACGCAAGAGATACATGTCATGAAGCACAGTTGGTATGTGACGTGCCACATCCAAAAGGATGGGCGAATCAACCTGGGGACGGCTGCCCACGCATGGACAGAATGCCCAGCGTTGAGAGGTCGTTGTGTGGTGCAGATCTCTGGCGAGATTGTGGGTTGGTTGCCTAAGTGCCTCAAATGCGCGCCATGGGCAGCCCAGCCATTAGATTTGAAATGCCCATGTTGTGGGCGTAAAGTCTCACCTGGCGGGCATGGCTATTGCTCGGCAAGGTGTGCCGAGCAAGACAGGAGAGAGCATGTGGATTGATCCAAAGACGTTTCTGAAGTATGCGCTCAGGCAGGCGCTCATGGCGCTCATCATCCCTTGCGCTTTCATCGCATACACCGTGCTGTGCGTTTACATCGGGAGAATCAGCGGATGATCAAGAAGCCAATGCTGGCGTGTGACAGATTCCTTGAAGACGATGACGTCAACGCGCTGGAATTTCCAATGATTGCTTCGCCCAAGGTCGATGGCATCAGGTGCATCAACCCAGACGGTCGAGTGCTCAGCAGGTCGTTCAAGCCAATCAAAAATGACCACATCCGCACGACGCTGGAACGGCACATGATTCAGTTCATGGATGGTGAATTGTTTGCGGGCGACAGCTTTCAGAAGTGCACATCAGCCATCATGTCTCAGGACGGCGAGCCAGAATTCACATTGCGGCTGTTTGATTACGTGCCTGGAGGCGACACCAGTGTGCCGTACACAGACAGGCTGAAGGCGCTTGTCCAGCTCATGAAGCACCACGTCACCGATGAGGCAAAGCAGTACATCAAGATGCTGCCGTTCAAGGTCATCGAGTCGGTTGAAGAGCTGAGGGCATATGAGAAACAGTGCTTGGATGAGGGGTTTGAGGGGCTGATCATGCGCACCCCAGACAGCCCATACAAGTGCGGGCGTTCCACGTGGAATGAGCGATTCATGCTCAAGCTCAAGATATTCTTGGATTCAGAGGCAGAGGTCATCGGATTTGAAGAGCAGATGACCAACAACAACGAGCTTGGGGTTGACGAGCTTGGTCATGCCAAGAGGTCGTCAGCAAAGGCGGGCAAGGTTCCAAACGGGCATCTGGGCAAATTCATCGTCAAGGACATCCATGGCCTTTTTGAAGGCAGGGAGTTCAGGATCGGCAGCGCCAAGGGGATGACCAAGGAAATGCGCAAGGAGATTTGGGAGAACCAGAGCAAATACCTTGGCAAGATTGTGAAGTACAAGTACCAACCGCAAGGGGTCAAGGATCTTCCACGCATCCCTATTTGGTTGGGCTTCAGAGATATGGATGACATGTAACTAACACAATAATTGTGTGCAGGGAGGCGTGTATGACTTATGGGCCAATCATCTGGATTGAGGGCATCATCGGTGCCGGCAAATCAACAATAACAGACCAACTGGCATCGAGGCTGGCGCTGAGGGCGATCAAGGAGCCTGTTGAGGACAACCCATATTTGGGGATGTTCTATCAGGAGCCCAAGCGCTGGGCATTCCCAATGCAGATTGAATTGCTCCATAGGCGATACGCCATGCAGAAGTTGGCGGCATTTGAAGCAACGGCGGCGGGCGGCTTTGCTGGGGCCATCCTTGACAGAGGCATGCCAGGTGATCGGGTGTTTGCCCACCTCCACATGCTCGCAGGGAACATGGCAGAGGTCGAGTGGCAAACCTATGAGCGGTGCTATGACATCATGGTCTGCTCACTCATCCCACCCAGCCTGCTGATCTTCCTTGATGTCGAGCCAGAGGTTGCGCACGAGCGGGTTCAAAAGCGCAACAGATCGGCAGAGGAAGGGCTGCCACTGCAATACCTGAAGGATCTGCGCAAAGGCTATCTGGATTTGATGGTCCAGATCGAGGCGGGGCAACATGCTTGGTCAAAGGGCATGGAGGTGATGCGCCTGGCATGGAATGTTGACAATCAACCAGCTGACAAGCTCATCGAGATGTTGGCGCACAAATACAGATTGGAGGCAGCACGTGCTTGATGTAGATTCAGGGAAAGAAGGCGACTTGAGAAAGATGGTTGTTGAATTGCGCGACTGGCACAAGGAGTCGAAACAGCCATGGATATGCGTCCATCAGCTTGGCGCGGGGCAAAATGCCATCGGTGAGACTGTTGGGCCGATCATTGCTTGGGTGTGGACGGCGCTTGGCAGGATGTTCAACGAGCTTGGGGATGATGTCATATCAGATGTCGAGTTGGTTGGCGACATCGCAGAAGGCATCAACGTCCTGTGCATGATGTTGAACAGCTTCATTGACGAAATTGGTGAAGACAAGTTTTTCACCAACGTCCCATATCCACAGCACTCGTGTACGCAGCTGTTGGAGTGCATCAGCTTGCTGAGGGAGCAATGAGCTGGTTTTGGTGGTTTGAAATGGAGGATGCGCGGATGATCATCGACACCGCAGCAGGTGTATTCATCGGCATCCTTGCGTACCAGGTGTGGTCAGCGGGCTGTAGGGTCGTGCGCCGCATCTTCAAGAGGTGAAGGTGAGACAGCGCATCAAACGATATGGCTGGCCTGTATTGGCCTTGATCTTTGCGATGTTATGGGCGCACACGTTGTGGATCAACAAGAATCTCAGAGAGCAGAACACGCTTTTGAAGCGGCTGGACGCGGTGACAATCACGTGGTGTGACGGCATTCAGCGAGTCAACGCGATCTGCGAGGGGCAGTTCATCGAGGTGCTTCAACGTCTTGGTCTCGACAACGAGATGATGCCTTTGGTGACGACGGCGTTGTGGAAGCGAGCAACGGGCGGATACCCTGTCAGCAAGGCAAGGCAGGTGATGGGCGCAAAGGAGATCGCTGAAGGCTACTTGGAAAAGGACGGCGCAATTGGCGGGGTTGATGACCCTGTGCCGCCGATTGGAGGACCAGAGCAATGATGAGCATGAAATTTGACTTGATCAAATTCCTGAAGGATTTGGGCGTGCAATTCAACACGGCTGATGATCTGGAGGCGTACAAAGACAAGGTGCAGGAGGCGTTGTTGCCATTCAGGCTTGCTGTCGCAGGCCCAGGAATGCTTCACAATGTCATGGATGCTGTGCTCAAAGCAACAATGGATATGAATTGCGAGGGGCGGCTGTATGCTCCTGAAGGGATTGCCCCTGAGAAGTTGGACAAGAATCCCAAGACGTACATTGATTGGACAGGAACGTCGCAGGACAATGCAGGGCGGGTGGCCACCATCAACCCAGTTATCATCCATGAGCTGTTCTATCAGACGCTGCTGCGCTACTTCCAAACGCAGTTTGATGCGGGCGGTTGGGGCGTGGACAAGTCACCGGATAGCCCCATGATCACTGTGAGTGTGCCAGGCGAGTTGTGGACGTTCAAGATGGAAATGACACGTGAACAGCTGCCACACTAATTCATCGGAACAACACGGCCCACGGTAGAGTAGGGCAGGAGGCGAAAATGGACAACGGCATGATTGCTGCAGTTCTTGCCATGCGCAAATGGTGCGAGGTGGTCAAGAAGAACATCGGGAAGGTGCATGACATAGCCCACGAAAAGGGCGAATCATGTGCCAACGTCACATATCTGGCCTATTCGGTCAACGAGATCGAGCGCATCAGCAGCGACATGGAGACCAGCGTCATGCAGTTTTTGAATGTGATGAAAGTCTTGTCTGTCGCTGGAGAGGCGCTTTGCGAGCAATTGGGAGATGACTTCACAGACGTCATCCCGATGCCGCCGATCCGCATCGAGGAAGTTGTGCAAGTGGTTCACACCCAGCAACCACCTCAGCCTGACAAGAGCCATTTGAATTGAGGTGAATGGATGGATGAGAGCCAGATCGCAGAGATACGTCACCTGCGAGATAGGGTGCAAGAATTGGAGCGCAAAATTGCCGTCTATGAAGCGGCGAGAGGCCAGCTTGTGTCTATACTTGCAGATGTGTTCAAACAGGTTCTAGCGGCAAACGAGATGAGCGCTCAGGCTGTTGCCGATGCGTTCATGCGGGCTGCCTCGATCACGCCTGAACCAAAATGACCTACACTGTGGCGCTTCAGGAGATCGTCGCTGTACAGCGACGGTACCACAACAACAAGGAAGCGCTCAGGAAGGCCAAGAAGCGGCTCAGTGCCGCAAACAGGGAGCTTGAAAAGGCACAGGCTTCATATGACAGATATGAGATGAGGATGGAGAGGGCGCTTGATGAACTGGACGCATTTGGAGTCAGGGCAGACCAAAAAACATTCAGGTATGACCAGTTTGGCAAGGTGATCCTGGATGTCCCCATCGAAAAAGAAAGCACAAAGCCCACAGCTGTCATTCGCCTTCATGGATGACGAAAGCACAGGCGGCGCTGAAGATACATTCATTCCACACTTGCAACACGCACACGCTTACATCCCACCAGAAGCTGCTTCCACTTGCCAAATCTGTGGCACAACAGGTTATCCTATCGGGGCGAGACTCGTGTGCCCCAAATGCCATGTGATCATCGCTGATTGCTGCTGAGGGGCGCACCACCAAAGGAGGTGCACCATGAGGCATCGCAAACAAGACCCATTTCCCAAGGATCGGGATTGGCTGATGGTCGCTGCAGCTCTGCTCTTGGCACTGGCTGCCTTTTTCTACCAGAATGGAGGTTGCCATGGATGTCATGAAGTTGCTCAAAGACCGCATACAGGGGAAAGCGCCAAAGGGTGCTCGCAGGTCGTCAGAGTGGTCCAAGCTGCGCAAGCAGGTGATCAAGGACACAAAGCGCTGTGCGATATGTGAAGGCACCAAAAAGTTGGAGGTCCACCACATCGTGCCGTTCCATATCGCACCAGACCAGGAGCTGTCCAAAGAGAACCTGCTTGTGTTGTGTGAGCGCAAAACATACGGCATAAATTGCCATCTTTTGGTGGGTCATCTTGGCAATTACCAGAAATTCAACGCCAATGTAGAGTTGGATGCGATGACCTGGAACAAGAAGCTGAAAGGCTAGACAAAAGGCGGGTGATGGCGTTATCTTCTCATCTGACATGTTTTTGAACCAGGCCCAAGTGCGCAAGCACAGGAATGCGTCACAGCCATGGGCGCAAACCGTCAAGGGCCAATCACACAGGAGGTGACAAGATGGCTTCTGGCGTTTCAAGAGTGATGACGGGATCGGTTTTGGGCACTGGCGCTGACCTGGATGTTCGCACGGTCGGTTTCAGGCCCAGCGTTGTTCAGCTCATCAACGAGGCAAGCAGCGACAAGCTGACTTGGACCGACAAGATGGCAGACGGCGCAGGGCACAAGCAGCTGGCGGCGGGCGCTTCCAGCTTCATCACCACATTGGGTATCACCCCGTTGTCGGATGGCTTCCGACTTGGGGTTGATGCAGACCTCAACGTGGCTGACGAGCTTGTCCACTGGATTGCTTACGAGTAAGATCGCAAGCAACCCTGAAAAACGGGTGAGGCACCAGGGTGCTATGGCCATGCCAACCGCCAGATAGGGCTCAGGCTTCTTGGGTTTTCTTCTTGGTCTGATCTCCTGCACCCTGGTGCCGTCCACCCCTCCAAGGAGATCGACATGACAACAAAATTTTCAATGACGCTTGCACCTGAATATGGGCTGTACAGGGAAGGCGTTTCAGCAGCAGATGTCATGGCCAATGTCAAGAAGCAGCACGGCTGCAACGGGGCCATGTACAAGTATGCCCATGTCCAGGTTGTTCCAGCGGCAGGCGTCAACCCCAATGTTGCGATTTGGTGGTGGAGCGACAAAGCCGACAAGTTTGTTCAAGAGCACACCCCGATCACCAAGGCAGGAGTCGGTGCTGGCGTGCCGTATGAGTTCACCATCGAGCCAATGGGCAGGATCTTCTTTGTGCAGGTGGCGGTCACGACGGGCGTTGTGGACATCCTTGTCGCTGGGTTTGAGCACAAGCAATTCTCATAGAGACATTGGGGTGCTTGCGCATGTCGAAAATCAGGGTCAGCAGGCTGAAACGTCTGCCAGACAAAATTGTTGTAGGGGATGGAGATGGAGGGCAAGCCCACTACATCTCAACTGGTCTCTTGGCGTGTTTTTGCCAGGACTGCCACAAGCCGTTCTATGTCGAGAGTGACATGGGACACATTTCATGCCCTTATTGTACACCACCCGCACAAGGGGCAAGCGGGGTCGAGAAAACATGGACACGTCCACAGACTGTCCTTGTGCCTGAAGATGAGGCGACATTCCTGGTGTACGATCCCAAGCGGGGTTGAGCATGCCAGGTGCTGCGGTCATACCGATAACAAGAAGGATTGAGGACTCAGAGCGCAGCGAGCTTGTCCAAACGCTTGACCACTACAAGGCCATGGGCAATGAGTGGTTGAAGCGCCAAATCATTGTCAACAATCGCATAGACATCTTGGCCACCTACGTGCTGGGATACCAGGTGGAGCCATTCCATCTGGCGATGATGGCATATCAATTCAGGCACCCAGACAACCTGCAATTGGCATTCCGAGGGGCTGGAAAGTCCACGGTTTGCACAGTTGCCAAAGTCATCCACCTATTGCTCAAGAATCCCAACCTGCGCATCCTGATCACCTCAAAGACGTCAGGGCAGGCAGAGGCATTCTTGAAAGAAATCAAGGCGCATTTCGAGAGCAACGACAAGCTCATTGAGATATTTGGGCCATATTATGACCCAAGAGCAGTCAGGAAGTGGGACAACAGCGAGATCGAGGTGCTGCCCCGCACGACAAGGGCCAAGGAGGCGTCTGTCACAACGCTGGGTGTTGGGGCGCAGGTCGTTGGCAAGCACTATGACGTCATCATCAGCGATGACCTGTGCGATGAAGAGAACACGCGCACAAAGTACATGCGCGACAAGACCAGGACATGGTACTACCAATCACTTGACCCAACTTTGGAACCGCCAGACCCAAGCGTTGAGCACAGAGGGGAGCACCACAGGCTGGGCACAAGGTATCACTATGATGACCTGTATGGGCACCTCATCGACAACGAGCTGAAGCACCACCACAATATCATCGCAGCGTTGGACGCAGACGGGCGCAGCCCATGGCCAGAGAAGTATCCACCCAAATGGTTCATGGAGAAAAAGCGCAAGTCAGGCATCATCATCTTCAACGCACAGTATCAATGTGATACAGAGGCGATGAAGGGTGAAATTTTCCAATATGATCAATGCCAGATGATCGAGGCTGGGGACATCCCCAAGGCGCTGCGCATCTTCATGGGCGTTGACTTGGCCATCACAGAAAAGGAAACCAATGACCAGATGGCCATTGTTGTCCTTGGGATGGACACAGACAAGAACAGGTATGTGTTGGACTTCTTTGCTGGGCACCTACGCTTTGGCGCTCAGACAAGGAAGATCATTGAGTATTACCAGAAGTGGGATCCAATCAGGTGCTGCATCGAGACCAATGCATATCAGCTGGCGCAGTATCAGAACCTGAAAGATGAATACGACAAAGACATCAGGTTGAAGCCTGTCAATCAGGACAAGGACAAAATCGCAAGGGCATGGAAGCTGGAGCCGCAGTTTGAGGACATGAGGATGTTTTTCAAGAAGGGCGGCAACATGCATCTATTGGTCGAACAGCTGGTGCTGTTCCCAAATTTCAGATACAAGGATTTGTTTGACGCTTTGGACCTAGCCAACAGAGCGAGTAAACTCAAAAAACGCAGAGGCAGACGGCGTGAGCCAGGCGTCATCTGAGGTAGGAGGCTGGCATGGCCAATCATAACAGGAAGGCACAAGCGGCACAGGTCGTTTCCATTGAGAAGGCGGCCAATGTTGCTGGTGCAGATGCCAATCAAAAGGCGATGAACACAATCAGGGCGCGTGTCATCGGACAAATGGACATCCCAATCACCAAGCAGCTGCCCAGAGCTGCCCCTGGGAAGTCTCAGGCTGTGCCGCAAGATCCGTTCCATTCACTATCGGTGAAGGGCACGGTCATCGAGCCACCATTTGACCTGCTCACATTGGCGATGCTCCCAGAGCATTCCAGCGAGATGGAGCAGTGCATCGAGGCAATGGAAACAAACATCGAGGGGTTTGGCCATCGCTTTGTGCCACGCATGAAAAAAGAGGTTGATGGCGAGAAATTGCCGCCTGAATTGGAAAAGAAGCTGAACAAGGAGCGGGTGCGCCTTGTCAACTTTTTCCAATACTGCACAGCAGAGAGCTTTGTGGCATTCAGACGCAAATTGCGCAAGGACTTGGAAGGCACAGGCAATGCCTACTTTGAGGTCATCAGAAATGACCTTGGGGCAATACAATCGTTTGTGCACTTGCCCAGTTACCAGATGCGGTTGGGGCGACTGGATGAGGCGCAGGTTCTCACAGATCGCAAGATCCTGGAGTTGCAGCTGGATGGCAGCGTCAAGGTCGCCACAATCAAGGAGTGGCGGCGCTTCAGGAAGTTTGTTCAGAGCAAGGCGGTGTACCTGCGCAACCTATCCACGGTTGGAGGGCACAAAATCAGGTGGTTCAAGGAGTTTGGTGACACACGCATATATGACAATCGCACAGGGCAGATCGCAGACGCCAAGCTGCCCATAGAAGACAGGGCAAACGAGGTCGTGCACATGAAGCTGTACTCAGCTCGCACGCCATACGGGTTGCCCCGATATATCGGCAACATGCTCAGCATCTTTGGAGACAGGGCTGCTGAAGAGATCAACTATGTGACCTTCAGGAACAACAATATTCCATCGATGGTCGTGTTGGTCAGCAATGGGCAGCTCACCGAGGGCTCAATTCAACGCATCGAGAGCTTTGTGGAGAGCCAGATTCAGGGCAGCGACAATTACAGCAAGTTTTTGTTGCTGGAAGCTGAAGGCTTGATGGAGGGCGAGGAAAGCGGCAGCCACGCCAAGGTCGAGGTCAAACCATTGGTCAAGGAGCAACACAAGGATGCGTTGTTCCAGAATTACAGCGAGAACAACCAGGACAAGGTGAGGCGGGTTTGGAGACTTCCACCGATCTTTGTCGGTCGCACGGATGAATACACCAGGGCAACGGCTGAGGCCAGTCGGGTGCTTGCAGATGAGCAGATCTTTGCTCCAGAGCGGCAGGAGTTTGATGAGCTGATCAACCGCATCTTGTTCCCTGAGATGGGGATTGTGTACCACAAATACAAGAGCAACAGCCCCAACACGACAGACAATCAGCAGCTGGTCAAGATCCTGGCGGGCGCTGAGAAGACAGGCGGGATGACGCCACGCATCGCACGCGTGATGCTTGAAGACATCTTGTCAGCAGAGCTTCCAGACTTCCCAGCAGACTTCCCATCTGATGTGCCGTTCAGCCTCACCATGGCAGAGGCGGTCAAGAACAAAGCAGAACCGACTGAGCCAGGGCAACAACTCACGGCGCTCAAGAGGCTTTGGGATGTCGATGCAGATATTGAAGAGCCAACGCTCATCGAGGCTGAATGCACCAAGTGCGGCAACAGCGAGATGGTCAGCGGGCTGGGCAGCGATCCCATGGTTGACCACCTGCTCAGCATCAACAAGAAGCTGGAGAGGCGTCTGCAAACAGAGGTCGAAAAGTCCAGATCGGTCGAGGACACCACAGACTTTGACCTTGACATGTAAGGTGGCAACATGTGCGATGATTGCCACAGCAATGTCATAAAGCTGCATGAGCGCAAGTATGTATCCATTGGCGTGACCAAGGCATACATCAACAGCGCATCATCCGATTTGACGATTGCGAAAGTGCTCAAGTTGAGCGAGGTTGCGCAGATTGCGCGGGCTGAGTTGCGCTTGCGGAGCTTCCTGGAAGGGAAGTGGAACGCACGCAAAGCAGAGGCGGTCAAGGTCGCTGTCAAGATGGCAAAGGACTTGAAGCCTGCCGACAAGATTGCAGCCGCAATCGCCAACGTCATGAACAAGTGGGCCAAGGACGTAACAGCCACATTCAACACAGAAATAGTCGCTGTGTACAGGCTGGCCAGGCTGGCAGGCTACAAGAAGGCCACCAAGCAGTCTATGGCATCGCTCCAGTTCAACGTGCCCAAGACAGAGGGCACAACGTCAACTGTCAAAAAGGCAAAGGTTCAAGCGCTTCCATCGTTTGATCTTGTCGATGAAGAGGCTGTCCAGGCGCTGAAGGACAAGAACACATTTTGGATTGGTGAACATTACGACACCAACCTGTCAAACTCGATCAGCGACACAACACGCGAGGCGATGATCGAGGCGGGGCAAAGTCCAGCCGTTGCGGGCCAGCTGATGGCTGACCGCGTCAAGGCGATGTTGGGGAAGGTTGTCACGCCCAAAGGATTCATAGGCACTGAGAAGCAGTATTTTGAAGGGCTTGTCGCCAATGCGATGACGGTTGGACGGGTGTATGGGCAGATGCGGAGTTTTGCCGAGGTCGGCATCACGCGCTACACCATCACCAATCCAGGTGGCACAAGGATCTGCGCAGTCTGTGACTCGCTGCAAGGCAAGACGTTCAGCTTGCAGCAGGGGTTGAATCAGATTGAGCAGGAGTTCATGGCCAAGAGCCCAGAGGACATCAAGGCAATACACCCATGGCCCAGGAGTGCCAAGGCTGTCGAGGGGAAGGATGAAGCGGCGCTTGCCGCTGCTGGATTCTCCTTGCCGCCATATCACTTCAGGTGCAGGTGTACAGTTGATGTGTCCGATGAGGTTGGGTCATATTCAGATCTGCAACCAATGGACTTCCCAACGAGCACCAGGCCAGTGAGGCCCAAGGAGATCATGCCGCCTGGTGTCAAAAAGGAGAGTGCTGAAGACAAAATCATCCGCAACTTGCTGACGAGCAGGATGATCAGCGCAAAGCAGATCGGGAAGGGCGTCAACGGGGCGCAGATGGCAACCCTACAGACGCCAGACCAAACCAAAGTGAAGGCTGTCTGGAAGACAGCTGAGAGCGAGATGAGCTTGCGCAGGGGCATCGAGCCTGGGACATACCACGCCAGGGAAGCTGCCATGTACAAGATCGACAGGGAGATGGGCGGCACAATGGTTGTGCCACCAACTGTGTCTCGTGATCCAGGCGTTGGTAAGATTGGCAGCCTGCAACACTATGTTCCAGGGGCAAAGGACATGGATGATGTAGGGTCTGCAGTCAGGAGCATGGCCTATGCGGGCCAACTGAACAACGATCCGCGCATCCGCAGGATGTTTTTGCTTGACGTCATCGGGGCCAATGACGACAGACACACGCAGAATATCATGTTCAAGGCCGTGAAGAGGGGCGGCAAGACGGCATACAACGCCATCGCAATCGACAACGGGCTGACATTCCCAAAGGGGATGCCTGCAAGGTACATTTTCCCAACTGATGCGCCATCCACGTTGGCAGACTCGTTGGTCAAATTGGATCGGGCGAGCGTGTTGGCAATCAGGAAGTTGAAGTTGGAGAGAGTTGCCCAGGTGCTCAGGGAAGCGGGTGTGCCCAGCCAGGCCACGATGGAAACGTTGATCAGAATCAGGGCGCTGCAAATCAACCCACAAATCATAGACAAGATGCCTGAGTACAACTCCACATCCAAGGTCATGGAGTTTTTCAGCAGGGCCACCAACAAACCGTTGACGTTGGTCAAGCCAGGAGACAGAGAGAAAATCATCAAGATCGTTGGAGAGGCATACAAAGATGCAGGGGCTGCTCCGCAGAATATCACATCAGCAGGGCAATTCATCAGTTCCACGCCAGGGGCCAAGACTGGCGGGTGATTCAGCGAAAGTGGGCAGAACCGCATAGGAGATAATAGATGGCACTCAAGGTCACCATATACAAGCCAGATACAGGCAAATACAAGCACCTAGTCACATTCAATATGTCTGGGGGCAAGTTGGTCGCTGACTGGCAGAAGGACACCGAGTGGTTCAAGGATGACTTGGAGCGCAACGGGATCGTGACAGCAAAAGGTCTTTTCACCCCCAAGGACGGCCAAAAGTTCTTGGACAATCTGCCCATCGCATTTTCAAATTCCAGCAAAATCATGGTTGAAGAAGTATAGTTTCAGCCGTTCTCCCACATCATTTGCACAAAATCAAGAAAGCATAACGGGTTTCATGCCTGTGTGATGCTTTCCTTTTTGGCGCTTCCAATCTACTCTTACCTTGTTGTGTTGAATTGCGCAAACGAGGTGAGATGTGCCAAGGCTACCACGCAGAGCTTTTCCAGCCGATGAGAAGGGGCAACACAAAGTTGTCGCCAAGACCATCGATGCTGGAGACTTGAGCGACAGCGGCAAATTGCACCCAGCAAGGGGGCTACCAGGCGGCAGCGGCGTCAAGCCAAAGCAGCCCAAGGTCAAGCTGGAGCCTCAAGAGAAGGCAGAGGACATGGAGACAACTGAAGTCCAAAAGAACATCTATGTGCCCCTGATCAAAGCCAATGCTGATGAGCAGACTGTCACAGGCGTCGTGCTCCAGCCAGAAGTGGTGGACGCCCAAGGCGACATCATGAGCAAGGAGGTGATCAGGAAGGCGGCGCACCAATTCGTAGCAAGGTACAACAAGGCCACCAAACTTGGCCTAATGCACAAGTATTTTGGAAAGCAACAATTTGAGCTTCTTGAGTCTTGGATCGCTCCACATGACGTTGTGATCAATGGCACCACAGTCAAAGAGGGCGCATGGATCATGACAGTCAAGGTGACTGACGCCAAGGTCTGGAAATTGGTCAAAGAGGCCAAGCTCAAGGGCTTTTCTATTGGCGGCAAGGCCAAAGTTCAGAAGCTGGCTGCTTGAAGAAACGGAGCGATAAATGGCGAACCAGCCCAAGCAAAGATTTGTTGATTTGTCCGTTGGGGAAGTATCCTTGGTGGACAGTCCTGCGAATGAACAGGAGTTTGTTGTAGTCAAACGGTTGAACCAGGAGGAAGGCGACATGGCCGATGTGAACACCGAAGTGAAGAAGGATCAGGAAGGTGTGACAGAGCCAGTGGCCAAAGACAGCGGCACTGCACCTGAGAAAGTTCAGGTTGAGGTGGCCAAGGCTACCACTGAAGCTGTCGAAAAGGCCATGGCGCAAGTCACAGAGCTGGTTGAAAACATCGCAAAGGCGACAGGGGCAAATGCCTCTGGCGACGGCGATGGGGATGCCAGCGATGGCGAAACCCAAACCAATGTGGAGAAGGGCAAGATGCCTGACATGCGTGGCATGTTCAAGTCTCAGCTGGAATCGGCTGGGATCAAAGGCGAGGCGCTTGAGAAGGCGCTGGCAGACTTCGACAAGAAGATGCCAGGTCAGTTCAAGCCAGGCGCATCCGCGCAACCACCCCTCAAGAAAACCCAAAAGAACGCCGATGGCGGTGAGGGCGAGGGTGGTGACGAGGGCGATGACGGCGAGGCCACCGTGCAGAAGATGCTGGAGGTGCTGGCCGTGGGCGTCCAGAAGGCCAAGGCATTCACGCCCAAGCGTGAGGCTGCTCTCAAGCAGGCCATCGAGACACTGTCTGGGCTCATGAAGGAGCTGTCCATGCAGGAGATCCCTGTTGGCGGCAATCCCAAGTCCAGTGTGCCCGCAGGCACCAAGTTTGGAGGCAGTGGGGTGGTCGAGTTGACCAAGAGCTTGACTGAGCTCAAGGACATCCTGAAGGCAAAGCTGGATGAAGTCCAAGAGGTCACCAAGGGCTTGGGCGAGCGGCTGGAGAGTATCGAGAAAACCCGCAACCCGTCCACGAGTTTGGAGGGCGAGGGTGGAACCGACACTCAGGAAACGAAAAAGAGCTTTTGGGCAGGCGTCCTGTAGGACTGCTCAGGGGTGACAGCAAACAAGTAACCAGAAGGTTGCGATTCAGGAGGAAAGAACATGGCTGGTATCTCCAATGAAGAGCTGGTCCAGAAAGCAGTCATCACAGCTGACGCGCTGGCCAGTGCAGGCAAGTTGAATCCCGCGCAGAGTGATCGCTTCATCGACTTCGTGATCGATGAGACGGTGCTGCGCAACAACGCTCGTGTGGTGCGTTTCCGCAATGAGACGTTGGAAATCGACAAGATCGGCATCGGCAAACGCATGGCGGTGCCCAAGGCAGAGGCACGTGATCCTGGCGTGCGACGTGGAGTCACCACGTCCAAGGTCACCCTCAAGCCGTCTGAGCTCATGGTGCCGTTCGAGATCGGCGACAACTTCCGTGAGCTCAACATCGAGGGCGACAGCGTGGAGGAACACATCATTCAGATGATGGCCACGCAGACCGCCAACGACATGGAAGAGCTGTATGTCAACGGCGACAAGTTGGGCCCTGCCCAGCTGGAGTCGGACATCTTGGACGGTGGCAGCTCCACCGGATACGTCAAGGACACGTATCTGGCGCTCCAAGACGGCTGGCAGAAGCTGGCAGACGGCGGCCACATTGTGGACGCGGCTGGGGCCAACATCGGGTTGAGCCTGTTCAGCAAGGCCATCCGTGCAATGCCCACCAAATTCCGACGCAACAAGTCCATGTTGCGTTGGTTCATGTCCCCCGATCTGTGGCAGATCTACCTGGAGAAGCTGTCCACCCGCGCCACAGCGTTGGGTGATCAGGCTGCAGGTGGAGCGAGCCATGGGCCATTCGGCATCCCTGCAGTGCCAGTGCCGCTGTGGGACTTCTTGCCGATGGTGGTTGAGCACGTTCAGCTCAACGGCACCACTGCCGTTGCTCTCAAGAACGGCCCTGTCCAGAACGTCGTGGTCAGCAAGAGCGATCTTGCTGGTGCTCCGCAGACTCCATATGTGGAGACCACCGACTATGTGCTGGACGCGGCGGCTGGTACCATCGCACGTGTTGCACTTGGTGCGATTGGCGACGGCGACACCGTCAAGGTGACGTACAAGTCCAATCCTCAGCTCATTCTCACCCACCAGAACAACTTTGTGGTCGGCATCGGGCGGGATGTCAGGATCGAGAAAGATCGTGACATCTTCAAGGGTGTCAACCAGTACGCCATCACGGCCAAGGTTGCGGTGGAGTTTGAAGAGCTGGACGCGCTGGTCAAGGTGCGAAACATCGGCCAGGGAGTCTAACACATCTGTGGTGAAGCGGGGCACTGAATGTGCCCCGTCATCCACTAGGTGAACCACTAGCCATTGATTGGAGGACACAAAAATGGCACTGAGAGCACGAGTTGAACTGAGGGGCAGCCTGACCCATGATCATGGCGGGCGCGTTTTCAAGAAAGGGTCGCCACAGATTCTGACCAACCCTGCAGAGATCAAGTATTATCAAGGTCAAGCAGGGTTTGCCGTGACTGTGCTGGAAGGTGACAAAGCAAAAGCCAAAGCAGCCGCAACCCCAGCCGCAACCGATGTGGATGAGGACGGAGATGATCTTGTAGAGTACAGCGAAGCTGATCTGCGAAAGATGAAGAAGGCAGAGCTGGTCGAGATCGCTGAAGAGCTGGAGCTGGACACCGAAGGCACCGTCAACGAGCTGATCGACAGAATTTTGGAGACCCAATAGGGGCGCAAGGGCACCTCAAACTGTTGACAGGAGGTTGACATGCCGTTGATTCAGATACCGCAAAGCGTGCGCCCTTGCCAGATTGAATTTGGAGAGGGCGTTGAACGCTCCAAACCAGGGGCGTTGTACTTCACTCCTGGCTCAACCAAGAAGATCACTGAGGGAGAGCTGGAGTGGATCAAGAAGCATCACAAGCAGCTTGCAGCTGCGTTGGTCATCTTGCCCTTTGACGAGTCAAAGGGGCGTCTGGCCAAGCAGAAGGCTGCAGAGGCACCCGCTGAACAACCAAAGCGGCCCAAGGACAATGTGTCCAAGGCAAAGCAGAGGGCGGCGGCGCTTCTGAAGGGAGAGGCCAAGAAGGCACCGGCACCTGCCAAGCCCAAGGCGAAGGCAGAACCGGCACCAGAGCCAACCCCAGAGCCTGAACCGGAGCCTGACTCAGACGCTGAGGACAAGAAGGGCAAGAAAAAGAAGTGGGGAGGTTGATCCGAGCAATCGGATGACAACCTGACCTGGGGCCAAATTCCTTTGCTTGGCTGTAAGCCAATAAGGGGGCCATGTTGTGTTTCGGATCAACACAGCGAATGGTGACACTTTCAAGCTAGATGTCAATGATGAAGAGCAAGCCAAAAGGCTATTGACGCTGCTGAAAAGTCACAAATTCCAACAAGACATATCAGGGATCACGGTGCTGCGTCGTTACACGAGGCGGCACCGCTGTCCCAACCCTGAGTGCAAACGTCCTGCAAAATTGGTGTGCCCCAAGTGCGGCGAGATTGATGACGGCGGCGTGTTCAGCTACATGGGCGTGCAATATACATTGGCGCGTCCTGACACTTTTGACAAAGTGAGCTTCTCAGCTGAGGGGCTGGAGCGAGATGATGCCGTCAACATGAAAGGCGGTGAAAGACTTGTGTGTTTTGCAGGGGATGTCCAGCTCACAATAATGGCACATGCTCAACAGCCAGCAGCCAGGGTAACTTTGCGAAGGATAGGCAAGCAGCGCTATAATCCACTTGTTGAGTAGTTGCCAGCGAGCGACAAAGGCGACAAGGAGGATGCGCGCATGACAGTTTCACTTCAGCGGCTTGACCAGATCCACAAGCCAGATACCTTTGACGATACAAAGTCAGCAGCAGCCATCGCAACAGCTGAAACAACCAGCGTTGACATGGCTGATTACCATGAATTTTTGATCTCGCAGATGAAGCGGGTCATTCATGGCAACCAGGCTGGGAATTGGCACGACGATCCGGCATCAGTCTTTGGCGGTGATGCGTCATTGTATGGTCTGTTCAGCCAGACTTCATGTGAGGAAAAGAATGCACTCAAGTGGACGTTGAACCTCACTGACGTCACTGTCGGGGCCACGCACAACGCTGTCCTGCTTGCATCCGCAGGCCAGCCACCGAGCAGGCCCATTGCCATCGCAAATACCAGCAAGGGCGCAGTAGTTGCCCAGCTGGCGGCACCGCTCACCAGCCCTCCAACTCATTCGCTCACAGAAAATTCAGGCGAGAATGCCCTGAAGCCCAAGAACCTGGTTGCTGTCTTTGATGGCGATTCAGGAGATCCGCTGTTGTCTTCTGACAGACGTATCTGGGGATTGCTCCAGGTCGGCAGCGCAGCAACGGATGGAAACAGCTTCACGCTCACCGGCAACGATCAAGCGCAGATCAGTTTTGTGCGGCCCAATGCCACGTATGACGATCTGGAAGCTGTGCCAGCGGCAGACATCCAGGGCAAGAAAATCGTGTTCAGCTACACGGACAGGAACGACCTTGCCAGCTTGAGTGAGGATGCCTATCGGGGCGACTTGAGCGAGGCAGACCCAATCAGCCCAGGATTTGGCGGGTTGGATCGGGCGTATGATGGCGGCGAGTACATGGAAGTTGACGCAGGTGACGTTGACATCAGACTCGCTGACACCAAAGCGTGGGTTTTCAGAGCAGGAAGCGGCGGCAGCGTCTTGTGGCAAGTTGTGCGCAACGACGGGGGCACGACCCAAGTTCAGGTCGGGTCGGCAGTCGATGTGTTCAACAACGATGCCGCAGACAGCGACTTTGCCGAGGGGATTTCAGTTGACACCTCTGGGCAGTCGATCAATGTTGGCAAAACGGCGCTTGGGGTCATCGACTCATCGAGCATCGAGACCAGGGCGACTGCTGGCGACAATACGGTCAGAGCTTCTGCTGATGTGAAGTTTCAGACGGTGCGTGAGACAACGCCATTGCCGTTGGACGACGCAACGAATGGTTCGATCAGCGCACTCAAGACTGTGTTTGAAGGCTCAGGGACGTTTGTATCAATTTCTGATGCGATCAAGTATGCCATCCAAATGGGTGGTGTCGATTTGAGCCTCAAGATATTTGTGGCAGCCACCAACTATGGCCAAGGGGTCAACATCCCAGCGGCCACGTTGGACTTGACGGCGTTCAGCATCGATATGAACACGCCAGGGACGGTGGATGCCTTCATCTTCTTGAACGGTCGGTTGCTGTACGGTGGCAACGTCACAACCAAAAATGATGTCTATGTTGGGACAACCCCAGCATCAGGTGACATCATGGTGGACTTCCCCAAGGGCGTCAAGTCTGGGGACGTCATCATCACACTGGGCTTGCAGCAATAATTGCTGCGCGTCATAGCGTAAATGGCCCGCAATGGGGCACATAACGCTGGAGGAAATGATGGTCAACAATGATACCCTGTCGGAGATCAAAGATCCAGTCAGCCGTTCCAGGTTGGAGGGGCTACAAGAGGCTGTGTTTGCCGCAGACAATGAGATCCTGAAGGCGCACAAAGAGCTGGACCACAGGCGAGGGGTCGCAGAAGCGGCCAAGCTGATGGCAGGTAGAATGGTCCAGGAGTGCAACCCAATCAACAAGCTGGTCGATGATGAGCAGATGGAGCCTGCTGAGGCCAAGATCCGCATCGACACCATCATGAAGATGTCAGAGCTGTGCAACACCATCGCCAAGGAAGCGGCTGACAATGTGATGGCACTGAGAGGGCAGATTCAGGGGCTGGAGCGAGCGGTCAAATCAATCAGCTCCAAATTTGCAGAGACTGCTGCCAAATTTGAGAGGTGGCAGCGAGTTCAGGATGAAGAGGCAGATGAATTGGGGCGCGAGGCTGCCGAGGGTGAGCAGGACGGCAAAAAAGAGGACACCCCTGTGTCTATGCCTGCGCAAGACCAAAAACACACCAAGAAAGTGACGAGAGTCAAAGCTCACAAAAAGGGATGATATGCCACGGACACCAGACAGATTCCCTGGCACACGGGAGGAAGATGAGCTCAAGCTAGATCCTGAGAGCACCGATCCAACCACTGTCGGGGCGATGCGAAACGTCAGTGGATACTTCCGACTCAGGGACAACGACGGCGTGCACACGCCATTGGGGAGGGAAAACACCCGCCATGGCGTTGTCAGGCAACTCATTCACTTCATTGACGAGGGGCCAGGCGATGGCTTCTTGAGCGGTGCCTACAAAGAGGTGCTGCCGGCAGCCAGCCCATTCCCAACCAGTGTGATTTGGTGGGAGTCAGCGGCCAAGCTCAAGAAAATAGTTGAAAAGACAATCACGCGCACAGGGGGCGGGGCGACAAATGTCACGCCAACGCCGATTGTGTGGCAGGTGTACGACACAGATGGCACAACAGTTTTGGCTACGGTCAGCGATGCCATCACTTACAGTGGCGTGTTTGAGACAGCGCGCACAAGGACGATCAGCTGATGGCGGGCGAATCACCAGCTGCCATACTGTATGATGCGGCGGGAAACCCTGTCAACGTCATCCTGGATGGCGGTGTTTACAAGTTGGCAGTGGCGGTGTCCACCCCAGCAGGAGGTGCCGCCACTGAGGTCAAAATCAGGGACGGCGCTGGGGTCAGGTTGGCAGGTGTCAACAACGCAAACAGGTTGTTGGTCGATGCACAGATCTCAACAGCGGGCGCTGGGGCGATCATCGCATACCTGGAAGACACAACCCCGACAAACGAGATGGCGGTTGACGGTAGCACAACTCCAGTTGTGTATTCGTGGTCACCAGGGGCGACCTACGATGTTGAGACATCGGCGCTCAGTCTGATCCTTGAGGACGGCAGCATCAAGTTTGGCGAGAATTTCATGGGTGAGACGACGTTGCCCAATGGGATGCTCATCGAGATCAAGGCCGGTGACGTTGTGTACCAAATCACCAATTTGAGACGCACGAGGGAGGTATTGCAGGACGCGGCACCAGGCGGCTTTGAAGTGATCGTGGCAAGCCCCAATGTGGTCAAAGGCTACTTTGGAGTTGGTGGGCTGATTCTCAGGAAGCAAGGCACATTTGCGACGGATGACTATGTGAAGGCGACAGTCAGGGATGATTTGTCCAAGTTGGAACATGCATCCATCCTGATGTTCGCAAAGGAGATTCAGCCATGACGTTCTTGCCAAAGTTAGGCGCGAATGGTGAGATGGGCGTTCAGCTGCTGGGCCCAGATGGCAACCCGCTTGCAACGGGGCCAGGGGGCGAGCTGCAGACGATGATCAACTTGATTGCCGACATCTCAGGAGTCGGCAACATCTTTGGTTTTGACAACAACCCGTCTGGATGGGTCATCTACAGCGGGACACCTGCAGAGGGAAACACCGTCACCGTGACGGTGGGCACCGTCCAAAAGGTGTACACAGTTCAAGCGGGCGACACGCTGTATGATATCGCATCAGAGGTGGCCACGCTATTTGAGGCAGATTCCACCTTCAAGGCTGATTATCTTGCCAGGGCATACCAGAATTTGACATTTGTCAGATCTCTGGAGCAGGGAGATGAGCACGCAAATGATGCTCTGACTGTGTTGGTCGAGCAAGGGACGGCGGCGGGGCTGGACATGTCGGCGGTCACAAGTGACACAGACCCACCCAGCACTTTGCAAAAGATGTTCAAGCGCATCTTGGTCGAGGTCGATGAAGAGGATTGGCGCGTGGGTCGGATCGGAGTGTTTGGCGAGGTCGGCACGCGCACGCGGGCTGACAACCCGATCTTCTTGAGTGTGCGCAAGACGTTGGCCACTGGTGCTGAAACATTGTTCTTTGACAGGGATGTCACAGACCTGGCAACTGACCCCAACATCGACTTGGCCTTCATCACAGATGTGCTCGTTGCCGATGACGTTGGTGGCGAGTTGCGGCTGTACAAGGGGTTGGAACGAGATCGCGTTGAGAATTTCACAGGCGACGGGGCGACAGAGCAATATGAGCTTGCCCACAACTGTGTCGAGATTGCGTCATATGTCTCTGTAACGGTTGGAGGGGTGCCCAAGAGTTTGGGGCCTGATTACACCATCGAGGATGGAGACAGCCCTGACAAGCACATCCTTGAGTTCAAGGCCGCACCAGCAAACGGGGCGGCAATCGTGGTCACATACGATGCCATGCTGCGTGTGCTCATTGCATTTGTCCAGGCCAGCGCATCACAAGCGATGCAGTTTGGCGCTCCAATCAAGTTGGAGAGGGACGCAGGCCACTTCCTGGTTGCGACAGTTTCAAACAAATCCGCCAATGCGGCGGTTGTCGGTGTCAACGCAAATGGTTTCTATGAGCTGAAGCGTGGCATCATACAGCAGGGGCCATAATGGCGTTGGCAAGACCAATTCCGCCCAAGTGCCCAAACCATCCGACCACGGACATGGTCTTGGTCGGTGAGAAGGCGCTTGCTGGGCATGAAAAGAGCGAGGTACACGGGATTGCCCTGTGGATATGCCCACTGGAGACATATGGCACAAACACGATCTTGAACTACAAGGTCAAGGGCGATCCAGGAGAGAACAATGGGTGAGATAGTTCTCACAAGAGCACAGAAGGCCATCGCTGAAGGCCACCGTGTCATGGCGCTCCCAGAAGGGAGCAGGCTTGATGTCATATCGCCCAATTGGTGCGATGAGACAACGTGGTATGGAAGCGCTGAGCAGGTATCGGATGAAACACTGACCGACAGCGGCGATCAAACAACGTTCAATTCCGCAAATCAGAAGTGGATTGACGTGACGCACGGCAAGCTCACAGGCGAAAGAACGTTGCGTGCCGTGTACAAGCCTGTGATCAAGGTCGCAGGCGTTGAGAAGGCAGAGAACAGCCCAGGGCAGAGCGATGGGGATTACACCATCAACTACCAGAATGGCACGGTGACATTCAACAGCTCGCAGACGGGCGCGGCAACAGCAACCTACCACAAGTCAAATGGTTCGCAGTGGAAGGTCACGCCAGCAGCAGGGAAGGTCATCAGGTTGTCATCGGTCGAGGTCCAATTCAGCGGCGACATCGAGCTGACGGACACAGTGTTATTCCAGATCCTGGTAGGAGGGCAAGCAGTTGCCCAGAACGTCTATCAGACAATCATGGACTTCATCAACCAAGCATCAGCATCATACCCAGTCATGCCAGCCCTGGGAGGCAGCGGGTGGAGAGGCATGACGCAGCCGATCCACATTTTCAGATGGCCGTACAACGAGCGTGGCACGCTTGACCTGTACGCATCAAAGGGGATGGAGCTGGCAATCAAGTTGGAAAATGACACAAAGTTCACAGGGACGGTTGCAATTGCAACTTTGTATGGCGTGTCAGAGGGCGAGTGATGAACACAAAATTGCTCACCACCATCATCGTCATCGCAACAATTGCAGGGTTGATTGCGTATGACATCTGGGTCGCCATCGAGCCTACGCCAAGCGACACCATCAGCGTGATCGTGTTGAGCTTTGCGATGAGGCACCCCTTTGCGTCATTTGCCGCAGGCATTCTTTGCGGTCACCTATTTTGGCCGATGCAGTTGTGCGACAAAAACGTGTTTCCAATTCCATTCGTTGCTGTGTCCGTACATTGGAAAACCTACCAGATCGTGGCGCTTGTGATATTGCTGGCTGCTGCCGTTCTTTTGCTAGTTTTGGACATGGCAGGTAAGCTAACAGCACATCCTGCAGCTATGTTGGCTGGAGGGGTTGTGGCAGGCCATTGGGGCTGGCCACAGATCAGAGCAAAGTGGAGATGAAGAGTGGCTGGTCAGTTTCATGAATCATCCATCTTGGCGTTGACAGGCGTCGTGAATGGCGTGAACAAGCAGTTCACTACGCCATCCAGGTACGTTGAGACAACGCTGAGGCTCATCTGGAATGGCCAGGTGTATGAACCGGATGATGACAAATGGGGCTGGACAGAGACCAGCGACTCAACAATTGAGTTGAAAAGAGCGCCAAGGACGGGCGATGTCCTGCAGGCGTACTACAAAGAGAAGGACACAACGACTGGTGGGGAGGACATTGTTGTTGGTTCTCCATTTCACCCAACTGATTTGTATCCATAGGAGGCCCAAAATGGCTGACGCGCAAGAGACAACGACCATGGAGGTCATCGTCCATAAGCAAAACGTGCCCATGATGAAGGGCGAGTCGATCAACATGTTCACCAACAAGTTGAGTCAAGCGGGGCGTGCTCACGTCCTGCGCAAGCTCAACATCACAGAGAAGGATGGTGGAGCATGGCTGGTCGAGGCGTTCCAGGATCGTGCGGTGTTCTCCACCTACAAGGGGCAGGAGCCAACCAAGCACTTCGCATTCAAATACACTCGCAACAAGAGTGGTGATTTTGAATTTGGCGGAGTCATCGAGGTGGAGCGAGTCACGAGCTTCAAGCCCAAGAGTGACATGAGCGTGACCAAGGGCGTCGATGTTGAGAAGGCGGTTTGGACCGCTGCAGCGATCAATGACCTGCCTGACTCGTCATTCGCGGTCATCTTGCCTGGCGGCAAGAAAGACAAGGATGGCAAGACGGTGCCGAGGTCGTTGCGCAAGCTGCCGTTCAAGGATGCCAATGGCAAGGTTGACCTGCCGCATCTGCGCAACGCGCTGGCGAGGTTGTCACAGTCAGATCTCCCTGCAAGCGCAATGGCTGAGGCCAAACGCAAGCTGGAGGCGGCTGCCAAGACCAACTTGCCCAGCAGCGCGGCTGCTCAGAAGCCCAAGAAGGCTGCTGAGAAGGCTTGCGGTGACAAGGTCAAGAAGGGGATTGAGGAATTTGAAGTCAACAAGAGTGCGCCTGAAGAGTTTGAAGGCTGGAAACAGACCACAAAGAGCTTCTGGATGGGCGTGCTGTAACAGGAGGCCAACATGCCAGCACTCTCCAGAGGACAGGAGAACACACAGGCGATCCTGAATTGGTTCATCACCGTCAATGGCGTCCTGACTGATGCCTATGAAGTTGGATTCAGGATTTTTGACATCACAGGAGGTCTGCCTGGCGTTCAAGTGTTCCCATCTGGTGGTGGCTATGAGCCTGTTGGCAGCGGCGCTGGGCACTTTGGTGTTGGGTCATATTTCGCATATGACAATGCGGCAGCAAAGGGCTGGACACCAGAGCTTACAGAGCCCATAGGCACACACCGCATTGAATGGCGCTGGAAGATCAGCGCTGGTGCGCCATACCAAGCTGGGCAAGAGGACTTTGAGGTGTTGGTCCAGTCAGCGGGTTCAACCGTTGACACATACATCAACATCCAGGATGTGCGTGACGCAGGCCTCACAGACACAACCAAATTCCCAGACACGCTTGTCTTGTCCTACATCGAGACATGGCAGGCGTTCTTGGAAAGGGCGTGCCGTCAGTGGTTCATCCCAAAGTCAATGATCTTGTCCATTGATGGGACTGACTCAGATGCGCTTCACTTTGGCGTGCCGATCATCAGCATCGACTATGTGAAGCTGAACAGAGACCCATCTGAGCTTGACGCAGAGCTGTACAAGGTCTACAACGGCATCAGATACCCTGACGACAGGCGCAACCCGCGCATCAAGTTGGTTGGGCCAACAGAGTACAGGGACATCTACACAGCGCCAATCAGGATTGGCAGGCTGTGGTTTGACAAAGGGAGGCAAAACCAAGAGGTCAAGGGCACGTTTGGATTTGTTGAAGAGGACATGAGTGTGCCCAAGCTCATCCAGCGGGCGCTGCTCAAGTTGGTCATCGAAAAGCTGACCAAGTCACCCATCTACTTGGCTGATCCATCAGATCCGCCAACGCCACCTCCACCAGTGATCGGAGATGTGCTTGAAGAGTGGACTGATGGGCACAAGATCAAGTATGGCAAAACAGGGGCAGAGGTAAGCGAGCGCTCACCGTACATGGCTGGCATCACTGACGATCAAGAGATCATCGAGATCATCAAGATGTACAGGGCACCAATCGGTTGCGCAACCCCAGCGCATCCTTCATTCAGGTAGGAGGCGCGCATGTTGCCCAATCTCATCCACCCGATCAACATCACAATCGAGCAATGGAGCGAGGGTGAGACCATCTATGATGACGACTTCAGGGAGCCTGTCCAACAGGCTGCCAGAGTCGAGACCAAGGTGGTGAAGGGGCAGCCCAATTGGGATTTGCAAGAAGCATCAAGCACCAAGGGCGGTGTCGAGCAGGATGCGTCTGGATATGTGTTGTTCAGATACATCGACTTGAATGCCCAAGGGATCACGCTCAAGAGGCAGGACAGGTTCATCAAGATGGGGCACCTTGACACGGATGTCTACATCATTGCCTTGAAACCAATTGGGCACTACCCTGACCAAAACGGCGCATCATTGGTCAAGGCATATTTCACAGACAGAGCGCCATCGAGAGGGGTTGAAGACTGATGCCAGGGGCAGCCAAATTCAAGCTGGACAAGCGCTGGAAGCGGCTTGAGAAGCAGCTTGGGCCAGGTGTTGTACGACCAACGTTGCGCAAGCATCTGAGGCGGGCGTCCCAGTTCATTGGCAAAAAGGGCGAGGCACTGATCAGGCAGGAGATCGCGTCAGGCAGTTTTGAGCCAAACGCACCCCTCACTGTTGCCCTGAAGGGCGGCAAGAATGAACCATTGATCGGCGACAGGCCAGGCTCACCTCTGTTCAAGGCGATCACATCCAAGGTCATTGACGACATCACAGTGTTTGTGGGCATCCTGCAGAAGCACAAGGAATATGACTTGGCAGTCATGCTCCACGAGGGCACAGTCATCGGGGTCACGGCAAAGATGCGTGGCATGTTCTATGTGCTATGGCGCAAAGAGATGGACCCAACCATTGCCCTCAGCGAGCGTGCGCAAGAGCTGTGGGACAAAATGCCAGGCGGTTGGCGTCCACTGAAAGAAAGCACAAAGGCAATCATCATCCCAGGCAGGCCATTCATCAGGCAAGCATGGAATAAAGGCGAGATGCAGTCCATGGCAAGGAAGTTCTGGGACCAAGCGATGGCTGCGGCCATGAAGGAGTTGTCATCGCAATGAGACTCAAGAGGCTAATCAAGCGATTCAACTTCAGCAACGACAACCGTTACAGGATCGAGCTGGGCGCAGATGTGCGGTTGAATCCAGAGACGCACAAGATTCAGTTGAAAGAGGGCGGCGGCGGATACCCACTTGACACAGACCTGTATGCAAAGACGTGGGTGACCATCCCAGACAGCGTGCGACAATGGCTTGGGTTTGAGTGCGAGGTCGTCAACGCAAAGGACGATCTTGGGCAAGACCTGACTGGAGTCAAGTTCAGGCTGTCAGACGGCACAAATGAATATTGGTGGGATGGCGCGGATTGGGTGGTCAATGTGTCGGATTGGAACAGCGAGGCGGATGTTGCCAATCACATCGCAGACTTCCCAGCCACCAGCAAGAAGCTGCAGGTGATCCTCAACCCGTACACGACTGACGGAGGTGTCACGCCAGAGATCAGCGCTGTCAAGGTGTTGTATTCATCCAGCGTTGAACACCAAGAGGATTATGTGTACAGGACCATCGTCAGGCAGCTGAGAGAGCAGGTCAGACCCATCTCAGACTTCCCGATCAAGATCAATGTCGCATCAGCTACGATTGACTTGAAGAATGATTACAAGCTGGAAACGCCATACAACGTTGTTGGGATTGATGCATGCTTCAATCACACGGACGATCCTGACCATTTCACAGACTTGTATCAATCATATGACCAAAACACCCAAATCATCACACTAAGCACATCAATTGCTGCTGGGAAGTTGCTTTGGGTGCGCTTCATATGGGAACCAGAGGTGGCAGTTACCACCGGCCAGGAGTATCACGAGGTGGCCAAAGTGCCAGCTTTGATTCTCACAGATGTCAACCTAATCAACTCTGCAGAAAGTGGGCAAGATGACTGGGTGATCAACAAGTCTAACAGGAGCGCAGTCAAAGTTCCAGGCCCACTTCAAGCTGACATCGAGGTCGTGCTCAATGGCCTAACTGACAGCGCAAGGGACCAAGTAAGATTGGCTGACGAGCTGAAACGGTTTTTCAGAAATAACCCAACAATAACATCAAAAGGTCTTGACGAAATGTTCAGACTTTGGCTGATTGAGGAATACAACGGCCAAACTGAAGCCAATATCGCTGAAGTACATGCTGGGAGACTTCGCTTTTTGCTCGTCAAGGCGTTATTCTTTGAACGTGAAGCTGAAGACGTGTTTGCCGTTGAGAGAATGAACTTGACGGGCGACATGAACGCTGTTATTAGTTAGGAGGACACTCATGGCACAACGGCGGTTTGGCCCGACAAGAGGCGCGGGCGTCACCATCATCGAGCTTGAAGGCGAAAAAGGCATTGAGCCAGGTGCCCTTGGTTGGGCGGCTTATGCTGGGGTCATGGAAAAGGGCCCAGTCGGTGAGCTCATTTTCGCACAAAACAAAAAGCAGTTCCAGAAGAAGTGTGGTGGAATCATCCCTGATTCCTTGCTTCCTGACTGCGCTTTTGACTACTATGACCTGGCAAACGGGGCTGGTGGTCTCATGCTCATCAGGGTCACAGACGGCAACGAGCTTGCCGCTGGGATGACTCTGTATGCGCGCTATGGCTCGCTGCTCACGCCGATGGGCACGTTGAAAGCCAAGAATGGCGGGCGCTGGGGCGGCAAGCTCAATCGGCTCACAGATGACATGAGTGCAATCGGCGATCTCACCAACATCACCCTGGACACTGGTCTGGCTATGAAGACAGATGAGTGGAAGGGCGGTTGGGTTGAGCTTGAAGATGTACCCAACAAGCGCTATCCCATCGTTGGCAACGACGATGCTGGCATCGTCACGGTTGCAGCTGATCAAACGATGCTCGATGACTACAACGCGCTGTCTGGCAGCAGCTTGCGCTATTACCTCGTGCTGGAAAACGAGGGCAAGGCGCTGAGCATCCTCATCGGTGACGGCGAGGAAAAGGCTGACAGCGAGTTCAGCATCAGCGTGTACGTGGATGGCGACTTTGTCAAGAAGTATGCCAATCTGGCCACCGATCCGAATGACCCACGCTATTGGGTGGATGTCATCAACAAGGACGGCGGCAACGATGAGATTTGGGCAACCGATCTTTGGACGGGCGCTCACACCGCAGCAGTGCGGCCAGCCAACCATTGGGGCCTCATCGACACCGTGACGGCAACGGTGCTCACAGCAGTCATCCATGACTTCACCGTCAACAGCGCTGGCGGGGGCGATCCCACGTTTGCGCTGGACGTCACAGACGATGATATGGTGGCCCAGAAGATCACCATCACCATGGCCGATGCCACGAGCGGCGCGGCTGTGAGTGACAAGTTTGGGGCTTTGGGCACGGTGACTTTGGGTGTAGCATTTGTCCCCAACAACAAGTGGACTCCTGAGTTCACAGTGACCGCAGGCATCACAGCGGTTGCGGCGGGCGACACTCTGGTCATCAACTACAAGCCATTCACCCCTGACGCGCTCATTGGCGGTTATCTGTACCCCGACAAGCCCAACGCCAAGAACACCAAATTCAGAATCGTTGACAACGACCATGACAGCATCACGGTCGCAGACGGTTCTGACCTCACCGTGGACGGCGCACCGGCAGATGAGTTCATGGTCGAGGCACCGCTGGAGATGGAAGGCGGCAGGGACGGCATTTCAGATTTGGTCGATGCAGACTACATCCAGCAAGCGTGGGATGTTGGTCTCAGCCCATTCAACCGAGTCATCGGCAAGAACATGGGCCTGATCAAGTATGCGTGCCCAGGCATCACTTCCACCGCAGTCCAGAAAGCTGGTGTGGCATTTGCGGATGCCAAGAATCACCAGTTCAGATACGAGATCCCTGACAACGTGGTCACCGAGGATGGCGCATTGACGCAGGTCAATGACACGCTGGGTCGGTCTGACTATGCTGTCGTGGCATTCCCCAGCTACGGTGAGGTGCCCGATCCGTTCAGCAGCGAGGGCAAGACCAAGCTGGTGCCGGTCACCGGCATGATCCATGGGCGAGAGGCGCGCATCGCAGCTGACTATGATGGCTATCACAAGGCTGAAGCTGGCCTAGATGCCAAGTTGCCCAAGTTGCTCGACATCCCGACAAAGGATGCCTTGCTCAACGAGGAAGTGCTCAATCCAGCGGGCATCGCTGTGATCAAGAAGCTCAAGGGCAACTTCATCATCTGGGGTGACCGCACGGTCAACACAGACCCCACATGGAAGTGGAAGCATCAGCGTGAGCAGATGTCCTACTATGAGCACGTGCTCCAAGAGAGCTTTGACTGGATTGTGTTCGCAATCAACGATCCAGTCACTGAGAAGCTGGCGCTGTCAGCTCTCAAGTCATTCTTCTTGCCGGAGTTCACCAAGCGGGCGCTGAGAGGTGCCAAGTTTGAGGAAGCGTGCATCATCAAGTTGGATGAGGAATTGAACACCGACGCAACGCGGGCCAACGGCGACATGATCTCAGAGATCAAGCTCAGACTCGCAGACACGGTTGAGCGGTTCATCATCCGCATCGGCAAGCAGGGCATCTTTGAGTCTGTAGGCTAAGGGGTGCCAAAGAACGTGTGAGCAAGTTTGGGCCTGGCCCTACTCACCATAAACGGAGGCAATTATGGCAGTCAAGTTGAAGAGATTGATGGGCGAGGCTGGCGCTGGCCTCGATGAATCCCATGGGTTTGACGTCCTGTACGATGTCCTGAAGGGGCTTGTCGAAACGCAGGGCGATCTGGTGGCGCAGTTCAATCAACTCAAGGCGGATTATGACGCGGCCACGACACCGACTGCGGCCACGGATGTGGTCGCTGGGGTTGAGGTCGAATAGCAACTGGGAAGGCCGCAACAAGCGGATTCTTTGACCCAAGGAGGTTGATGACATGAAAGGTGCCATCCAGGCTGACCACATTCCGGTCAACAAGTACCAACTGTTGATCCTTGGATTGCCCCCACTCACCCCAACCGAGGTGAGCGGGCTTGAGGATGAGTTGCAGACGGCAGAGATGCCTGACCGCACTCGTGTCTCTGGCGGCAATCGAGGGCCAAGTGAATTCACGATCATGCTCCCAGAGCACCACCTTGTGGAGCAGGCCGCAATGGAGGCGTGGTACAGGGAGTCACAAGACCCTGTTTTGCCCACCTACAAGAAGGTCGGCAGCATGATCAGCCAATCGATCAGCGGCAACACCACCGTGACCAAGTCACTGGTTGGCGTGTTCCCCACCAAGCGGGTCATGCCTGACCGTGAGATGGAAAACGAGGGCGAGCTGGCGCTGGTTGAATGGACTTTGAGCGTGGACGACATCTTGCCGATCTAAACAGACGACAAGATTCATAACACATACCACGGTTGGGCCTAACAAGGGCACTGCTGATTGGAGGTGAACCGTGATCCAGCCAGAAACACCGCAAGGTGTGGATCCACAGGCCGATGAAACGGCCAATTCTGTTTCCGACAAGGGCGTTGCCCATCTGAAGCGAGTTGTGCTCAAAGAGCAGGGGCCAAGGCTGCCCCTTGGTCTTGTCACAACTGACGGCAGCTATGCCAAGGACATCGCTGTGAGGCGATGGCGCATGGCTGAAGAACGCGAGTTGGGCGATCTGAGGGACAAGAACCGAGATGCCAACGTTGCGCAGTTTGTTGGCATGGTTCTGGCCACGATGTGCACCCAGGTCGGGCAACACAAATTTGAGGGCATGAAGCCAGAGGAAAGGCGCATCCACATCTCACAGATGTTCATGGGTGATGTGTTCTATGCCTATGTCTGGTTGCGCATGCAGGCCTTGGGCAACGAGCTGCACCTCAACTTGAGGTGCCCAAACTGTGGCTTCAAATTCCCGTTCACAGCAGACTTGGAAACCGTTGAGGTTGACGTCTGTGAGAAGTTGGGCGATTCCCTGTGGGAGTATAAGCTCAGGGAGCCATTCAGCATCAGGGGAAAAGAGGTGACAGACCTGCTCATGGGCCCAGCACGTTGGACTTCATTGGAAAACATGCAGGGCGTTGGAGGTCTGAACACAGGAGCAGCAAAGGCAAGCGTCATCCTTGGTTCCATTCACGGGATCGCCAACTGGAAGGACAAGGAAGGGAAACCACAGCAGGTTGCCCTTGCCGAGTCTGAGTTGGATGAGATGGGCAAACGAGACATCGAGGCGATCACCAATCGGGTTGATGAACACGCGATTGGCCCCAACATGTCTGTCGAAGGGAATTGTCAACGCTGTCGATACCAGTACAAGCTGGCAATTGACTGGGGATATGACAATTTTTTCGGCGATTCTTCCCGCTAAGGTCAACGGATGATTTGCGGGAAGAGGTGTTTGCGCTAACCTATTGCATGGAGGGGATGACATACGGTGACGTTGAGCGTATGCTGAGTGTTGACCGTGAGTGGTATTTGAGACGGTTACACAAGCAGCTCAAGAAGGAAGCCGAGCAAATGAAGCGAGGCTCAAGGGTGAAAAAGCCCAGGAGGCATTAGCTCATGGCACTTGAGCGATACGGTTTGGGAGCTACGCTCACAGCAGACGACAAACAATTTGTCCAAGCAAGCAATCGTGCGCGCAATGCCTTGGGACAGTTCATCCAGACTGCTGACCGCACCCCACCTGCCATGCAGCGCATGGCGAGATCGGTACAACAAGCCACAAACCAGATGATGTCTGGCTTCAAGCAGATTGGAGCTGGCGTCAAACAGATGGGAGCGGGGCTGCGCAACGCAGCGCTGGGAGCACTCCCACTCACAGCTGCAGTAGGGGCTGGCGTAGCAAAGGCAGCCAAGTTTGAGCAGCAGATGTCTGGCGTTGGCGCGATCACGCGAGCCAATGAAGAGGACATGGCCAAGCTGACCAAGGAAGCAAAGCGCATGGGCATCGTGTCCGTGTTCAGTGCTACTCAGGCAGGCGAGGCGATGGAGTATTTGGGGCGGGCGGGCGCAAACTCAGACCAGATCATCGCAGCACTCCAAGGCACGATGAATGCAGCGGCGGCTGACGCCATCGACTTGGCGACAGCATCCGACATCGTTGCCCAGGTCGTCAAGGGCATGGCCATGGAATGGGGCGAGGCTTCACACGTCGCAGACGTGCTGGCCCTTGCTTCAGCGAGGTCAAACACCAATATCACAGGGCTTGGAGAATCATTCAAATATGGCGTGTCCCAGGCCAAATCACTTGGGATGTCCCTTGAGGAAACAACTGCCATCTTTGGCAAGCTGGCGGATGCAGGCCTGAAGGGATCGCTGGCTGGAACGGCATTCACCAACATGATGGTGAAGCTATCCAAGCCAGGGCGAGAGGGCAAGAAGATCATCAACGATTGGGGGCTGTCACTGACCAACGCAGATGGAACGCTCAGGAAGGTGAGCGACATCGTTGACCAGGTCAGCAGGAGGATGGCCAAGATCCCAAGCGCCACGGAGCGGGCGCGCATCGCCACTGAGCTGTTTGGCATCAGGGGTGCGCGTGCATACAACGCTCTGGCAGTTGCTGGCAAGGAGTCGATGGACAAGTTGCAAGATGAGCTTGTCGCATCCAGTGCTGGCGTTGGGGCGGCCACAGAGATGGCCAACAAGCGGCTTGACAACTTCCTGGGCAGACTAACACTGTTTGGGGCATCAGTCGAGTCGGTGAGCATCGGCATTTTTGGACCGCTGCTCAAGAGCTTCACGCCAGTCATCGAGCAGATGACCAACAGCTTGAACGGCGTGCTGTTCAGCCTGGAAGGGCTCAACGAGATCAGACAAAAGGAGAACATGGAGAACGCCAAGAGCGCTCAGGCCATTGCACGTGAGTCGAGCAAGCGGCTTGAGGCGGCTGGCGTCACGGACAAATACAGGAGTTCAATGCTGGGAGCACTTCAGGTGATTTCCCGCATGCAGATAGGTGAAGAGCAGTTGTCATCAGCGCAGGTCGAGGCGCGCAAGAGGGCGGTTGAGTCTGCCATCGAGGCTGAGACCAAGAGGCGAGCAGAAGCGCTCAAGACACGGCACTTGGAAGCGGCTGGAGTCAAATCCATCAGCGATCTGTCTGAGAAGCGCAAGAACATGATGCTTCAGCAGATCAACGAGATGGTCAAGGCGAGGCGGGATGCTTCCAAGCAGCAGATTGACCTTGCATTCAGCGGCGCGGCGGGGGCGGCTGACGCTCAGAGGCAGTTGCGCACCCAGGTATTGCAAGAGGCGCTGGACAGCAACAAGAAATTGAGCCAGGCGCAGCGCAGGCAGATTGAGCAAGAGATCGCTGCAATGTCAGAGGTCGAGGCGGCCAGAGCCAGGGATGCTGACAAGATCCGTTCTCAAATCTTTGAGATGGAGACACTGCAGAAGATTGAAGAGGAACACGGGAGCACAGCCCTGCAGATCGCGCTGGGGCTGCAAGATGCCATCGACACGCTCAGGGATGCGTGGGACAGCGTTGTGGCCAAAGTCAAGGAGCTGGGCAAGACGCTTGAGGACAAGTTTGGCAAGGACGGCGTGCGCAAGATTGCCAAATATGCCACCATCTTTGCGATTGTGGCAGGCGCGATGGTGCCCATCATTCTTGGCCTTGTGACCTTTGGTTTCATGGTCAGCGGGTTGATTCAGGCGTTTGCGGCATTCAAGACCATCGCGCTTGGGGCGTTTGCGGTCATCAAGGGCGGGCTGGCGTTGCTCGCAGGGGCGTTCTGGCCCATCGTCATCGTTGCGGGGGCGGTTGCCCTTGCATTCTTGTTCATCAGGAAGGAAGGCGAGTCAATTGGCGACACCCTGGTCAGGGTGTGGGGCAACATCAAGCAGGCCGTGATGGACTTCTACAACAACGTTTGGACACCGTTCATTGACGGGTTCAAGCAGAAGTGGGATGAAGGCATCGGGGCGGTCATTGACAAGTGGAAGGCGGTTTGGGACCAAGCAGTTCAGAAAATCGAGACCACAGTTGCCAAAATCAAAGAGAGGTTCAACGCCATCTTTGGGTCATGGTTCCAGGGCTTGGACGACATGGAGATCAAGTGGGATGAAGTTGGCGGAGCAATCGCCAACGGCGTTCTCTGGGTTGCCAGTGTCGCTGCTGATGCCTTTGGCATGGTCATTGATGTGTTTGTCTGGTTGATGGACACAGTATGGGGATTCATCGAGGGGCCACTCACCGCGCTGAAGGCGGCGGGCGATGCCCTGATGGCAAATTGGACAGAGATCAAAAACACCTTCATGAACGTCTGGAACACCATCGTTGAGACGTTCAGCGGGGTGGTGGCAGAAATCAAGGCAGAGATCAACGATGTCGTGGCAGAGTTCACGTCTGGTGGCAGCACGGTCGAGGTCAATTGGGTCGAGGTCGGCACGACCATCGGCAACTTCATTTCAGCAATGTTGATTGCTCTCATCGAGGTCGTTGGCTTTGTGGTCAACACAATCGGCAAGATCGTGTCATTCTTGATCCCGCTGTTCAAGACGCCCATCATCACAATCAAGAGGGTGTTTCAGGACGTGTTTGGCGGCATCATCCAGATGTTCCAAGGCGACTTCCTGGGTGGCCTCAAACGGGTCGGCATCGGCATCTTCAACGCGCTGACCATGCCGCTGAGGGCAGTCATGGGCGTGGTGATCAAACTCATCCGCAAGATCCCTGGTGCTGATACGCTCGCAGGGAAGCTGGGAGTTGATCTTGGTTCCCTTCAGAAATGGATGGAGGGAGGCATTCAGAGTGACGAAATTGCTGCGCAACTGGACAAGGCTGTACCTACTGTTGCAGCAACTCTAAAAGGCGCAGAGCCGGCAAAAGCGGCAGCGGCGGCAGCACAACCGCAGGTTCAGGCAGCCCAGACCCAAGCACAGGCAGGGACGGCTGAACAGATCGCGCTGCTCAAGGATCAAGTTGCGGCAATCGGCGATCTCAAGGCGATGGAGAAACAACGGCAGGCGCAAAAGCCAGAGGTCAAAGCAGAGATTCAGCTTGAGGACAAGCGCACCATCGACATCAACAACAAGATGTGCGTTGACGGCGAGTCGATCAACGTTGCGAGCGCAAGACACAAGCAGGAGATTCAGGACAGGTCAGGGTTCAAGTCCACCCCGTGGCAACGCAGGGCGATGCTTGAGCACGGCGCTGCTCCGATGAAGGGGGTGGCATAATGGGTTTGTTCCCCAACTTCAGGTCATGGTTCCTGCAGAATCAGACCACATTCCAGATCATGCAGGGCCAATTTGAGCCTGTGAATATGTCCAAGAATGTGAAGCCCAATTGGGTTGGACACACAGCGCTGAACAGGGCCAATGAGATCCTGCAGTTCTTGAATCAGAGTGCTGACACGGTGTCATTCGACATCGTGCTGTATGACAGGGATTCAGTGTTCAGCAACGCTGAAGAGGATTACTATTTGCTGGAATCGTGGGCAAAACCAGATGAGATATATGGCAACCGTCCACCCGTTCTGACCTTCTGGGTCGGCACTGGGTGGGAGATGATGGACTGTGTCATCGAGTCGCTGTCACCGAAGTTTGGCAGGCCCACGTGGTTTGGCAACATCCGCAGCGTTCAAGCATCCATCACGCTCAGGAAGTACACAGCATTTGATTTGGAGTCAAAGGCGGCGGGTGAGACACGCTACCACAGGGCAGCGGTGCGTGACTACTATGAGATGTTGACGCAGAAGGAATATGGCAACCCCATGCTGGGGGATGTCATCAGAAAGCGGCACCCGACAAAGCCCAACGTTCAGACGGGTGACGTCATCAAGCTGCCCAGCATCGAGGCGATCCGCAAGGACAAAGTTGAAACCAAGAGCGTTGCATTGCAGACGGCATATGGCAAGAAGCAAACCCCGCAGAGAGATTTGCGCAGGGAGATGTTTGAGCGACGCAACAGGACGTATGTCAGCCATGTGATCATCGCTGATTGAGGGGAACATGGGATTGTTTGGAGGCACAGACTATTTGGCACCCACCTTTGCTGTCGAGGTCGAGGGCAAGGAATTGGAATATGGTGTCATGCAGTTCTGTGAATCTGTGGAGTATGAGAGCGCTGATGGGATGGCAGATGTTGCCAGAATCAGGGCTGTCAACCCAGACTTCCTGCTCAGCAATGCCAAGGTGTTTCAGCCAGGAAACGAGATGGCGATCTGGATGGGATACGGGTCAGAGCTTGAATATGTTGGGCGAGTCATCATCGCAAAGCAGGTGCCCAACTTCCCGCAAAGCGGGATGCCCACCATACAGGTCGTTGGCTACACCAAGGACAGCAAGATGATGGACAATGAACCCAAGAAGCCCAAGAAGGAAGGCGGCAAGGGCGGGCGCGTGTTCAAGGATGCCACATTTGCTGAGGCGGTTGCCGACAGGGCGAATGACTATGACCTGGGGCCTGAGATTGACGACACAGCAGATCAGCCGCACAATTTCATCCAACGGCCAGGCGTGTCTGACTATGAGTTTGTGCAGGGGTTGGCCAACCTGAATGGATATGTGTTCTGGGTCGAGGGGCTTGAGGATGGCACGTGGGTGCTGTACTTCAAGAAGCCTGAGTCATTGGCATCGCTCCAAGACAAGAAATACACATTCAAATACAACGAGGGAGATAACAGCACGTTGCTGTCTTTCCAGCCTGAGTTCTTGATCAAAGGCGCAATCACCGACATGGAGGTTGTGGTCAAGGACAACCGCACAGGCAAGGTGCTCAAGGCAGAAGTCAAGGAGGAAAGCAACAAGTCACCAGACATCCAGGCGGCAGGAAACCCAACTGGCGAGGTCACCGATGAGTTGACCACTGCCAGCGATGTCAAATTGTTCTTCAACGACTTCAGCTTCAATGTGAACACCAACAGGCGATTCAAGACACAGAAGGAAGTTGAAGAGTGGGCCAAGCAGTGGTTCAGGCGCATGCGTGAGAATTTCATCCTCAGCAGGGGGCGCTTGATCGGTGTCGGAAACCTGAGAGCGAGGCAGACGCACTCGCTGGATGGCGTGGGCAACACATACAATGGTGATTACTACTTCACAAAAGTCAAGCACATGTGCTCCAAGACAGAGGGCTATGTGATTGACTTTGCCGCCAGAAAGGTGGTGCCGTGATGGGCGTGATCACTGAAAGATATTCAGCAACCGTCACCTCAAACGAGGATGATGAGAACAGAGGGCGCATCAAGGTAGCATGCGCACAGCTGTTGGGCGATGAAGAGACAGAGCTGCCGATGTGGGTTGAACCGCTGCATGATTGGGGCTGGTTCTATGTGCCTGATGTCGGTGAGACTGTCGAGGTGGAAGTCATAGTTGGCTCTGACGAGGATGAAGTGCAGGGCCAGATGTCGATTGACAACATGGACATCCACTGGAGGGGCAAGCGCTACTACACGGTGGATGAACCAGAGGGCGAGAACACAGAGGCGAGGCCAATCCACCCAGACTTCCTGGAGGTGTATGGCAAACGGCGAGGATTTGCCACGCCATTTGGTCACATCTTCATGATGGATGACACCCCAGATGCTCCCACGATGTGGCTCACGTGGATGAAAGAGCAGCTGGAGGTCGGGGCGACACCAGAGCCAGAAAAGTACAGCAGACTTGAGATCGAGCCTGACGGCAGTCTCAAGATCACATTGCTCAACAAGCACACAATCCACTTTCAAACCGAGGGCAACAAGTTGCTCATCGAGGTGGATGAGCAGAAGCACAAGATCGAGTTGGACGCTGAAACACCCAAGATCGAGGTCAGCCTGGCAGAAGGCGAGCACACCGTTGTGATGGATGGGTCGGCACCAAGCCTGGAGGTGAACCTTGCGAATGGAGACCACAACGTCAAGCTCAATGATGGGCAATTTACCGCGAACACAGGCGGCGGGGCTGGTGTGGACGTTGCCGGCAAAGACGCAGACGCAACAACAACCCTTGGAGATGGCGCAGTCAGCGCAGCAATCGCAGAACACCTCCAAGAGTACATTGACAACAAGGTGAAGATCGCGTTTGATACGCACATACACCCGACAGGCATGGGGCCAAGCGGGCCACCGACAAAACCGTTGGACCCATACGAAAGCAACATCACTTCAAGCAAGTTGGTGTTCCCTGACGGATAGGAGATACAAGGATGCCATTGTTACCAGCAACGCTCGCTGCAGAGCTTGAGAAGATGGAACCGACAGACAAGGAGATCGATGCCATCAACGCATTTGCAGCTGCGTGGGAAAAGTACATGGAAGGGTCGGTTGCAGGCCCAGTACCAGCCACGCCAGGGTCGTTTGCTGGAGCAGTCAGCAGCATGAAAGGAGCGATGACAGGGATGTCAGCAGATGGAGCGGCGGCAGGGGCGATCTCAGGCGGCATCGGAGCTGCTTGGGGAGTCGTGGCAGGCGCGGCTGCTTCAATTTGGCCACCGGCAGTGGCGGCTGTACCACCTCCAGGCATTGGAGGTATTGCGGCGGCGCTGGCACCTGTATTCGCAGCAAACACGGCGGGGCAATTGGATCTTGCTGCATCAGCACAAGCTGTAGCAGCGGCGATACACACGACGCATTTGGGAGGCATCGCCAACTTCCCACCGCCACCGGCTGGCATCGGGCCACAGCCGATATTGTGAGGTGACACATGCCAAAAGGGCTCAAAATACCAGTTGGAGTGGGGCCAAACGGCGGGGCTGCACTTGTTGAAGGCGACGACAACGACGCCAAGATCATCAAGGTGTCACTTGGCAGCGACGACAGCGAAAATGCATTTCAGCAGGACATCAGTTTGGACGTTGGTATGGTGTTCGATTTGAACGATCCCACGCTCAGGGCTAGAATACTGCGACGTGTGTACAGGATTTTTGATGAATTCAGAGTTCAAAAGCGCTTCAAGTTGAAGAAGGAAACGCTCAAGTGGACAGAAGATGCAGACAAGCAGGAGCTGACGCTTGAATTCAAATATGTCAACTTGGAGAGTGATGAAGACGTGCTGTTCAGGCGAGCATTCACGAGCAGCGATTGAGAGGTGATACATGGCAACCAGGGTGACCATACCTGATTTTGACTTCAGCGCATTCTACTATCCAGAGTTGCTGGAGGCGCTGATCCAATACAAGCGGCGCAATGTGCCGGAGTTGACTGAAGAGCTGCCATATGAGCCATTCATCCAGCTGCTCAGGGCGTTTGCTTTGGTTGGACACGTCAACAACACGCTCATCGACTTGGTTGCCAACGAGTCTACCTTGCCCACCGCCAAACTCGCAGAGACTGTAAGAAACATGCTGCGGCTCATCGACTATGAGATGAGACCAGCGTCACCGGCACAGGCAGATCTGGTATATGAGCTGAGCAAGGTCTTTGTCGCACCATACACGATCATCAGCGCGGCGGCGCAATCGGCGATCAAGAAAGAAGGCAGCAACCCCATTGTGTACTTTGAGGCGCTTGAGGCGCTGACCATCGACAGGACTGACCAATTCAGTTATGTGTATGGCTGCGAGGATGGCGCTTTCACCGACTTCACAACAAAGGCAAACAGCCCAACCACGCCAGCAGATGATTGGACGCCATGGGCAACCCCTGCCGTTGGTGACTGCATCTACTGGGGCCACAAACAGGTCATGTGGAACAAACTGTCAGCGGCGCTGTCATCCCCAGCGTCAAACATCGTTGGGGTGTTTGAGTTCTATGACGGCGAGTGGCGCAAGACGGCACCAAGCACCGTCACAGACATCGGCGGGGGCCAGCTGGAGTTTGACCTGACCAGCCTTTTGGGAGCGCAGAACAGGCAAGGCACTGAGGTGCGTGTCCAACTCAACGAGACAACCGCATATCAGAACGTGCTCAGCGTCTGGGATGGTTCAAAGAACATCGCAACGACGGGGCTGCTTGGTCAGACTGCGCCATCTGTGGATCAGGCTGACTACAGCATCGGATCCAACTGGTCCATCCTGGAAGATGCAGAGGATGAGCCTACCAACTTCACACAAAACGGCAAGGTGGCATACCCACTTCCACAGACGCAGACGCAATATTGGAAGCAAAACGCTGTCAACGGGTATGAGGCTTTTTGGCTCAGATACAGGATTGTGTCTGTGTCCACGCCCACAGCTCCCACGTTCATCAATTGCAGGATGGATGAGGGCAAGCAGTATGTCATCAGGCTTGCGACGCAAGGCAGGAGTCGCACGGACGATCCGCTGGGTTCATCGACTGGGCTGGCCAACCAACGCTTCCAGACCACACAAGACTACTTCATCAACGACACAGATGAGGTCACAGTTGACGGCGAACCATGGACGCGGGTTGACAACTTCCTGTCCAGCTTGCCTGGAGACAAGCACTACACAATCGAGCTGGGGGCAAACGACAGGGCTACAGTCGTGTTTGGCGACGGCGTGACAGGGCGCATCCCGCCATTGGGCGTGGGCAATGTCGCCATCAGCTATCGCCACGGGGCGGCCAACGATGGCAATGTGGGCGCAAACACGATCACCATCGACAAGACTGGGCTGACGTTCATCAACAAGGTTTGGAATCCAAGACAGGCGACAGGCTGGGCAGAGGCCCAGGGTGCGTCTGAAGAGAGCTTGGAGAAGGCCAAGATCGAGGGGCCAGCAAGCCTCAGAATCAAGGACGTTGCAGTCAGCCCAAATGACGTTGAAAATTTGGCTGTCGCATTTGTTGATGAGGACGGGGCGATCCCATACAGCAGGGCGAGGGCGTTTGAAGAGGGGTTTGGGCCAAAGACCATCGAGTTGGTTGTGGTTGCCAAAGGCGCGGGCATCGCAAGCGCAGAGCAGATTGCTGCCCTTGAAGAATACTTCAATGGCAACCCGTATGCCCACCCACCGATTGACAAGCACCTGATTGCCAATCAGGAAGTCACAGCGCTCAACTACACGCCCAAGATCATCGACATCGACGCTGTTGTGACAGGCATTGTCGAGGTCGAGGCGGTCATCAACAGGCTTCAGAGGGTGGTCCAACCAGAGGCGCTGAAGGAAGATGGCGTGACGTGGGAATGGGAATTTGGCGGCGAGGTGCCGCGCTCACGCATCATGCACGAGATATTTGAGACATCAGAAACAATCACAAAAGTTGTGCTGAACAGCCCAGCAGCAGATGTGCCTTTGTTGCCGAGGGAGTTGCCCATGTTGGGGACGGTCAGCATCACAGTTATTGAGCCATAGGAGGTCGGTCATGTCATTTGCAAACAATCTTGAGAACGCAATACTTGATGCCCTGTTGGGTGTCAGCGCAACCATGCTGGGGGCGTCTGTGGACATCGCTTTGTCCACGACCAACCCAGGCGAGGATGGGACGGGCATCACAGAACCATCTGGCGCAGGCTATGCACGAGTCACCGTCAACAACGACGGGGGCGAGTGGGGCGCGGCATCTGGGGGCGTGAAGTCCAACCTCAACAACATCACATTTCCGCAGGCGTCTGGCGGCAACTGGGGGCTGATCAGCCACTGGGCCATGTACGATTCAGGTGTGATGAAGTTGTATGGCGAGATCGATGACGGGGCGGGCACGCCAACCCCGCGACAAGTGAATGATGGAGACACATTCAGGTTCTTGGCTGGAAAGCTGAGAATCAGTCTGGATTGATCATGGCGCTCATCAGTGTAGGCGGCATATCGTCTGGGCAACTCACGCCTCAAGGCAAAGGGGCGCTCATCATCAGCCCAGGCGCACGTTCAGCGGCAGAGCTGACAGCGCTGGCCCGTGGCAACAACCTGTTTGGCACCCCTGGCCTATGCTCTTCATTGATGACAGGGCTGGGGCAAGTTGTACAGCTGGTGAAGATCGCATTGGTCGAGGCGATCACGGCAACGCGCATCCGCATCACATTTGACCGACCGATGAAAAAGGATGCGGCGCTATTGAGCAGGTACAACTACCAGGTGACGCCACAAACGCCAGGGGCTGCCACAATCTTTGTTGATTCAGTGGAGCCAGAAAACAGGCTTCACCCAGAGTTTGTGGACCTCATCATCTCAGAGATGACTGACGCGGCCACTTACAGGGGCGAGGTGAACCCAGATGGGCCTGTTGATCCAGAGGGTGTGCCAATGGACCCAGGCTACAACTATGACGACTACACAGGCATCGGGATTGCCCCGACAGTCAGTCAGGTCGTTGCGGTGAGTGAAAACAGGATTGACGTGGTGTACAGCGAGACCATGAAGGACAACGCAGACATCCGCAATCCAAGCAAATACAGCTTTGACAACGGTCTGAGCGTGATTGACGTGTTGGAGTTTGATGGGCAAACGGTCAAGTTGGTGACATCAAATCAGGTTCCAGGGACGCTGTACACGCTCACGCTCAATCCATAGGTGGAGACATGGCGATACAGGATCTTGCAGGCAACCCGATAGCAACTGGCGCAGCAGGCCAGATGATCGGGTACATCGAGCCACCGGCACCTGAAGAGGTGTTGCCGCTGGACATGTACAGATTCCTGCTGGAGCCGATACGCCAAGAAGATGCCAAGCGTGAAGGGGCGTTCTTTGTCAAGCGCTATCTGCAAGGGCCACAGGCGATCTGGCTACAGACGCAGGAGTCAATCTTCAACATCAAGAAGTTGTGGTCAATCACAGAGTGCCCTGATGAGTTCTTGAAATACCTCAAGAACATCGTTGGTTGGACCAATGACCTCAACTACATCACAGAGGCGCTCAGCAATGATGCGCTCAGGCGGTTGATTGCGGCGTCAATACCGCTGTGGAAGAAACGAGGGCGTGAACAGGCGCTTTTGGACGTTCTGAGACTCGCCACCGGCACACGATGCCGCATCTGGAATTGGTTTGACTACAGGTGGGTGCTTGATGAGACCAATCTGGGAGAGCAGCACGAGGGGAGAGATCCGTGGATCATCGAGCTGCCTGGCCCACCCACGCTCACGGAGTATTACAGCACGCTGAGGATTGTGGATGATGGCTCGCTGAACAGAGAGCTTGTGGCCAATTTGGTCCAATTCATGAGACCAGTCGGTGAGCGTGTCGAGGTCGCATACATCGACTTTTTGGATCAGTTCTTGGTCGATGATGACTTGTCCCAGTGGCAAACGCTTCAGGGGTCAGAATATCTGACAGTGGCAGAGGGCCAGGGGCAACTCCTGGACACATCACAGATCGAGTCGGTCATCACGTCAAGAACAGACGCATTCCAGTGGCATGATTGCGTCACCTACTGGCGCATCAAATTGAGCGGCACTGATTGCGGGTGCTTGTTCTATGTGCAGGATGCCAGCAACTACTATTTTGCCAGCATCAGGCCTGACATCAATGCCATCGAGTTGGGCAAAAAGGTCGGGGGCACGACATCCACGATTGCAAGTTGGACGCCACCGTCACCGGCAGGGCCAATCCTTGATGAGATTTGGTACGGCATCAGGGTCGAGATCGTCACAGAAGGGGCGACCAACAGAATCAAGGTGTTTTTCGATGGCGATGAGATCATAAATACAACAGATCCTGACCTCAGCCAAGGCAATATCGGTTTGTACCATGCCGCTGGGAGCACAGCAAAACTAGACGAAATTGAGATGTTTCAGCTACCTTTGGACACGGAGCTGGTGGACATCAATTCGTAGATGGGAGAGTGAACCATGTCAACAGGCGCTGAATACACCAGCATCACACCCAAGAAGCTGCTTGGGTATCAAGATTTCAAAGACACGCTCTTGGATTACATCCGTGAATCCGTGCGCGAGCAGTCTGAGCGTGTGTGGGATGTGGGATGCGTCCACGGCACCCAGCTGACATTGGCGGCTGACGGGGCTGACAAGTTCCAGATCACAGGCACATCGTTGTCATCAGACGGCGATGGCCACATCATGGACATCGACAACGCGGCTGAAAACAGTGGGTTGCAATTTGAGAACGTGGTCAGCGTCCCATATTACGTTGCGCTCAAGCACAATGTGAGGCCTGTTGGCATCGCCATCAACCCGCGCACCGGATGGCCAGAATACAAGACGTGGCAAGAGGAAATTGGCGAAAAGGGCGAGCCAGACAGCGTCACCGATCTTGGTGCCACGCTGAGATTTGTCGTTGACAGCGTCACCGAGGCAGGCGTCAGCAATGCAGGGCGCAAGGTCTTGGTGTACAAGAACACAGCAGGCAAGAATGCAACCACCGAGGGCGTTGCCATTGAAGTCTGCACAGTGGTCTGGTCTGGAGGCCAAAACCGAATTGAGACTGCAGCCCAATTTGGGCAAGAAACCGTGTCCACCACAGCGAGTGACTACACAGTCATGTTGCTTGGCCCATCGGTCAAGCGCAACACCGACTTGCGCCTGTCACCTGAGCATTGTTTCCTGGGCATCATCACCGGAGCAGGCGCGGGCAACCCGCCATCGAGCTTCGATCACTATGACCAAGAGATCGTCACCGCATCATTGTCCAAGCTCAACCACATCACGAGAGTGGCCAGCAACGGCAGGTTGAAGATCGATGTCAAGCCCATCATCGGCGAGGATGAAGAGAAGCAGATCATTGTCCGTGATACGGGCGGCAACATCAAATTCTGGATCGATGAGGATGGCGACACATACATTGGCGGTGACCTGGAAGTTCTGGGCACCACAACGCAACAGGATTATGTCCAGGTCAACGCGAGTGAGACCATCACGGACAACCTGACGGCTGGCGATGATGTAGGCACGGACAGCCACCTGATCAAAGGGACGTGGCGGCAAACCGACAACGCTGGCACGGCCAACTTCCTGTACATCGATGGCGTCACAGGGCGCATTGGCATCAACAGAACACATTCAGGCAGCCATAGGCTTGCTGTCAACGGCGAGTCGCTGTTTGAGAACAGAGTTGATCTGGAATGGGGTGCGCCTGAAATACGCATGACCGAGACAGGCGTTGCCTACACGGCGGGCGGGCGCTGGCGCACCATCAATGACACGGGCGATTGGCGCTTGGAAGAAAACCTTGCGGCAGCAGGGGATTTCAGCACAAACCGATATTGGCTTGCGTCAGACAGAACCAACACGCGCATGACCACAAATTCCCACCTCACACCCAGGGCCAACAACACTTGGGATTTGGGCGCAAGTGGGTTTGAGTGGCGCGATCTTTGGGTCAATCGCACAGCCTACATTGATGAAATCAGCTTGGGTGTTTCCCCAGGCGAGGGGCTGGGGTCGAACATGATCCCAGACAGCGATGTCACCAGGAACATCGGCAGCGCAGCATATCGCATCAACAAGGTGTTCACAAGGACGCTGGAGTTGTCCAACGTTGCCGGATATGGTGTCAGCAGTGACATCGTGCCTACGGCAGACAACACATATGACATCGGGTCAAACAGCAGACGTTGGGCAAACGTCTATGTGTACAACCTCAACTTCACAGGCGACTTCCTGCCGCAATTTGACAACGTGCAGGATCTTGGAAGCCCAACCCAAAGGTGGGCAGAGCTTCATGTATCGCAATTGGCGCGTTTTGGGTCTGATGGCACGTTCCACTCAACCTATGGGACTGACTCAACGTTGATGGTGGACAATTGGAAGGACAGGACGCTGGATGCGTCAGACAGGCTTCACAGCGCATACATCGAGCACGACATCACGACTGTCGCTGCCACGCCAACGGGCGCGTGGTCAACAGGCCTGATGGTCAAGGCTCATTCGACACACAGTGCAAATACACACCCATGGATGGCTGGCATCTATTCGCACACGACCCACGAGGGGCTGGGCGCTGTTGATTGGAATGACTCAATTGCTGTGAATGTCCCAGGTTGTATTGGCGGCGGGACATTGTCCACTGGCGTTGGCCTTGGCATCTATCATGCCCCTGCAACCGTAGGGACATACACAAAATCTTATGGCATATACATCGATCCTGTAGATCGAGGTGTGCAAAATTGGGCGCTTTACACGTTGGGAGGCGACCACGAGCTTGGCGGTTTGGTCAAGCCGCACACCGACAACGCCCACGATTTTGGCCAGGCATTGTACCGTTGGAAGAAATTGTACATGTCTGACGGTGTGATGATCGGCAACGTCACATCGCCGATCAACCCGTTCCACGTTGGTGACCCCATTGGCTCGCGCAACAACTGGAATTATGTGTACACCAACATGGCTGATGGGACGTGGGATGTTGCAACCAACTTCATCAGCAGGGTTGACAGCCTGAATGGGACGCACGCGGCAGGCTCAGGGGTGTGGAACACCTATTTTGGAACAGAGGTTGCCATTGCGCAAAACAACAGCGCAGGCGGTTGGTACGCGACAGCGCACATGGACGCCAAACTCACCGGCACAGGATCGGTCGATTGGATCGACAGCCTCAGCGTGAGGGTGGCAGGGACGCACGGCGGCGGCACGTTGAACAGCGGCGTTGGCATCGACATCAGCCAGCCATTGGCAATCACCGGCACGCTCACAAATGCATATGGCCTTTACATCGGCTCGCAAACGAGGGCGGTCAACAACTGGGCGATCAGAACGGCTGCAGGCATCGTGGAGTTTGGCGATGTGGTCAGGCCATCGGCTGACGGCACCATCGATCTTGGCCAAGCGGCGAGAGAATGGCGCGATCTGTACCTCGATGGCACGGCATATATCGACACGTTGTCATTGAGTTCAGCAGCAGGGGAAGGCACCGAGCATCTTGTGCCGAGGTTGAACAACACGTACAACCTGGGCAGCGCAGCATACCGTTGGAGCTACTTGTATGCTGACGACATCCAAGGATACTACTTCAGGCCTTGGAGCACCACAGATGGATATGGCGTCACGGCGCATTGGAAGCCAACGACAACCAACGTCTATGACCTGGGCAGCACCGGCAGGACGTGGCGAGATGTGTATGCAAGCAGCATCCATTTCGATGCTGCCAGCAGCGGCTTCAACAACCTATTTGGCGGTTCAACGACGGGCGCTGTCATCTTTGGCAATCCATCTGCGCACCTGGAGGTCGCGCTCAAGAACAACGACAACAACGATGCGTTTGGCGTCACATATTCTTCAGCAAACAGCGGCACGGGCGTCAACGACACCGTTGCCTTCAAGACGGGGCCAATTGGAACATACAGCAGATCGCTGTATCCGCTGGCCAACAACTCCTTTGAGCTTGGCTCATCAGCGGCACGCTGGTCAACGATCTATGGCACCAACGTCAACATCAGCGGCACGTCAAGCCTGGTCAATCTTGATGTCACAACGTCAATTGACCTCACGGGCGGCACTTTCACGATGCCCACGGGCGCGGGGCAAGGATTTGACTCGCACCTGTATCCATCAGCGAACAACACATACGACTTGGGCAGCCTCAGCTACATGTGGAGGGATGTCTATGTCTCTGGTTGGGTGAGTACAACTTACCTGGCATTGCAATCAGGAGCTGGGCAGGGCGTCAGCTCGCACATGAACCCAATCACCAACAATACCTACGATTTGGGCAGCGCCACATACCAATGGCGCAACGCCTATTTTGATGGGACTGTGACATGTGATTACCTCAGCGTTGCAAGCGGGGCGGGCGAGGGGTCAACCAACCACTTTGTGCCAGGGACCAGCAACGCCTATGACTTGGGTGGCGCATCATATCAGTGGCGCGATCTGTACATCGATGGGACGGCAAACCTTGACGCAATCGCAGGGTGCGCAACGGCGGCCATCACAGCGCTCACAGGGGTGTCAACGGCGGCCATCACAACTTTGACCCCAGGGACCACTGACGGGCAAGGTTGTGCAGGGCACTGGAAGCCAACGACTGATGACACATATGATTTGGGAGGATCTGCGAGAGAATGGCGCGATCTGTTCATCGATGGCACAGCCAATATCGACACGCTTGCCTTGAGCACAGCAGCGGGCGAGGGTGTGTCCACGGACATCGTGCCGACATCGAGCGGCGGCGCATTGGTTCTGGGCAACTCCAGCTATGAGTGGTATGCATACTTTGCTGGGTTGACGTCATCAAGTTCAATCTCAGCCAGCAGTTCCAGCGGATATTTCAACTATGTGTACGCCAATCGGTTGGGCAACAGCGGCGGCACATTTGTCTACCTGGACAACTCTGGGACAACCTACATTTCCAGGGGCGTGTATCCGACTGTGGATACAAACGGCAGCGCTCAGAATCCAGCACTGGGGCTGAGCACAAATCGTTGGGCGTGTGGTTTTGGTTGGGGCCCATGGAACAATTACACCAGCTACTTGCTCAACAGACCCAACACCACAGACGCGGTTGGAATCCATGCCACCGTCTACAACAACACGATCAAGGCCAAGTTCTTGATTGTGACAAACGGCACAGCCAACCCCACTTTTTACAGCAATTACAAGTGGAACACGGCGACAACTGGGCATGCCACGCGCACAGGGGTTGGACTGTTCAGACTCTATCTGGACACAGCGTTGTCCAGTTCATACACGGCGTGGATTGCGCATGCTATGTATCCACCGTACATCGCCATTGCATACAATCTGGCCACAACGTATGTTGACATCTACTTCTACAATTCATCGTTCACCAGGGTGGACACAACAAACATGAAGGTTGCGGTCATCGCAGTCTGAAAGGAGGTCCAAATGATATTGCTCACAACGCCAGTTGATCCAGGGGCGCACGATCCTGGGAAGACATACACGCACATCAAGATCGCGCACCTTGACATCTACCTGGAAAGCAGGAACCTGAATTTTGCTTGCAATGGGGGATACCTCGTTGGCGGCGAATATCAATGGGGCGCGATGGAGGTCATGGAGACAAACAAGACGTTTGGGATTCACGAGGCTGATTTTGACAACATAGTCGCCAACACGCTGACCACAGCGGCTGGTGTCCGTGTGTACGATGAAGTGGCCAACGCCTTGTATCAATGGCTCCTGGACAACGGGCATTTCGCAGGCACGCTGGTCTAGGATTTTGAAACGAGGCATGGCGAGGCTATTATTCACCATCCAATTGGCCGCACCAAGGCGGCACAACAAGGAGAAAGACAATGGAACCACAGAAGGCACAGAAGTTTGAGCAGACCGCAGAGGCCCAAGAGTATCTTCAGAAGCTGACTCAGGGGCGCATCAAGTTGACCCAGGATGCCTCATTCTTGGAGGCAAAAGCCCATCAGAATTTTGTTGGGCTTCAGAAGCAAGCCAACCAACTCCAGACGCAACGCGACAATGCGCAGAAGCAGATCGAGAGGCTGCAAGAGCAGGTCAAGAACGCAGACAGAGACTTGGATGGTCTCAGCGGCCAGATGGCTGCATATGCGCAGCTGCTCATCGCAGCAGAGGGCGAGCGGCGAGGCTATGAAGCATTTGTCGCCACGGATGCCCTGCCAGACCCTGGCCCGTTGCCACCGCCCACCGAGATCGGGCCAGATGGCAAAGAGAGGCCATGTGCTCCACCTGATGCTCCACATGAAGAAGCAAAGGGTGAAACCAAAGGCAATGGCAAGGTGACCAACATCAAGGCCAAGGCCAAGGGGAAAGGCGCTGAAGCCAACGCATAGGAGTCAGGATGCTCACAAAAGGTTCAAAAGGAAAATCAGTTGAGCAGCTTCAATCACACTTGAAGCAGCTTGGCTATCTCAACAGCAAAGTGGATGGCGACTATGGCCGCAAGACTCAAGCGGCAGTGGTTGCTTTCCAGCAAGCATACTTGGTTGACGGCATCGCCGATGATGTGACACTTCAGGCAATCGACAAGGCGGTCAGCGCATGGGCAAAGACCGAAAAGAGCCTGCTCATGCCTGTTCCAGTCGGGTACAAGGCGGTTGAGGATGCATTTGGCGCCATCGTGTATGACAATGCCGAGGGCGGCAACATCGTCATCACCAACGACTGGGTGGACCAGAACATCATCAAGGCCGATCTTCCCATTGTGGGCATCCAATACATCCACAGCAAGATGGAGTCTGTTTTCAAGGCAGTGCTCCAGGAGGTCATCGACAAGGGGCTGGACGGTGAGATCATGCAGTTTGGGTGCTGGTGTCCACGACACAAAATGCACGATCCCACGAGGGGATTGTCCACACACAGCTGGGCCATCGCATGCGACATCAACTGGGCCACAAACCCTGTTGGCCGAGTCGGTGACATGAATCCAGCAATCGTGGACACATTTGAGAGGCATGGCTTTGTATGGGGCGGCAGATGGCGCACCCGCGATGACATGCACTTTCAGTACTGCAAAGGATATTGACCCAAACAAGGAGGCATGGTCATGAGAAAGTATCTGATGATGACGGCGTTGCTGTTTGGGGCGCTGATAGCGTTCCCACCGTATTTGAGCGCACAGGATGCTCCGAAACCAGCAGCAGCGGCAGCAGAACACACCACTACGGCAGCGGATGCTGCAACCCCATCCGAGGGTCCATCCACAGCTGCAAACACACCAGAAAACGCATCGGAGGCAAAACCAAAGGTTGACGCACCGACCACCACCGAGGTGAAGGATGCCGTCACCGATGAAGCACCGAGTCAGCCCAGCGATCTGTTGGTGGCAGTCCAGAAGACAGTCAACGACTGGAAGACACTTGGATGGCTCGCAGGCATCATTGCGCTGCTCCAGCTGCTGATGAAGATCCTGAAGTTTGGCCCTGTTGATGAGTGGTTCAGAGTCAACAAGAAGAAATGGCTCAAGCCATACATCGCTGCAGGCATCGGGGCGTTGCTGGGCGGCTTCAGCACCTACACCACAGGGGCGGGGGTGCTCAACAGCGTTGTCGCAGGTTTGATGGTTGGGATCACCTCAGTCGGCTGGAATGAGCTGGTCAACAAACTGTTCCAGCCAGAGAAACGGGAGGCATGAAATGCCAAAGATGGTTGCAAATGTAGTCATGTTTCAGAGCGGTGATCCGGCAGGCGGGCCATCGGATGTCATGTTCACATATGACGTCTGTGACGGGCCAGCTGTTTCTGAAGGGAAGGTCTATCACGTGGAAGAGCCAGATCACGAGAAAAAGTCACCCAAAACCCTGTGGGCTGATGCCGTGAAGGCAATCAAGACCGCAGAAGGCATCAAGTAGGAGGGCACCATGGCACGCGAATTTGAAAAAGGACCAACCAGAGTGGTGTTCACCGGCGATGCAAACCTTGGACCAAAAGAGTGCTGGTGCGAGTATCGCGTTGTTGACGGCGATCTTGCGGAGGCACCCAAGAAGTTCAGGCCTGAAAATGAGCCTGACTACACCGAAAAGTCCAATGCATTTTGGGCAGGGATGATGGCCAGCATCGCCAAGGTTGAGGGCATCAGCTGATGGCCAATGGGCTACAGGACTGGTTCAAGCGATATTGGCTGTGGATCCTACTCTTGGGTGCGCTGGTCATTTTCGCTGTCTCCTGCCTGTTCCCCAAGGCCAGCGACAAGTCCAACATCCTGAATGAGACCAAAGAGAAGGCCAAAAAGCTCAAGGATGAACGCGCACAAGAACACAAGGCCATCGTTGAAGAGATGGAAGGGCGCATCAACGAGCTGATTGAGATCAAGGCCATCAAGGATGAGGATGAACGGCTGAAACGTCTTGCAGAGTTTGCCAATCGGAGGGGCAAATGAGGGGCGCTGCTTTCACAGTTGCGGTCATCCTGTTCATGTCGATGCCGGCATGGGCGCAAGAGAAGGTTGTGCCGCTGAAAGCTGGGGACGCAGCACCCTTCACAGCCCTACTTGTTCCAGAGGCGCGTCTGACCGAGTTGCTTGAGGCAGAGCTTGAGCTTGAAAAGCTCAAGAAGCAGCAAAAAGTTGACGAAAAGTACATGCTCAGCATGGAGACTATGTACAAGCTGCAACTTGCAGAGGCAACGAAACCACCCAAGTGGTGGGAAACACCTAGCGCAAACCGCTGGTTTGGTTTTACAATAGGCATCGTGGTCACAGCCTTGGCTGTGTATGGAGGTGCCCAGATTGTGAAGGCCAGCGGCAATGATAGGTAAACTTGTCACAGTAACATTGTTCACGAGCGGCGCTGTGCTTGCGGCCAACGGCGCTGAGGCTGTGACCGGCAACCCGCTGTTTGGCTTCGCAGAATATGGCGTGCTGGGGCTGTGCGTCATCGCGCTCACAATAGCATTGGTCAGGAAGGATCGCCAAGTCAACGCTTTGTACATCAGGCTCATTGAGAAGGCTGAGAAGGATGCCACAAAATATCATGAGTTGGCTGAGGCGCTCAACGACACCTTGAAGGAGCTTGTTGATGCAGTTGAGGTCAAGTAGGAGGCCATGATGGGTCTACTCAGGTGGCTTTTTGGTCCGTCAATTCCACCGGCAGCCAGCGAGTGGGATGAAAAAGAGTACAACAGATCGTTGCGGAGGTCGATGCCGCCGATCCAAGTTGATCTCATCAAACGCGCTGATGAACAATCAAAGCGCAAATATGATGAGATGGACAAGCACATCGTCAAGCTCAAAGAGGCCAAAGAGAAAATTCAGAAGCTGAAAGCGGCCAAAAATAACCAGGCCGCAACATCCGCTACAGCTCCTGAACCAGAGCCAGCCAACTGAAAATTCTCAGCCCTTAGCCCCAAAAAGCAGTAGAAGGGGGCATGGGCATCAGACTGAACATAGACAACAGGCACGTGTACATCAAGGGCGCAAGCCCAAATACACTGCGTGCGCTTGAACATGTCACAAGCTACTTGGTGGCTGGCTACATGTTCTCACCAGCATACAGGGCCAGACCCAGACGCTGGGACGGGCGAGAGCATCTGTTGAAGTTCAGCCCCAAGAAGGGCTACAAGGCACCCATCGGTCTGCTTGGCGACATCGTGCGCACGCTCAACGAGATGGGCAAGCGATACGACATGGACACGTCAGGGAGATCACTGAATGGGCCTGTCATCGAGGTCGGGTGGAATCCTGACGTGGTGCTCAGGCCATACCAGGTCGAGGCGGTGGAAGCAATCTGCCAGGATGGCACTTGGGACTATGGAAGTGGTCTGCTCAAAATGCCCATCAGATCCGGCAAGACCAAGACAGCCGCAGGCATCATCCACAAAATCAAACGCAGAGCACTGTTCATCGTTCCATCCCAGATGTTGTTGCACCAGACCAAGGCATCGCTTGAAGAAACCCTGGAAGGTGTCACTGTCGGCATGATAGGAGACAGCGAGTGGCGCGTTGACGACATCACTGTGGCGACGATACAGACGCTGGCGAAGAACGCAGGAGGCGTCAAGAAGGTGGGCAAGCGCACCATGCGCGTCCCACCCACGCAGCAGTACAAGGAGATCGTCAAGCACTTTGACCTGGTCATTTTCGATGAGTGCCATCATCTGCGAGGTGATGTTTGGCACAAGGTGTTCATGGACTTCAACTGCAGGTACAGGATCGGGTTGAGTGCCACCATCCACCTCGACAACGACAGAGAGAATGAGCGGGGCGTGATCTGGCTCAAAGCGTGTTGTGGCGACATCAAACACGAGGTCGGCACGAGCTTCCTGATTGAACAGGGCTACCTGATGCAGCAGAAGGTGGAGCTTGTCGTGTGCGATCAGCCAGAAGGATATGAGGATTGGAAGTGGTGTCAGGAGCTGCGTGACGCGCTCATATACGAGAATGAGTGGCGCAACCGCAAGGCTGTGTCCAAGGCCCAAGAGAAGATCGCCCAAGGACTCAAGGTGCTCATCGTCAGCAACAGACACAATCAGCTTGCAGCGCTACACGAGATGCTGGTTGCTGAAGATGTGCCGCACGCCATCGTCATCGGGAATGACAGGATGGATGAACGCAAGGCAAAGGTTCAGGCGTTCTTGGACGGCGAGGTGAGCGTGCTTTTGGGGACAGTGTTTGGAGAGGGCGTGGACATCCCTGAGATCGAGTGCGTCATCAACGCAGAGGGCGGCAGGGATGTCAAGGCAGCCATCCAGCGGATGAGAAACATGACCCCAGCTGCCGGCAAGACTGAAGCGGTGTTCGTGGACTTCATGGACATGACCAACAAATACTTCGCCACGCACTCGGCAGAGCGCTTGGCAACGTATCGGTCAGAACATGCGTTCATGATTAGAATAGTTGAATGAGAGAAATTTCTTGACCTGAAGTCTGGGTCGAGTTAGAACGATGATCGCTGGTTGCTGTGCACCGTCAATCAGCAAAGAGAAGTTGCCTGACGCACCTCCACCGATGGGGTCAAACGTCCTGTTTGGCCTGCACAGCCATCGATGGAGGTGCGGGGCTTTTTTTTGCGGAGGTTATAATGAAATCAGGCGATGGCGTGGAAACAGGTGGGCACGCCACGATAGAACAGGCGTATGATGAATTGACAAAACCAGGGTTTGCCGTGTGGATGAGGTTGATGGTCACCCCCAGGCATCACCTCAGCTCAGGTCGAGAGAGACTGGCAACGCTGATGGGATACTCCAGAGGGCGCTTTGACTACATCCTGAAGGAGCTTTACAACAAAGGGTACATCGGGCTTGAAAAGAACGCCATGGTTGGGAAACCAACATCAATCGTTCTTGCGCGCAGAGCCATCCTTGCAGGTCGCAGCCACTTCATCCGACTGTCCAACCACCTACTCGCAGATCCAGATTTTGAGCAAATAGCCAGTCCAGAAGTCCATCAAGCATCACAGGAAGATCACAACAGGCATCCCCAACCGATCATCTATCTTGACCACTTTCCAGAAGTGGTTACAGATATGCAGCAAAGTAGGGAAAGGTCGGATATGGGAGCTTGTAACCTACCTGGTCAATTTGCTGTATTGGATCCAACTTGTATGTGTGGAAGTGCACCACATATTGCACCTAGCGGTTTGTTATCATTGAGGAATCACACACCGGAGAAGGTGGCTGGGGTTGCACAGTTTTTCGGAAATTTCCAGAAATTGGACAAGGAAAACACACAGTCACTTCGCAGCAAAATGCTGGCAAAGGGCAGAATCAAATATGGCTCTGACACAGTGGTAGCGTCCCAACGCTCGAAAACAGAGACTGGGGCGAAAAATGGTGTGCCTTATAGGGAATATACATCATCAGAGATCAAAGAACAGGCAAAGGACGTTACCCATAATGGGGAGGGGCACAGCAAGCAGGAAAGCACAAAAGAAGATGAGCCCAAGGCCAAGCGCACAGAGCTGTCTGAGAGACTGGCCCAGAAACATGCTGCTGTCAAGGCGGCGCGCACCAAGGCGCGCAATGATAAAAAGAAGCTGCCACAGAAGCCAATGGAGTGGGAGCAGCTGGACCTGAGAGGGCACCCGTCAATATCGTTTGAGCCCAGGTCCAAGGAGCGGGCGGCAATCATGGAGATCCTGGACCGCAAGCCCAAGGACAAGAGGCGGCAGGCGGTCATGAAGAAGCTGATCAGCGAGATGGGCCGCATTTACACCCGATTCAGGATCATGCTTCAGAAGTCAAAGAACCATGAGCCAACGTTCAAGCTATCGCCCAAGCTGAGGGATCGCTACTGTGGCCTCATCGCGGTGGAGTGCCTGTACAACGAGATCACCCCGCGACAGCTCTTGGAATATTGGCAGGAGCACGTCACCGACTTCGCAGACAAGGATATGAAATATCCATCGTTGAGCTTCCTGGCTGCCCCGTATGCGGCAGAGAAGGTGGCCAACGCACTCTTTGAAGACACACAGGGTGGCCAAAAGAAGTGGAAGCCTGGCAACTTCAAGCGGCACAAGGATGACGCGCACTCTTTCAGCGACACTGGCAGTCTGGACAAAAGACTGAGGCGTGGACTCGTGGAGGCTGGGTTTGACGTGCGCGCATGTGATGACAGATACCTGATGACCATCCAGCAAACCGCCAAGACCATCGCTGCAGGCCACAAGCTATTTGTGAGCGAGCCCATCAGAGCCATGGTGAAATGGGCCGTCACGCATCTGTATGGCGGGGGCAAATAGATGAGGACAGAAGATGAAGTGAACGACTTCAAGTCAAGGGCGTTCCATAAATACATTGTGGCTTGCAAGGAGTGCAAGGGCAACGACTTCACGTGCCAATGTAGGCGCAAGTTTGACATCGCTGTGTCAGCCTATGAAGGATGTGTGCCGCAGGACTTCTGGCACATCAAGCCATCAGACATCACGCACAACAACGAGATTTTCAAGCAGGTTGTGCAGCAGTACGTCAACAACATGAACAGGGCGCTCAAGAGGGGCTATGGTCTGTTGTTCCTGGGTGACAACGGAGTTGGCAAAACCTACTTCATCAGCTATGTGCTCATGGAGGCAATCAAGAGGGGGCGCACGGTGTACTACACCACGATGCCCGATCTTGACTTCAACATCAAGCGAGGCTTCAAGCAATCAGAGATTGAGGAACGTCTGTATTGGATGCTCACCTCAGACTTCCTGGCGATTGACGAGATGGGCAAGGAGAGGGCCAAGGCTGACAACAAGTACATGGACGCGCAGGTTGAGCGCATCCTCAAGAGGCGGCTGGACGACAGCAACCCGATGTTGCTGGCGACCAACATGGACTTTGAGAAGATGGGCCAAGCCTATGGCGCAACCGTTGCCTCGATGCTGGCAGGGAAGTTCCAAGCCATCACGATGGAGCCAGGGGATTACAGAGAGAAGATACATGAGGAAATGACCAAGGAAATGGGCTACAACGATGAAATTTGACAGGGGCTTTGAAGAAGACATCTTGTCACGCTGTTTGCGTGACCCACAATTTTTGAAGAAGGCAGCCCCATTGCTGGAGGCCCACCACTTTGGAACGGCCCAGCACGCTTGGATTTGGAAGACAATCAGGCAGGTCTGGGACACATACAGGGAGAAACCCAACGGCAAGATCCTGGTGGCCAGAGCGCAACGCGACTTCCCCAAGGATGAAGAGCGCAAGGTGCACTTGGAGCTGATCAAGAAGATCGCCCAACGCAAGGCAAAGGCGGCGCACGCCATCCTCAAGGAGCTTGAGACGTTTGTCAGGGGCGTCAACGGGCAGAGGGTGATTGAGGAAGCAGCCAAGGAGCTGGAAAAGGGCGATGTGGACAAGATGTGGGAGGTGCTCAACAAGGCATCCCGACAGGACGTCAAGCCACGAGACTACCACGTTGTGAAGTGGATTGAGGAATTCAAGGACAGGCAGCTGGAGCGCAAATACAACAAAGAGCATCCAGGCCACATCGTGCGCATCCCGACAGGCTTCAAGCAACTTGACCACGTGCTGGGCGGCGGCATCGAAACGAGCGAGTTGGGGCTGGTCATCGCCACGACAGGGAAGGGGAAGTCAATCACCCTGGGCAACCTGGCATATTGGTCGGCAGCCAGCGGATTCCCCACAGCCTACTTCACGATGGAGATGCCGGCAAAGCAGATCGCGCAGCGGATTGACTCACGCTGGAGCCAGATGGAGTATGCCAAGTTCAAGCAATTCGACTTCCTGCCCAGCGAGCTGAGGCTGCTGGACACCAAATACAAGCACGCCACGACGCGGCTGGGCAACAAGCTGATGATCATCGAGTCGCCAGTGCGCAAGACCACCGTCAATGACCTCATCAGATGCCTCGATGACCTAGCTGAAGAATATGACTTTCACCCCAAGCTGGTCGTGGTGGATTCTGGCGACCACATGAGCGCCACGAGGCGCTATGAGTCATTCAGGCTTGAGCAGGCAGAGGTGTTTTGGGGGCTGTCATTCATGGCCCAGCAAGGGCCATATGCCGTTTGGTCATCATCGCAAGCGGGCAAAGAGTACAAAGACAAGGTGGCGGGTGCTGAGGCGGTCAGCGAGAGCTATGACAAGGGGCGCATCGCTTCCATCGTCATCAGCTTGAACACGCCAGAGAAAAAGAGCAGGAGCACCAAGGTCACCACAGACGATGATGACGATGAAGAGGAAAGCGGCAGCGGCGGGGGCGCAGCGGGGCCAGAGGCGTACACACGCGGCAAATACATGGAATTGCATTTGGGCAAGTATCGGGATGGCGAGGACAAGATCACCATCCCGATGGATGCTCAGTTCAGCAGGATGTACATAACAGAAGCAGAGGATGACGAGGAATGACATGGGAATTTCAAAGCAAATCATGTTGGAGCAGATGGATGAGGATGACAACGAGATCGTTGCCGAGTGCGACTGGTGCGGAGCAGACGTGACGGCGGCCAGGCTCAATGAGATGCCGTATGACGGCGGTGAGCCTGTATTTGTCATGTGTGAGGAATGCGACGTCAGGGACGACAAGAGCCAGACGTTGGATCCGCCAGATGATTTTGACGAGGTGGAGCTATGAGCGAATCAGACATCATGAACACAGTGGTCATGTCGGTGAACACGCCACATTGGCTGAGCAACGATGAGATCGACATGCTGGGGCAACCCCTGCACCAAGAGACCAACGATCCTGTCACTCAGTACAACAGCGGTTGGTACTGGTGGGATGAGACATGGGCAGGTTGCTTTGGGCCATATGGCAGCCAAGAGGAAGCACGGGTGTCAGTCAAGAAGTACAGCGAGACACTGTGATGGCAAAGTTCAACCTGCAGGAAGCGCTCAAGGGGCTCAAGGATGCGAAGCAGGAGGCGGCACCCAGGCCGTGCCCCAAGTGCGGTGAGCACGACGCAGACGGGCCATGCTACGGGTATGACTGCTCAACGTATGAGCCAGACTTTGATTGCTCGGCAGAGATCCCGCAAGAGTGTGACACGTGCCTGTACATCGCTTGCGAGGCGTGCAGGGTGAAGTTGGTCAGCGAGATTCTGCCTGACCATGTGTTCACCAAAAAGGGAGGCCACTGCAAGAAGTGCGGCGGGCCAGTGGGCGATACTGGGTGCCCGAATGTTGCATGCTTGGGCCAACCCTTCCAGCCAAATGGCCAGTACATCGAAAAAGAGGCGCTGTACAAGCTCATTGACGCGGCAAACGCCAAGTGGGATTGCGCATCAACCAACGCAGCGATGCGGGAGTTGATGACAAGCATCGAGCTGATGCTTGAGAAGGGCGGCAATGCCAAGTCTTGAGGCGCTCAGAGACTGGTTCAGAGGCCACGATGTCGAGGGGTTGCCATCGCATCCCAAGCCACCGAGGTCTGCCCAGTTCAGCAGGCTTCAGGATGAGGGATATTGCGAGCAGTGCAAGCACGACGATGGCTCAGAGCGCTGGGGAAAACGGGCACCCGTCATGACAGCATATGAGTGGGATGGCAAAGGGAAAGATCCAAACCTGCCACCTATCTTGTGTGACGAGCACATGGAGATGTGGTGCGAACATTGGACAGAGATGTGGAATGAATACTACAGCGACAGGATTTGAGCTCATATGCGGCGATGCCGTGGAAGTGCTCAGCAAGATGGAGGCTGAATCTGTGGATATGTTTTGCACAGATCCGCCATATGAGAGTTTGGAGAAACACAGGGCAGTCGGTTCCACGACGCGGTTGAAGGTGTCAGACGGCAGCAGCAATCCGTGGTTCAATGTGTTCCCCAATGACAGATTCCCGCAATTGCTCACAGAGCTGTATCGTGTGCTCAAGAAGGGTCGCCACTGCTACATCTTTTGTGACGATGAGACCAGCGATGTGTTGCGCCAGTATGTCTCGATGATGCCAAAGGGAAGGCGATTCACGTGGTGGAAGCGGATTGTCTGGGACAAAGAAGTCATGGGCATGGGCTACCATTACAGGAACCAACATGAGTTCATCGTGTTCTTGGAGAAGGGCAAGAGGCGTCTGAACAACCTGGGCATCCCATCTGTGTTGCGGTTCAAGCGCATCGCAAAGGGATTCCCAGCTGAGAAGCCAGTGCCGTTGTGCGAGGTGCTGGTCACAAATAGCACGACGCCAGGCGAGGTCGTGTGCGATCCGTTCTGTGGAAGCTCATCCACGGGGCGAGCAGCGAGGCTTCACGGTTGCGCCTACATTGGCATCGACACAGACCAGAAGGCGCTGGACGTGTCGGCAAAGAAGATGTTGGCGATGACGTTGAGAGGCGAGATCAAGCCATGGACGCCCAAGGCGATACTGAAGGCAAAAGAGCAGAATGAGCAACGCCACGAGCAACTGAAGGAGATTCTGAAAGGGAGTCGCGCATGAAATTTGACATCGAGGGCTGGTGCCGAGACAATCTGGACAGAGTGCGCTTGGGCAGCACAGGCCAGATCATCGCGGTGTGTCCTTGGTGTTCCAAAGATGGCCACTTTTATGTGGATGGCGAAAAGGGCCACTACATCTGTTTCAAGTGTGAAGAAGCAGGGCGCTTCATGATCGGGCTGATTGCCCAAGTGGAGGGGATCAGCAGGGGCGAGGCGCAGCGCTACATCATGCGCAACGAGGTCGAGTTCAGACGCAAGGAGACACCGCAGACGTTGGTTGAGAAGGTGCTGGCGCTCAGGGAGGGCGACGCACCAGACGATGCGGTTGACTTCCCGTTGCCGGCAGAATACATCCCTGTGTACAAGGATGGCCATTGGAGTTTTCCTGTGTACCTGAAGGAAAGGCGCATCAAGAAAGCCACAGCGCGTGAATGGGGAGTCGGTTGGTGTCGATCAGGGCGATATGGCGGGCGCATAGTCATCCCAGTGGAATGCCCCAATGGAAGATCGTTCACGGCACGCGACACGACAGGCCAACAGCAGCCCAAATACCTGAATCCAAAAGGTGCCGACCACGCCAGACTTTTGCTTGGGTGGAAGCATCACAAAATCGAGGGCGATGTGGCCATTGTCGAGGGGCCATTGGACGCAATCAAGTTGTGGCAGCACGGCATTCCCGCACTCGCACTCATGGGCAAGGTGCTGCATCCAGAACAACTGGCGATGCTCATCATGAAGCCCAGCGACGCAGCCATCACCGTCATGCTTGACCCTGAAGAGGCAGAAGCGCCATACAAGGTCGCAGAGCAGTTGTTGTGTCGCTTTGACCACGTGTCGATTGCGCGGTTGCCGATGGGCACAGACCCAGGGGCATCAACGCGCAAGCAGGCATGGGAGGCATACGACAACGCGGTGAAATATACTGGTGACAGGCGTGGCAGATTGAGTGCAATCGTTGGTGCGAGCAGAAAAAAGTTGGAGAAAATCTATCAATGAATTCAATAGGAAACAAAAAAAGTTGCCTCCAAGGCAATTTTTTTCTTGACTTCTGGAAACAGATCGGTTACAATTTAAGTTGAAAGTTGGAAAGGGCAAATCCAACTCAAAAAGGAGAACGGACATGGGAAGCAAGCACACCAAACTCGACAAGAAGGGCAGAGAGAAAATCCAGTGCAGGATCTGTGAGTGTTGGTTCCATCGTTTGGAAGTCCACCTCAAGGTCGAGCACTCGATGTCTCTCGCAGATTATCAGGCCAAGTATCCTGGCGAACCAACAATCAGCGAGGCGGCGCGCAAGATGGCGAGCAAAGGGCAGAAGCGGGCGGTCAAGGCCAAGCCAATCGAGCCATCGAAAGGGCCAGAGCCCAAGGCGGCAGAGGTCGTCACCGAGTCGGCAGAGGATTTCAAGGTTGGCGTAGCCAGGCTCAAACTCGTCAAGGACGCAGACCTCACGGCGCTTCAGAAGGCAGAGGTGCCGAAGCACGACGCCAAGTGGCTCCCAGGCAAGCGCGAAATGGAGCACATGGAGCACATCGCAGTCGGCATCGAGGACAACGACAACATCTTCATTTTCGGGCCCACAGGCGGCGGCAAGACCACCATCGTCAAACAGCTCGCAGCAATCGTCAACACACCTTGTATTCGGTTCCAGTTCAGCCAGAAGATCAGCATTGAAGACTTCATCGGCCAGATGGAGATCGTTGTTGACGAGGAAACCGGCAAGCAGGTCACACGCTGGAAGGATGGCGCGTTCACCCGCGCATGGCGGGATGGATATTTCATCATCCTTGACGAGATCACCATGGCACCGGCAGGCGTTCTGATGCGCCTCCAAGGTTGTCTTGAGGGTGACGATCTTGTCCTCATCGAGAATGGCGGCGAGGTCGTTGCGAAGCACCCGCGCACCCGCATCTTTGGGACGGACAACACCAACGGGCGCGGTGACGACACGGGGCTGTACGCTGGCGCCAACGTTCTCAACGAGGCAACGCTTGACCGTTTTGGTACCATCATCAAGTTTGACTACCCAGACAAGGAGACAGAGACGCAGATCCTGGTTCAAAAGACTGGCGTCAAGATCGATTGGGCGCGCAAGATGGTCGAGATCGCGGCCAAGGTCAGAGACGCACTCAACCGTGAAGAGTGCTATTGCACATTTGGCACTCGCAGGCTTCTGTCTTGGGCCAGGAAAGCCAAGCGCTACAACGACGTGCGCAAGGGCGCAAACGTAGCAGTCATCAACAAGTTGGGCGCTGACGATGCCAAGTTTGTTGACGGCATCATCCAGCGGTATTTTGGTGGGGAGGTGTGAAGCCAAAAAAAGTTGCCTCCAAGGCAACTTTTTCCTTGACTTCAAGACCAGGAGGCATTAGACTTAGAATCAGGCAAAAACGGAGAACGGACACATGAAAAAAGCCACGCAAGCAATCAATTCACTCCTTGGACCATTCCAGAAGATCGCACGCGCTATGTCGAGAAACTGGAACGTTCAGGTTGTTCCATCGGGATACGACTGCAGCACAGACGGCGAGGTCATCAAGTATCCATTCAACGCAGATTATCTTGACGGGGCCAACCAGAAAGTTCTCCACGGATTGCTCGATCACGAGGTCGCACACGTCGCAGAGGAAAGGGAGCACACCGAGGCAGGCCAGCGCACCCCGCTCAAAATCATGCGCGACTGCAAGAGCACCAAAGAGCGCATGCTGCTCAACGTTTTTGAAGACATCAGGATCGAGCACAAGTACAGCGCCAAATACAAGGGCGTGTCAGAGAATCTTCACGAGGCAAACGTCAACAGCGTTGATCTCTTCAAGAAGCGCCACGGGATTGACGGCGAGACCAGCAAAGGCAAGCGGGTCAATTTCTGGCACACACTCGGCAGCGCCATCATCATGAAGGCGAGAGGCTACAGCGTTGAGTGGCTCCCCAAGAAGTTCCAGCCATACTTGGACGCGGTTCAAGCAGAGGTCGAGGAAAGCACCAAGACTAGCTGGGCCAAAGACAGCCACGAGTTGGCGTTGCGCGTCATCGACAAGATCAACGACAAGGTTGACGATCTGGAGCAAGAGCGCCAGCAGCGCCAAGAAGAAAAGCAGAAGCAAGAGCAAGAGAAGCAAGACGGCCAAGACAAGCAAGAGGGCGATGCCCAGGAGCAAGAGGGCGACAGCAGCGAGGGCGAGCAGGAGCAGAGTGACAGCGGCAGCGACAGCGAGGGAGAGGATCAAGAGGGCGAGGGTGGCCAGAGTGGCGAGAGTGACGAGGATGAGCAGGAAGGCACGGAACAGTCCACCAGCAAGGGCGAGGATGGGGATGACGAGGGAGACAGCGAGGCAGGCAGCGACGGCAGCGAGGCACCCAAAACGGGCGCACCCAAAGGCGAGGATTCAAGCGAGCTGACCGATGAAGAGCTTGACCAGGCGTGTCAGGCTGGTGACGAGGCAAGCACGGACGCAGAGACAGACGATCTGATCAAGCAAGTCAAGGATCAGGTTCTGGACATCGCCAAGGGCGAGGCCAGATCGCATCGGCGCTACATCCCCAACCCCAACGTCCTGAAGCGAGATCGCTGGGTCAAGCCGCACATCCGCAACCCAGAACACGCCCAAGCAGAATACAACAAGGCCAAGGAAGTTGTCGCTGGGCAGATCAGAGGTCTCAAAGGCAAGCTGCTCAACGTCATCAGAGCCAAGGCGGCATCCCGCATGGAAAGCGGCCACCGCAAGGGCAAACTCGACAAGGCGCGTCTGGCCCAGGTTCCCACCGGCAACGTCAACGTGTTTCAGGTTGAGAAGGAAGGCGAGACACTGGACACGGCCATCAGCGTCGTCATCGATCTCAGTGGCTCGATGGGTCCAGGGTATGACCCAAAGTACAAGGCATATTACGCCAAGCTCATGGCCATTGCACTCAGCGAGACTTTTGACGCGTTGAACGTGCCCTTTGAGGTCATCGGATTCCACAACGATTGGAACGCATCGGTCAGCATCATGCCAGGGACGCAGCGTGGTGAGCCGATTGAATATGTCATCTTCAAGGATTTTGGAGAGAAGTACAAGCGGGTGCGCACCCGCATGAACGCCATCACGGGCGATGGCAACAACACAGACGGCGAGGCCATCATGGCTTGCGCACTCAGGCTCGCAAAGAGGCCAGAGGCGCGCAAGATCATGTTCATATTGTCCGATGGGATGCCGGCAGGCGGCGGGGTTGATCGCGGGGTGCTCTGCAAGCACCTTGAGGAAGTCATCACCGAGATCACCAAGGCGGGCATCGAGGTCGTGGGCATCGGGGCGATGACCGACCACATCAAGGACTTCTACAACAAAGAACACGGAGCGAGTGGCGCGGTCATCAACGACATGACCAAGCTAGCAGTTGAGGTGTACAAGCTGATGCGTGCCAAACTCCTGGACGCCAAAAGGAGGGCGGCATGACAGTTTCATTCCCAGCTGGATTCAAGTGCGACGGCATCATCAACGAGGTGTACCCTGAGATCGAGCGCAGGGTGTTTCCATACATCAAGCAGCGCTCACGCAGGATCGCCCACATGCTTCCAGGCATCGAGCTTGACGATGCCATCCAGGAAGGGCGGTTGGCGCTTTTGTCAGCGCTGGCCAAGTTTGATTTCAACAAGAACAAAGGGAAGCTGGAGAGCTACGTTGGGCGCGTCCTGATCAACACGTACCATTGCATGGTGTACGAGTCGCTGACGCAATCCAAGGTTCCACACGTCATGGCCAAGGATGAGAATGGCAATTGGGTGAAGCGGCCACGCTTCCCCATTTCATTGGACGCCATGCTTGCTCCAACGGATGACGAGGTGTGCCCATACGAGCCACCAGACGAAAAGTGGGTCAGCCCTGAGCAGGAGATCACGCACCATCAGCTCAGGTCTGATGTCGGAAAGTTCACGATGAAGATGTACAACAAGCTCACAGGCACGGAGCGGCTTGTGTTCAGGTGCAAGGTGCATCCACCGGCAGAAATGTTGGACATGCTCTACACAGAGGGTGTTGAGTTTGTCTACAGGGATGAAGGGGGCGAGTTGGCGCTTGAACCAGGATTCCAGGTGACCAATAGGCAGATCGCCAAGTACATCAAAATCGACAAGAACGCTGTGGACTGGGCCATGCACAAGGTCAAAAAGTTGTTCACAGAGATTGCCAAATATGACGATGATTTCAGCGATCTGTTTGGTGATGTTGTAATAGGTAGGGGATGGCCAATGATACACATGACACGTGGGGAGCACCATGACATCGAGTGGGCGAAAAGAATCATCAAAAAGCGATGCTTGGACAGCGTCCCATTGGCCGGATACATGCAAGAGCAAGACCACTTCCAGACAGCTGGAGAGGTCGGGCAAGATGGAAAACCCAAGTGGGTGAGGATGATCAAACGCTATGCGTGGGGGTCAGAGGTGACCCTCAAGCGAGGCAAAGAATATGTCACAATGGTTATTGAAGGACGTTTCAACCCGCTGACAGGAGAGGTCTTTGGCGAGGATGGCATGCGCGAGGATGTGCCAGTCAGCTGGTACAAGACGTTGGTGAAGGAGCTGAAGCATGGCTGAAGAACCAAAACGCGATGTGCCATTTTGCACAGGTGAATATGAGGCAGGCGACGGGGCGTGTGACGGCAACCCAGAGGCTGATACAGAGTTTCAACGCAACCACTGCAAGTACAGGGACAATTGCGTTGCATTCCAAGCATACCTGGCAGAGACCAAGCTGAAGGCTGATGACTTTATCGAGGCGCAGCCGCACCCAACGCATCCAGAGGGCGTGTTGGGTATCCCAATCAAGGGTGTGAGACACTTTGAGAGGTTGTGCGCGAAACAAGTCAAGCGCTATGGCGTTGTTGAAGGAAGGATCACGAGAGATCCGACACGGCCCAAGAAGCCCAAGAAGGCACCTGAGAACGATGGCCGCAAGGCACTCAGGCCCAGCAAGGAGGCCCAGGAGCTTGCCAGGAAGGCAATCACACAGCGGGCCATCGAGCGCAGAGAGATTCTGAAGAGGATGTTTGACCACTTCAAGACGGTTATGGTTGAGAACCTGGAGGTGTACAGGTTCACATCCCCAGGCGAGGCGGTCAAGCCAGGCAGGTTCTACATCGTTGACAGGATGAGGACCAGCAACTATGTGAGTGTGTACTGCAAGATGACGAAAGGCAGGGATGCACCTGTGGCTGTCATCAAGTTCAAGACGCGCTCAATGACATTTGACATCGAGATCCCTGTGGAGCACACAAGCTACATAGGAGTTGGAAAGGTGACGATGGACAAGATCAAGCCGCAACCGATTGATGACGGCAAGTTCAGGTCTGTTATGATGAATCTGGACAAAGAAGGGGTTGCGTTGGCTGCTCAGACTATCGCGCACCTAGTGAAACGAGGTAAGATTGATTTGCCACCGGCATGCTGATGGTCTTGCCAACCGTCGTTCAAGGCTGTCGGAGGCAGGCGGCACCCCAATTCGTGATTGTCTGCGTCAGCGGGCTGTCCGTTCTCCTGGGGTGCCGCCACTTTTTCCCACATCGGAGATAGCATGAAACAAGCGATCATCGCAGGCGGCGGTGTGTCAGGGTTGATCTGCGCATATGTGTTCAGCAAGCACAAGAACGTTGAAACAAAGGTGCTGGAGCCCAGGACCATCGGCGGTGAATTCTTGGCTGGAGGACTGAAGTACATCCACAGCACAGATATGATGGAATGGTTGTTCAGGAAGATCGGCGTGATGTACAGCCACTACACTGTCCAAGGCGGCATTTTGCTCAGAGGCGAGGTGCTGCCATACCCAAAGTGCTTCCAGGAGTTCAACAAGGATGATGCAACACGCATCCAGGCCGATCACTACCGCAAAACGAGGCGGATGGAACCAGGCAAACACAGCAACCAGGCAATGAACGACCCAGCGAGCATCAAGCCAAGACGGGCGCTGAGGTGCCATTTTCCAGACATGATCAACAAGCTGGCGGCGCACGCAAACATAATCAGGGCTGGGCTGGAGCGTGTCGAGGATGACCATGTTGTCCTTGCGGGCGGCACCACGATGCCATATGACTACTTGGTGCTGACTGTCCCTTTGTGGGTGATTCAGCGCGTGGTCAAGTTCTATGTGCCCGATGGGATGGCCATGAAATTGAATGTGGCCTTGATCAACCCAAAGCGTGACAAATACGCCAAGTGGGATTATGTCTACACGCCATACACACCAGAGGATTGCATCCACAGAATATCGCCAGAGGGCGGTGGATACGCTGTCGAGGTGAACGGAGATTTGAACAAGCAGGCGCTGTATTCTGACCTCAATTTCATCTTCAGGGATGGTTGGTACATAGAGAGCATACGTGAAGGATTGAAGGGGCACCTGTTGCCCTTGGATTCTCAACCAAAACTCCCAGAGAACGTTGAGTTGCTTGGGAGGTTTGCAAAATGGGATCCAAGAGCGACAACGGATGTCACACTTGAAGAAGCAGCAGACCTGGCTCAGAGGTGGTTCATATGACGACAGACCAATGGAATGAGATGTGGCAGAAACAACACGACCAACAGGTTGCGTTCAATATGGACCCCAAGGGGATGAACGCAATCACCAAGGCTCAGACAGCAAAGGATCTTGCTTTGGGCTTGTATGAAGAGGCAGGCGAGCTGTCGCAGGTCGTGGCCAGATACAAGGCACACATTTTGAGGTGCCCACCCGTTGAGAAGGTCAACGTGGCAGACGGGGCGGCTGACGTGCTCAAATATCTCATCAGCATCGCACAGCTGTATGGCGTGACCGCCACAGAGCTGTACGAGGCATTTTTGCGCAAGTCCAAGGTCGTTGACGACAGGGCAAAGGGCGAGAGGCTTGAGCTTGAGCGAGACACAAAGCTGATCATCGTCGATGTGGACAACATCATCGCAGATCTCAGCGGGTGGCAAAGCAAGCTCAATGAGGCGCGTGGCGGCGCACCGATGAACGACAGGACGGTGCAGCTGCTTGAGTCGCTGAAAGAGGACTTCTACAGGGATGGTGGCTTTTTGGATCTTCCACCCATCGAGGGGGCGGCTGAAGGGCTGAAGGCAATCAGCGAGGCGGGATGGAAGATTGTGCTCATCAGCGCACGGCCATATTGGCAGTACAAGCGGGTGTATGGAGACACGGTTGAATGGCTCCAGAAACACGGGATGACCTATGACTTGATCTTGTTCAACAAGGACAAGGCTGAGGCCATCTATGAATTCATTTTCCCTGCCAGGCCAGCATACTTCATCGAGGATCGAGAGAAGCACGCAAAGGAGGTCGCTGCCATTGGCGTGCCTGTGCTCCTATTGGCTTGGGATTACAACAAGGGCATCGAGGACAACAAGCTGATTACACGTGTTGAAGATTGGCCATCAATCGTCAAGGCGGTTGGGAGGCCATCATGAATATCACAGAGGTCAGAGTTGGCAGCAAGCAGATGTACGTCTGTGACTCATCCAGTGATGATGAAAGGGCGATGATCGGCAAGGATGCACCGCACGCCCATTATGCAATCAGGCGTCAAGAGATTCACGCAGAGCTTGCCGCATTCAAGAAGGTTGTTGAGAAGGTGGGCAAGGTCGAGTCAGTCATTGAGTTGTTTGGCGGGTCAGGTTGGCACGCTTCCATGATTCAGGATGCGTGCAAACCGATGAGCCACTTGGCGCTCGATGTCAACAAGGATTGCATCGAGTCGATCACGAGATCGCTGCCCATGGTGAGGGCAAAGCAGGCTGACTCATATGCATACATCGCCAAGCAAGCAAAGAAGTCTTGGGATTGGGTGCATGCAGATTTCAATCAACTCACGTTCAACCGATACCTGACTGAAACACGCTACTCAGATGCTGTCAGCTCAATTTTCAGGGCGTCCAGGGAGTGGGTGACGCTGACAGACAGCGCGGTGTTTGGTTTGGCAAGATTCAAGAAGAACAGGGAGTCATACGCAGAATCAATCAGCATGGACGTTGATGACTGGTATGACTATTTCAGGGCAGTGGCCCTGCACTACAAGCAGAAGTATGATTTTGGCACTGTTGCGGTTGTCATCTGGCACCGCATGTCTTCAATGTTCCTGCTCAAGAAGGGCGCAGAGCGGGGCGGATTTGAAATTGAAGAGGTGAAAGACAAGGTGCCTGTCAAGGTGATCAGGACATTCAAGGAGGATTGAAGATGAGCAACCCAACACCAAAAGTAACATTGTTGACGTGGACGAAAGATCCGCTGGAGACTGTGTACAGCGTCTGGGAGGCGTCCAAGACTGAGGACAAGCTGCGCACACCAGAGGAAATCAAAGAGCAGGTGCCGCATGAAGAGGTTGAAGAGCTGTTCAGGGCGGTCATTGCTCAACGTATTCCAGTTGGCGAACACGTGGATCTGGTCTACATGATGGAGAACGTTTCAGTCAGCTGGAGAGAGCAGGCTGTGCGTCACCGCATCGGAGTCACACCCAGCCCAGAGCGGTTGGGGTCGGACATCGTTGTGGACAAGATCCCTGATTTGGCAGACAGCAGTTGGTGGTCGCAGTCGATGCGCATCCAGGACATGGGCCATTATGCAACCAACAAGCAGTATCGGTTGCCACCCACGGTTGTCGAGCTGGGCAAAGAGAGCTTGTTTCACGACACGATGAAGGTGATCGAGTCGGCATACAACGAGCTGGTGGCGGCAGGGGTGCCAATGGAGGATGCGCGTGAGCTCATACCGTTGGGCGCTCAACACAGAATCAGCTGGCGGTTGAACATCGGCAGCCTTGCCCATATTGTTGGGAAGCGTGGGTGCTGGATTCTTCAGCTGGGCATTTGGGGGCCAATCATCGAGGGGATGATCAACGAGGCAGCAGAGAAGATCCACCCGATCTTCAGAGAGCTGGTCTCACCGCCATGCCTGAAAGGAAACAAGTTTGGCGGGTGTATCTACATGGAAGAGTGCAGGCGGCGCTTGACAGGTGATGACGCACTTCCACCTTGCCCGCTGCACCTCAATTTCCATCACGTTGACGAGTCGGCACGTGGGATGTTGCCGCTGCAGTTGCCGCACGTGGATGTGCCACGCAAGGATGAAATGATCAAACGCGCTGAGCAATATCGGCGCTTCTGGGGTCGAGATCCCTACACAGGAGAGCTGAAGCGATGACCAACCCGAATGAAGACAAAACCGTCAACACAGAGTTGTACAACAGGCGGTTGATGAACAATGTTGTGCGGATGCCCATGACAATTGGGCCGTGTCAAGGCTCAACCATCATTGATGTAGAGCACGATGACAAAGCGCTTCTTGACTATTGGGGAGATGAAGGTGTGTGCTCGCTGGGCTACAACACGCCAGAGGTCATCCAGGCTGTCATGAAGTTCTTTGGGAGTGGCCACCCGCATCAGTTGCCAGACATCTATCCCAACCAACGGCGATGGGATGCTGCAGAGATCATTTGCGACCGCACAGGCATGGATCACGCATTCTTTGCCAACAGCGGCACTGAGGCAAACGAGTCGGCAATCAAGCTGGCACGCAAGTATTGGTGGGACAAGGAGCAGGGGGAGATCCTGAACACGGCAAAGCGGCACGTGGTCTTGACCATCAAGGGCAACTTCCACGGCAGGACGGCCAACAGCATGGCGGCTGGAGACTTCAGAGTCAGTCCATATCACCGCCATGGATTTGGCCCAGGGTCGCAGGGGTTTGGCGTGTTGGATTGGGAAGCAGACTTCAGCAAGGTCTATTTCAAACAGACTGTCACAGATGGAGTCGAGCACAAACCAAGCGAACCAAATTGGGATCAAGTGGCAGCAATCATCCTTGCTCCAGTGCTTGGCAACAACGTTGTCCAAACATACAAACCGGCATTCTGGCAGGAGTTGAAACGCATCAGGGATGAACACGGCGTGCTGCTCATCTATGACGATGTGCAGGCTGGGTCGGGGCGCGCAGGATACTTCGCAACGTGGCAACACCCAGACATCCAGGTGAAGCCTGACATCATGACATTGGCCAAGGGCATCGCAATGGGATTCCCAATGAGCGTGATGCTCGCATCGGTCAAGGTCGCAGAGGCGTTCACGCCAGGCGTCCACTTCAACACATTTGGAGGCTCACCGTTTGTGTGTCACATGGCAGTTGAGATGTACAGGTGGTTGGACAAGAACATCGAGTTGGTGCGCAAGAAGGGGGCGATGATCAGGGCGTCATTCGCTGAGATGAGCTGGGTCAAAGAGCATGACGGGTCAGGGATGCTCAATGCGTTCACACCAGATTTTGAGCAGTTTGGTTATGATGGGTTCAGGTTCATCCACGAGGCGAGGCGCTTGGGCTTGTCCTTGGCCACGCACCGGCAGTATGGGCCGATCCGATTCACGCCACCTCTGAATGTGTCAGAGGCAGAGGTCCAGGCTGCATTGCAGATCCTGGAGGTGACGCACAGGACTTTGGCAACGACATGATCATCATCCTTGAAGGCTCAAATGGCGTGGGCAAATCCACCTACGCAAAGGCATTATCAGACCAGCTAGGTGGATTGCCCATTGTCAGGCCATTCAGGGACGGCGACACGGAGTTGCATTGGGGATACAAGGGCCAAGAACGGTTCCAGATGCTCAGGGATGAGTTGAAGGTGCCGGTCAACACGCACGTTGACGATCTGTACGCAGCAGACTTCTTGGCCACATTCCAGGTGAGCGCCATCTTGGATCGTGCTGTGCCGTCTGCTGTCGCCTATGGTGTGTTACACAACCATGATGACGGATGGTATGGGCAACGGTACGTCGCACGCAGATTGATGGAGTTCTGGCTGTCTCTCATCCAACGAGGCAACGGGCCAATCGTGTACATCTGGTTGAAAGCGCCATATCACATAGCACAGGGCAGGTGTTATGGGAGGTGGTGCCCAAACAAGAAGCAGTACACGCTTTTGGACACGTGGTACAAGAAGATGTTTCAGGCAGTCACGCTGACCAAGCGCCAGATCAACACGGGTGATGTCGAGATCGAGGATGGCGTCAGGAGTGTTGTCAATCTGGTTGTGCCAGAGTTGAACGGTGCCAAGCATTGAGGAAATGAGGAAGTGGCTTCAAGGCCACGATGTCGATGGGCTGCCGGAAAGGGAGGGCAGTTGGTCGCTTGAACCGATCAGGGAGGCAAAGCAAAACCCGTTCAACATGCCAGCAAAGCAGTGTGCGCGGTGTCAAGGAACGGGCGATTGGTCAGGAGACATCTGTGTTGCTTGCGAGGGGCACGGCTGGATCCCAAGGCATTCAAAAGGCAACTGGGCTGACAACATGGCTGCCAAGGCCAAAGCCAAGAAGGAAGGCAGACACAAGGGCGGCAGATATGTTGTGAGCGCAGATGGAAGGGATGCATTGTTGCACTTTGGCAAGCACGACGGCAACAACCTGTCGCATATTGCCGAGGTTGACAGAGGATACTTGAGCTGGATCATCAGTGAGGACTTCCCCAAGGAGTTGAAGAACATCTGTGAATACCAGCTGAGGCGAACAAACAAGTTCAGAAGGCGATAGCATGGCCAAGAAACCCAAACAAGATATGGTGCACTTGCACGTTCACAGCGACATGAGCCAGCTGGACGGTTGTGGCAAGATCGATGCGTATGTGAAGAAGGCCAAAGAGATGGGCCACCCAGCAATTGCGCTCACAGAGCACGGCACCATGCGTGCATATTATCAACAGCTGTTGGAGTGCCAAACGCACGAGATCAAGCCTGTGTACGGCATTGAGTTCTATGTCGCAAACGACATGCATCGCAAGGGGCTGACTCCTGAAGAGAAGGCAGACATCACCAAGGGGCTGAAGCGCACAGAGTGGAAGGATGCCATCAGGGAGTATGAAGACAGACATGGCATCAGGGATAGATACCACATCACAGTCTGGGCAAAGAACAAGGCGGGGCTTGAAAACCTATTCAAGCTGTCGTCAAAGGGGTGGCTTGAGGGATTCTACTACAAGCCACGCATCGATGTTGACGAGCTGATCAAGCACAAAGAGGGGTTGATGGTCGCCACAGGGTGCCTGTCCAGCATCGTCATGGACCATATCACCATCGGCAAGCGCAAGCGGGCGATGGCAGAAGCAGACAAGCTGTATGAGGCGTTTGGGGAGGATCTTTGGTTGGAGGTGATGCCTCACAATCTCAAAGAGCAGGCGATGACCAACAAGTTTGCCATCGAGCTGATGAGCAGATGGGAAAACAAGGTCAGGCTCCTGGCTACGCAAGATGCGCACTATGTGGAACACAGCGATTGGGAAGCGCACGAGGCGCTGTTGTGCATCGGCACCAACGACCACCTGAGCAACCCAGATCGGTTCAAGTTTGGCGACGGCCAGTTGTGGCTCAAAAGCAGAGCAGAAATGTTTCATGATTTCATGAAATATCACAGCTACATGGGGAAGGGGCTGATCAAGGAGGCGCTGAACAACACGCTGGCATTCACGGAGCGGGTTGACAACAAGATCATTGAGATTGACAGGTTTGCGTGCTTGATGCCGCCAATCGAGATCCCTGAAGAATACACAGATGACTTTGCATACATCAGAGCGTTGTGCATCCACGGGTGGAGCTGGCGCAACATCCCAGATCGGGCCAAGGTGCATGCAAAGAGGCAGGGAATCAGCGAGGGCGAGGCGCTGGACATCTACAAATCAAGGCTCAAGAGCGAGTTGAAGGCGATACAGCACCAGAAGTTTGTGGGCTACTTCTTGTTGGTGCGAGACTTGTACAATTGGGTGCGCAAACAAGACATCATGTGCGGCCCAGGTCGAGGTTCAGCGGCAGGCTCCATTGTGTCATACCTACTTGGCATCACGTCAGTGGATCCGATTGAGCACGGGTTGTTGTTCGAGAGGTTCATCAGCCCAAGCCGCATCGACATGCCTGACATTGATATGGATTTTGAAGACGTGAGGCGACAGGAAATCATCGAGCATTTGCGTGAGAAGTATGGCGAGGACAAAGTGTGTCAGATCGCCACCGTTGGTAAGCTGTCAGGGAAGCAGTGCCTCAAGGACGTTTCACGGGTGCTCAAAGTTCCATATGCAGAAGTCAACGCGGTCACCAACAGCATCATCGAGAGATCAAGTGGTGACGAGCGGGCCAGCATGACCATCACAGACAGTTTCAAGGAATTCAAGGTGTGTCGGGAGTTTGACAAGAAATATCCTGACGTGCTGAAGTATGCCGCAAAGCTGGAAGGGATGGCAAAGAACCTGGGCATTCACGCGGCAGGCGTTGTCACAAGCCCAACCCCGCTGGAACAGATCACGCCATTGGAGGTGCGCAAACACGACGGCAGGGATGTTGTCGTGTCGGCTGTTGACATGTACGGTGTCCAAGCTCACGGGTTGCTCAAGTTGGATGTTCTGGGTCTGCGCACACTCACAGTGCTGAAGGATGCCGTGAGGGCGATCAAGGATCGGCACGGGGTCGAGGTTGACCTTGAGCACGTTGATCTCAACGACAAGAAGGTGCTGCAGGGCTTCACAGACCACGACTATGTGGGCATCTTCCAGTATGACTCGCCAGGGGCTGACAAGATTTGCTCAGGCGTCAAGTTTGAGCATTTTGAAGACATCGCGGCAATGACGGCGTTGAACAGGCCAGGGACGGCGCGCAGCGGTCTGGCCACCCAATATGTCGCACGCAAGAAAGATCCCAAGAAGCGCAAGGAGGGCTATTTGCACCCCAAGGTCAGCGAGATCACAGCTGACACACTCGGCATCATCGTGTATCAGGAACACGTGCTGCGCATCTTCACAGAGATCGCAGGCTTTGCCCCTGCAACAGCAGACTCGCTGCGCAAGAAGATTGCCAAGAAATGGGGCGATGAGACCATTGGCAAAGAGCGCAAGAATTTCATTGAGGGTGCCAAGAAAACCATCGGGATGGACGAAAAGACAGCTGGCAAGCTGATGGACGCCATCACATTCTTTGGGTCGTATGGCTTCAACAAGAGCCACGCCACTGCATATGGCATCATTGCATACTGGGGGATGTGGCTCAAGACATACTACCCAATTGAATTCTATTGGGGGCTGCTCAAGAATGAGCCAACACGTTTGCGCATCCAGCAGTTTGCCAAGGATGCAAAGAAGCACGACATTGAGTTGTTGCCCCCAGATGTGTCGGTGAGCAAGAAGGAATTTGCCATTGACCCCAAGCACAAGGCGATCCGAGGCAGCCTGGTTGACATCAAAGGTGTGGGCGAGAATGCAGCAGCAGAGATCATGGCAAAGCAGCCGTTTGATGACATCTTTGACTTCTTTGAGAAGGTTGAGAGGCGCAAGGTTCACAGGGGCGTCGTGGCGGCACTAGCAAGGGCGGGCGCACTCGATGAACTGTTGCCAAATGTCAAGTGGTTCATCGACAACCTGGATGACTTTTGGAAGAAACTGAACAGCAAGAGATCTGTTGAGAAGGCCAAGGAGATGTTGGCTGAGTCAGCCAGCGAGCCAGACTATGCGCCTGAAGAGAGGCAACTGATCGCATCGCAGGTCAATCCATTGGCGTTTGGGCGGCACCCGATTGACGCATATGAGGACTTCATGTCCAAGAACGTCAAGGTGCCCATAGTCGCCATGTCTGATGAGAATTTCTGGGAGGAAAACCACGACAAGGGCGTGTACATCGCTGGGGTCATCGTTGAGGTCAAATACAATCAGATTGGGGACTTTTGGACGGGCGATTTGCCGACTGAGGCAGATAGGGCCAAGATGTTTTGGGGCAGGAGGTATGCAAACGTCAACGTTGAGGATGCTGGTGGGAAACAGAATCGCATCAAGTTTGACATCGACATCTTTGACGACATGCGAGAGATCGTTGACGCGGGCGTGGGCACCCCAGTCATAGTGCATGTGAGGCCAAACAAGCATTTTGAGAATTTGAAGGCGCACTTTGCTGTGAATCTTGAATCCTATCGCAAGAAGGTGGAGGAAAAGGGCGAGCTGACCACGTGGGAGAAATTGGTGGCAGGCAAGCACCCAGCGGCCAGGAGCTGGCAAGCAACGAGCAAATCAACGGCTGCAGAGGTGGCCGATCAGAGGATGAACAACACAAAGTTCTTTGGCATGAAGTCTGCCAGGTTCACAGGCGTCGTGACCAACGTCATGCTCAAATACGACAAGAACGATCATCAGATGGCGTTCTTTGGCATGGTAGATGCGGCGAACAATTATGTGGATTGCATCTGCTTTGCTTCAAATTGGACCAAGAAGGTCAGGGAGGTGATCAAGGCAGGGAGATTGCTGCTGATTGAGTTAGATAGGCAAAAAGACAATAGAAACAAAGCAAAGTGGCAGTATTTTTTCAACGGCGGCAAGATACATTGGTACAAAAAATCAGCCGCAATTGTGAAGTCTGCATAGAAGAAAGCAAGCAGACAAAAACCACAGGAGGTTTGTTATGGCAGGTTTGCACGACATCGCAAAGGAAGCTGGACTCAACCCGCTCAGAGATGATGAGCACGGCATCAGGATCGACACCACAGAGGTCGTTGAAGACTTCTTTGACAAGATCATCGAGCATTGCCGCAACGGTGAAACTGTGCGCATCAAGAATTTTGGCACGTTCAAGGCGCGTGTCTACAAGGGGCGCACATTGAAGTCACCGCTTCTGGAGGATGGAGAGATCACATTTGGTGACCAACTGGTGTTGCGCTTCCACCAGTCGTTGGTAGCAAAGCGCAAGCTCAACGACGGGTTTGTGCCAGAAGGCGAGAAAAAGGCGGCGGCAGCCAAGAAGGGGAACAAGAAAGCAGCAGCCAAGAAGGGCAAGAAGGCCAAGAAGGCTGGGTGAGGTGAACAATGGGCTTTGGTGAAATAGAAATCAAGGTGGACGGCAACCCTGTTCACGCCAACGTGGATGAAATCCTGGAGATTGGCGATGTGTCGGAAGACATGGACAAGGTAGCAGCCCAGATGGCATACTGGGGCGCTGTTTGGGCGGCGGCAGAGGGCGAGCGTGAAAGCGCTGATGCCTACTATCGCCAGTGGCGTGCTGACGTTGGCAAGAAGCTGTTGGAGACCAACGACAAGTTGGCCGAATGGAAAGCCAAGCAGGAGATCGAGGCTGACCCCAAGTTCATGAAGATCAAGCAGGGCTTGGCAACAGCGATACGCAACGCAACGCTGTGTCGTGCCGTCTATGAGAGCTTCAGGACCAAGGCCAACATGCTTCAGAGCAAAGGCGCGATGATGCGTGCTGAGCTTGATTCAACCAGCATGCACACCAAGGGCGATGAACCAAAAACCAGGCGGCAGGCAGACCTGGAAGGCAAGAGGGCTGCCAACAAAGCTGCGATGAAGGACATTTTCAAAGGCAAAAAGGCCAAGGCCAAGGCTTGAAACTCTCACAAATGAACGGAGGTTGACATGGCCATCAATATGGACAAGATGAAGAAGGGGTATGAGTCGCACCAGAGGGGTGGCGACTTCTGGACCCCAGAGGTTGGAGACACATTGGTGTACATCCACGGGCAGTGTCGGACAAACGACAAATATGACCCTACAGATGGCACCAACTACATCGAGGCGGCAGTGCACTATGGGGTTGGTCAGAACAACGCCATGGTTGTGTCACTTGACCCAGCTGCCAACCCGATTGTGGAGCACCCATTTGTGAAGGCGTTTCTCAAGAAGCGCAAGATCAAGCTCACAG